TCTTTTTTTCGTTCGTCCAATACGGAGAAACTTGCCTTGATAAGTCGCTTTGTCAATTTCTCCAATATTGACAAGACAAAAGGCGTGATTTCCGAAAAAGTCGGAATATTGGAACAAGAATTGCACAAAGAAGAATGCTTGAAAAATGTTGCGGAAGGCAAGAAACAAGCCTATGAGGAACAGATACAGCAAGTGTTAAGCGAAGACCCGGAAGAAAAGAAAAAGGGTATTATAGGTGAGATTCGGTCAGAAATATATTCTTTACAAATTATTATTGAAGACCTTGTAAGGATGCGTATTCCCAAAGCGGAAAAGGATATCGAAGGCGTAGACAAGGATATCGAAGGGCTTATAAAGCTGAAAGAAGAAGTAAGTAAAGAACTTGAAAGCTTTGATATGGATGCTTACAAGGACACCTATAAAGAGATAGACACGGAAATAGCCGGACTAAAGAAAGACAAGTCAAACAAGGAAGAAAGGCGCAAGGATTACGCGCTGAAATTAGCTGATTATGAAAAGAAATTACAGAAGGTCGAAGTATTGCTTTCTGGTGTCATTGTGTGCCCTAACTGCAATCATAAGTTTTTTATGGATGCTGACAAGGATTTTGAAGAACTGGAGGCTGACAAAGAGGCTTATAAAACAGCCATTGATAAGAATACTGTAAAGAAGAATGAATACGAAACTTCCATCAACGAACTGGAAGACCTTATCTCCCAATACCAGGATGTAAGGAAAGAAACGGAGGAGGAAGAACGTAAATTGCGTGTACGTCGTGGAAAGGTGGTTGACAAGCTGATGGAGGTTGAAGACCGTATAAGGGAGTTTGAACGCGAGAAAAAGGGATATGAAAACTCCATTGTAAAGATGCGTTCAGAAGTTGAAACAAACCGTTCTCTTATTTTTTCCAAGACTGGGTATATAGAGGAATTGAAAAAGCAGAAAGCGGAAAGACCCTCTATCAAAGACCAGGAAAAGGCGGTAGAAAAACTTTCCAAGGACATAGAGGAAGGTAACAAAAAAATTCTTGACATAAAGAACGGTATTTTTAAGGTACAGCAATGGGATAGCCGTTTTAAAGACTTTAAGATGTATCTGGCAATGGAGCAGATAAAGAATATCCAGAGCGCGGCCAATGATGTACTAAAGAAAATGAAAAGCGATTTGCGTCTGATGATTGAAGGCTTCAAGCGGAATGCAAACGGGACGCTGAAAGAGGAGATAACACCCTATGTTTTCCGTGACGAAATGGAAAACTTTTTCTTCTATTCGGGCGGTGAACAAGCACGTGTGGAAGTGGCTCTTATCATTGCAATACAAAGCATGATTAATGCCACAAAACAATACGGGGGTATGGACTTTTTGTTACTGGATGAAGTGCTGGAAAGCAGCGATTCTTTGGGTATAGAGAATATAATAGCCTCTACGGAGTTTTTGAAACAATCAATATTGATTGTTACGCATGTACCAAAGCTTAATGACGAGATAAAGCAACTTAAAGTAATAAAAGAAAACGGAATATCAAGACTGGAGGTGTAACATGAAAGTATTTATGGGATTTGACCCCGGAACAAAGGGGTTTGTATCAATGATTGCGGAAGATGGAACCTTTGTCAAGGCTGAACCCATCTTTAAGGATATTAAGGTAGTGGATATGATAGAGACGGCAAACAGGCTGCTTGCTTTTGTCGAAGGGTACGAAGTCCGGCATGTCGTGATAGAGGATGTGCATGCACTGTATGGTTCTTCGGCAAAAGGAACATTTACGTTTGGTTATAATTCGTGCGTGCCGGAATTCTTTTGTGCAATTGCCGGATTACCCTATACAAAGATACCGCCTAAAAAATGGCAGTCGGACATGCACAAGGGTATAAAGATGGTAACAAAAAACGATGGTACCAAGACAGTAAAGGACGTAAAGAAAATGAGTATCGTGGCTGCACACCGTATTTTCCCGGATGTGAGTTTAAAACGGTCCAGCAGGAGCCTAAAGGACGATGATAACTTTGCCGATTCTTTATTGATGGCTGAATATGGACGTAGACATTTTAAATAACAATGGTATGGAAGAGTATATAAGAAAAAGTTTTGTGGTGCCTAACGTAGCAATAAAGGTTGCTTGTTTTAAGGCAGGAATGACGGAAGAAGATTATTATAATACATTGGGAGAATGCCGAATGTATGGTGATAATAAAGAGAAGAACAAAGAATACCAAAGGGAATTGTGCCGGAAGATATTCAGACCGACACCGGAAGAAGAGGAAGAAGATATCAACAGGTGGAAAGAAGACGGTGCAAAAGTTATGAGCTTCGAGGATTGTGTAACCTTGGTATTGGAAGGATTGCCAATTAAAACAAAGAAAGATGATATATTGGAAATGTGAAAACAAGGAATGCACGGAGTTCGGAAAGGAAACCATAGAGACGAACCCTATGTTTAAATACACCGACAAGGGAACCGTGCCTATTAATGTGCCTTATTGTAAGGTATGCGGAAAACAGATGGGGTACCGGGAAGAATTGCCGGAAAGTGAAGGTGATATAAACGTGGCGTTCGCTTCTTTTGGTTCCCAGTCCAACGAAAATAAAGCCTCTATCCTCAAAGATAGATATAAAAAAGGTCTTGAAAAAGACGGTATTAGCGAGGTTATTAAGACTAAAAGGGATAAAATGACTAAGGACTTTTTCGGTGGGTGATATGTTAAAACAGTGTTAAAATGGCATAAGCAGTTGCGTATGTCATAACATAATCTTATCTTTGCATTGTGAGATTAAGAGATGATAAGTCAAACAAATAAAAAAGATAAGGTTATGAAATCACTTGAAGAACTTAAGAACAACATTTACGAGAAGATAAACGAAATCAGAAATTTCGATACTGACGGCTCTAAGGTCTTTAATGAGGATGAGACATACAACTATGAGGAACTGGACGCTTATCTTGAAAGAAACAAGAAAAAGAACTATATGAAAGGTGCTTGTATGAGAATGATTAAAAATTATCTTGACAGAATGTATGACGGATGGAAGTTTTACGAGAAAGATTATTTGGTTTATGTGAATGACTTTAAAAGATTTGGATAATGAATGAATTAGTAGAAAATATCTGGACACTTGTAGCTCTCACGGGCTACAAGTTCATAACGGTAAACTTTTTGGGAACATACAAGGTGTTCCTGGTGGAAAATTTTGCTACGAAGACAAGGGATAACCCCTTCAATGAGGTACGCGGTGCGGTGGATATAACAGAGGATGTTAAACATCTTACTTTCCAGCTATCGGAAATGAACCCTATCGGAATAGATACCCGGTTACAGGGAAGACCGAGAAAGGATTTTAAGTTCGGAAGTGACGATTACATTTACTTTATTGCTAACAAGAAAAACGAGTTTTAGTTATGGCAAGCGAAAGATTAACAATTAACGAAAAAGATAGGATTGCAAAAAGTATAATCAAGCCTATTATAGAGCAGTCAAGAAAAGAATTTGAGAATTTTGGTAAATTTGCCGACGAATATTTCAAGAAAAATTTACCAAAAGATGTTGTTGAATTTATGGATAAATACCCTAATGTAGTAAAAACCAAAGGGTGTATTTATCTGTCAAGTTTTATACACGAACGAATATACAATATAGTGAGTTATGTTGAAGTTAATTATTTTGTATATTCGTTTATAACTGATACAGAATTTGATGAATTGAAGAGTTCAACGGAAGCAAAACTTTTTGTCAAGAGAATGATTGAGTTAGACAGGAAAGCATCTAATATCAAAAACCGGACAAAATGCGCGCTTGAAAATATCAATACAACAAAACAATTGAAAGATAATTTTCCAGAAGCGTATGTTATTCTCACGGAAACTTCTAAAGAAGATGTTAAGAGGAATGAATGTGACAATATAGAAAAATTGCGTGCAGAACTTTCAAAATTATAAGATAATTATGGTAAAATCGAATTTAGACCCTAAAATACTGGAGGGGAAGATAAGAGAATATAACAATGCCTATCGTAGAGGTGAACCGGAAATAACGGATTCGGAATTTGACGCGCTGGTAGAACAACTGTATGAGGTCAACCCTAATGCGGATTGGTTCAAGAAAGGAGTCAATGACGAGGTTCCGGGAAGAAAAGAAACCCTTCCTATCCCCATGTATAGCCTGGAAAAGGTAAAAACTTATGACGAGATTGTAAGGTGGGTAAAGTCATGTGGACTGAAAAATGAAGACAGATTGATTATCACTCCTAAATTTGACGGTATTTCCTTATGTGTGGACGAGTACAACAAGAAGGCATGGACACGAGGAAATGGTGAGGTAGGACAGAATTGTACCCCTCATTTTGAACAGATGATTAACCACGGATTTAAGGATGCGAAAAGAACAGAAGGATATTATACTTTCGGAGAAGCTATTTTCCGTAATTCCACTTTCTTGACATTGAAGAAGCGGACAAATTACAAGTCCGCGAGAAATGCGGTAGCTGGTCTTGTCAATTCTCCTACTGTATCTCCAAATATGAGGGATGTGCAGTATATAAGGTATGGATATTCCAATGAGGATTGGAACAAGGCAAGTATGATTGCCTTTATGAATGACAATTCGTCCGTAAAAGTTCGTTATGTCGAAACATTCGTAGAATCAGTTATTCATAGCGAAAAGATGTTTAATGAATATATGGACAATATTTTCAAGGGCATAACAAATGATTACAAATGCGACGGTCTTGTTATAGACGTGGATAGTGCGAAAATAAGAAAAGAGCTTGGAAGATTGCCGAACGGCAACCCACGTTATGCAATTGCCTACAAGAACCCGGATTGGTCGGAAAGAGAGGAAACAGAGGTAGAAAATGTAAGATGGCAGATTTCCAAAGACGGAAGATTATCCCCGGTAATTGACATTACACCCGTTGAATTGTGCGGAGCTACGGTTTCCAAATGTACAGCATATAATGCCCGTTATGTAAAGGATAATTTTATTATGCCAGGTTCACGTGTCATTATTTGCCGTTCCGGTGATGTGATACCGAAACATATATTTACCGTGTCTTGGACTACTTTAAAAAGTTGTTTGCCCGACAAGTGTCCCGTTTGTGGGAAACCTTTGGAGATGGACAGAAACAATGTGGACTTGATTTGTTTCAACAAAAATTGTGACGGTGTAATGCTTGCCAAATGTGTATATTTTTTCAACACTTTAGGTTTTGAAGAGTTCGGAGAACCAACAATAAAGAAACTGTTTAACGCTGGCTACAAGACACCGGATAGCATTCTTCTATTATCAGAGGAAGACCTTAAGAAGATTGAAGGCATAGGAAATGTAGGTGCAAAGGTACTGTCAAGACAGTTTGAAAACTTAAAAAAGAAAGGTACGAACTTTGCAAAATTATTGACAGCCTATAATAAATTTGGGGGTGTAATAGCCGAAAAGACATGCCAAAAAATTCTTGACGGATTAAAGTTATATACTTGTAAAGATGTAGCCGATTTTGCAAAAGAATGTGATGAAAGTTGGGCGGCTGACATTGAAGACAAAGTTGAAGGTGTCGGATTTAATACAGCTTTAGCATTTGTTTTAGGTATTGAAGATTGGTGGGTAAATGACGATGATTCTGCACACATTCCTATAACTTATTACGGACTGGAAGAAAAGACCTTTGAAGGACAAATGACGGTTGTATTTACCGGATTCCGTTCACCCGATACGGAAAAGAAATTGACGGATATGGGGCATAAGATAGGTTCTTCTGTAAGCAAGAAAACAACATGCCTGGTGGTGAAGGAAAAAGGATTGGGAACCATCAAGGAAAAGAAAGCGGAACAGTACGGAATACCCGTTTTCACGTTTGAGGAATTTAAGGAAAAATTCAATGTTTGATTGAGTTTCTTTTGTTTGTTTGACATAGTGGGAGAGGCTGGTTTGAGAAAATAAGCCTCTTATTTTTGTAAATATTTTGGTAATGAGATATTGGTATAGAGATAAGGACTACGTTTATATTGGCTTTAATTATAACGCCAATTTTGTAAATAAAATGAAACGTGATTTCGGAGCCAAATATAACCCGGCTTTGAAAGAGTGGTATTTTGAGCCTTCTTTAGAAAAATCTCTATTGTTAAAATATTTCTTGGAGGGTAACGGATTCAAGAACGAAAAGCCGGAAAGACAGATAGAAATACCTCTAAAGGAAATCAAGCCCCTTGTAAACGAAAAGGAGTTGAAAGAAATGTTTGATTACCTGGGATTACCGCTACATCTAAGAGATTATCAGATAGAGGGCGTGTCCTATATGGTTAATCATGGGAATTGCCTTAATGGTTGCGGACCAGGTGTAGGGAAAACGAGGCAGTCTATAGCACTGGCAGAATTGCTTAACCTATTCCCCTGCATTGTGGTTTGTCCGGCAACGGTAAAACAAAGCTGGGTCAACGAATGGAAGCTGTGCAACCCTAACAGAACGGTACATGTGATTGATTCAAAGGACGAGACCAACACGGACTGGAAAGCGGATGTTACGGTAATAAATTATGACTATCTTTTCAAACGCAGCGCAAAGGAGGAAGGTAAGAAAGAAGTAAAACTTCGTTACAGCCGTTCCCTTACCAAGAAATGGGGATTAGCGGTAATCGATGAAATACACCTATGTAAGAACCCGAAATCTATACGCTCTAAATGTGTGCAGAAAATTGTGGAGAATGCAGAAAAAACAATAGGATTAAGCGGTACGGCAATTATGAACAGACCCCAGGAGCTTATCAATATATTACGAATTCTTGGAAGGTTCAAAGAGATATTCCCGGATTCGTTATATTATCTCTACAGATATTGCGCTGCAAAGAAAACGCGGTTCGGACTTGTATGTACTGGGGCTTCGTGTACGATGGAGCTAAATAAAATAATAAGACATTATTGTTATTTCCGGAAGGAATTGCGAGACGTGGTGAACGAATTGCCGCCTATAATCAAACAGACAGTGAATGTACCGATAACCAATAAAAAGGAATATAGGAAAGCAGAAAAGGATTTTATCGAATGGCTGGCTAATATTGACATAGAGGCGGCAGAACGTGCTATACGTGCGGAGCAGCTTGTAAGGTTGTCCGGATTGAAAAAGCTGTCTATAAATGGGAAAATAAAGTTCATTGTCCAGTTTTTGAAGGAATGGAGCGAAGCGAACGAGGACGAGAAAATGATAGTATTTGGTATCACGACCGACATACTGGAAAGGCTTGGAAAGGAGTTCAAGAACAGTGAGGTAGTGACCGGGAAATACAGCACGGAAGAGAAGATGCGAAAGGTTGAAACATGGAAGAAAGAAAAGACATTCCTTTTTGCCAACATTGCATCATTATCCACGGGTATAGACGGATTGCAGAAATATTGTTACAATATGTCGTTTCTCGAATTGCCGCAACGTCCGGCAGAACTGGAGCAGGCGACAGGACGTATAGACCGCATGGGGCAAACGCAGACTATGAACGTCTATTTTTTGCTGTCCAGTGACACAATAGACACGCAGATACGCGAATTATTGGACGGAAAAATAAAGGTAACGGATGCAGTCAACAAGGGTATTGACGTACAGGTAAGCCGTGACGATTCGATGGACATTGCACTGATAAAGAAGTTGAAAGAATGGAAAGAAAAGAAATAACAATATTTACCGACGGCAGTTGTGAATGGAAGTCACGTCTTGGCGGTTGCGGTGTGTATATCCAGGAAGAAGGAAAGGAATACTTTATCTCCAAAGGGTATAGCGACACCACTATAAGCAGATGTGAACTAAGGGCGATATTGCATGCCGTGCAGAGCATGAAAAAGGACGTGCTTCTAAAGGTTACGATATGGAGCGACAGCCAGTATGCGGTTAGCTGTATGACAGACCCGGAATTAAGACCAGTGGCAAACAAGGATATTATAGAAAAGATAAAACAAGAGCTGGGCGAGCGTAAACGGATGGTCGTGCGTTTCATGAAAGTACGGGGACACGAAAAAGATGTAAACAACCCTATAATATACGGGAACCATGTAGCCGACATGCTGGCAGATTACAAGAATTTTGAAGATTACGAACTTGATAAAATGATAGGGTAACTATATAGAACTTTGCACTAAAAATTATATAAATAAATAGGAAATTTAAAATATTCTATTTATATTTGCGATATGTATTTAACGGAGCAACATATAATAACAGTCAATGACAAGAGGTACAAGGATTTAGACCGGATTTGTTTCTTATCTAAGAACTTGTATAACGCGGCTTTGTATATCATAAAGCAAGAATTTCTTGTTTCCAGGAAATGGATAAGGTCTGTGGAGCTTAACAAAAAGATGGTTGCAGAAAACAACGTTGATTTTAGGGCTTTGAGTGGTTCCTCTTCCCAACAAATTTTAATGGCTTTGGATAGAAATCTGAAATCTTATTTTTCAGCCATTAAAGCATGGAAAAGGGATAACAAGAAATTTACTGGATGTCCTAAATTCCCGAAATACAAGCATAAAACAAAAGGAAGAAATATATTTTCTTATTCTTATGCACAATTTAAGCATAGAGGAGAATATATTTACTTTCCAAAGAAAGAAGGTTTGCAACCATTGAAAACCAGATGTAAGGAAGGAACGGTTAAGCAAGTCAGATTTGTTCCGAAATCAGACTGTTATGTAATAGAATTGGTGTATGAATCAGAAGTAAAGGAACAGTTACCGGATAACAATAGATATATGTCTATTGATTTGGGGGTTAATAATCTTGCTTCTATTGTAACGAATACGAGTAACAAGGCTGTTTTGGTGGACGGAAAGAAATTGAAGTCCATCAACCAGTATTACAACAAGAAAAAGGCTAAAGTTCAATCACAATTAAAGAAAACAAATGGAAAGGAAAATTCGAGACGGTTAATGAACCTTACAAGAAAAAGAAACAATAAGGTCAAGGATTATTTGCATAAGGCAAGCAAGGAAATTGTAAGCATGTGTTTGAAAGACAATATAACTACATTGATAGTAGGGTATAATGACGGATGGAAACAGGAAGTGAATATGGGTAAAAGAAACAATCAGAATTTTGTTTCAATTCCGTTTGAAACGTTCATATCAATGTTAAGGTACAAATCTGAAAGACAAGGACTAAGATTTGTTGAAATAAACGAATCTCACACGTCGAAATGCAGTTCTTTAGATTTAGAAGAGGTAAAACATCATGATAGTTATGTTGGAAAGAGAGTAAAAAGAGGTCTTTTCAGAACAAGGGACGGAATTTTACTCAATGCAGATATAAACGGAGCCTACAACATCATGAGAAAAGTAAAAGGGGATGCAGCAATGCCACTCTATAGAGGGTTTGGGTATAACCCAGTTAAGAAATTTATTAATAAATAGATACAAGTGTAAACTTGTATATAATTACCAATGATAGAATTATGAATGAAGATTTTGTTTTGGCTAAAGAAGAGAAAGTTAACAAATTGTTTAAAGTTTTGAACGTATTAAAGAACAATTTGCAGTGTAAACGCATGGTTGTGGGTGGAAGTATGGCTATGTATATACATGGTTTCAATGTGGAACCACACGACCTTGATATAGAGATGGAAGGGATAAGCGACGATTCATTACGCGTTTTAAAGACAATGGCAGGGATAAACAAGGACATGAAAAGCGACATCCTTTCCGAATATTCGGAAACAAGTCCTCTATATCGTATAAAGATAGAGGATGTGGACGTAGACATATGGGTAATGAATAAGATAGACTACAACAGGACCGTTTTCTACAATAATATAGAATTCGGTGATGTTCTAAGCGTAGTTAAAAAGAAAATGGACATGAAGCGCGAAAAAGACTATAAATCATTGGTAGATTATATCAATCAGTTAACCTATTTTACAAGATGAAATGGAGTGACAGACAATTAGCCATTTTCGACGCATACGAAAATACACGGAAAAACATTGCCATAGAAGCAACAGCAGGCAGCAGCAAGACAACTTGCATAGTGGAGTGTTGCAGAAGGACACCACCTAATAAAAAGGTTCTGTTTATGGCATTCAACAAAAGCATTGCGGACGAATTGAGGGAACGTTTACCGTCCCATATAGACGTCAACACCTTTCACTCTAAAGGTTTGCGCGTGCTGCTTTCCAATTTCCGTATAAAGCCGAAAATCAACGAGAATAAATGCTTTGTTATCGGGAAGAAAATTCTTGAAACAAAGGATATGGACGTGAAGCAACAGATTCGATACCTATTCGAGATACAGATAATATGGAATTATATAAGGGTCAACCTTATTACCGATTACGAGAAGGAAATACCGGGTATCTGCATTGAAAAGAATATCGAATTCCAGGACCGCATGGTAGGTGACATGGAGCTTATTAGAAACGCCTGGCACAAGGAAATGAAGAAGATAAATTCAGTAAAAGAAATTAACATTGATTTTACCGACATGCTTTATTTCCCTTACCAACTACTTGACAGTGAGGATTTTCCTAAATATGATATTGTTACCTTGGACGAACAACAAGATGCGAATACCTTACAAAAAGAGCTTGCTTTACGCTATATAAAGAAAAGCGGTCGATTTGTAGTTGTTGGTGATTCCAGGCAATGTATATACGGTTTCCAGGGGAGTTCTTTAGAGGTTTTCAAGTCCTTGCAATCTTATCCCAACACCATAGTATTACCGTTGGATATTACATACAGATGCGGCAAGAACATAGTCGAAGAAGCTCGAAAAGTTTTTAACAACGGGATTGTTGCTGCACCTAATGCGATAGACGGTATTGTAAGAAAAGGAGAGTTTGACGAAGCGGAAAACGGGGATTTTATTCTATGCCGGAACAACCTACCTTTGGCAACAGTCTTTCTCTATTTGTTAGAAATGGGAAAGAAAGCGACAATAAAAGGTAAGGATTACGGTGATGCACTTGTGGCGTTGGTGGATAAGATAAAACATATTGAAGACTTGGACACGATGTGCGAGAAGAAAATTTCGGAACTCAAAGAACGGGGTTTTACTGATATCCAGGCAAAAAATAACCCTTCCTATGTAACCCTTCTTGAAAAGTGTACTATATTGAAAATGCTTTACAAGAACTGGGGAGATATGAAGAAGTTGGAAGACAATATAAAGGAGATATATAAGGACGATACGGAAGGTATCGTATTATCCACTATCCACAAGTCTAAAGGACTGGAGGCAGACCGTGTTTTCTTGCTAAACAGAAACTTGATACCCAGCAAGTATGCGAACACGGAAGAAGCATTATATAATGAAAAATGTTTATTGTTTGTAGCCATAACAAGAGCAAGAAAGGAGCTTGTATATTGCAATGTTTAACGACGAACCAAAGAAGACCGTATATACGGAAATAGACCGTGAATTTAAGCGCATGAAACCGGGCACTGAATTTTGCCGGATTGAATTCATCTCAAAGATAAAGGATTTTCACCCCGGTTCCGTAAGAAGTGGGATAGACCACTTCCTATTAAAGAAAATGAGTAAAGGAGAAGTAAAAAGAATTGACAAAGGTAAATATATGAAATTATGAAAAAACCGAAAATGTATATTCCCGTACTTGAACCGGGAAAGAGTGTATCGCTTATATGCGCAAACAAGGTAACAGGACTGGAAGAATGCCTGCCTACACAAGAAATGCTGAACATCCACATGGAACAGCAGAAGATAATGATACAGAAGGATAAGGATTACAAGGTTCATCCTCTATATCTTTTCGTGGAAAAGGAAGAATTCGATGATTTGATACGAAGGATAAGGGGAAAGAACAGGAACGCGGAAACGGCTTGTATTCCGCTTGTATGCCAATATCCGGCAGTCCCTATATGCGTGCTTTGTCTCAAACAGGAAGAGGAGGGGAAAGAATGATATTTGAATGTACGTTTACCTATATGGCACCGGACCCGAATTCGACAAACGGTAATTATAAAAAGTTTGTCGATGTCATAGCCGTACAAGCGGAAAATTACATGGACGCTGAAACAATGGCAACTGGGTACGGGATATTCAATATAGATGCGGACTTTGCCATATCTCCTATTAAAGAGGTTGTTATAGATTCGGTGCAGCGCAACGATAAGCACGGGGGACGATGGTACAAGTGCACGGGCGTATATAGCGAGGCTACCATATCCGGAAAGATAAGGCAATATAAGATGGTTGTATTGCAACAGCATGAGGACTTCATTAAGTCCTCTACTAAAGCACTGGAATACATGCAAAACCTTGTAGGCGAATGTAGGTTGATAAAGGTGGAGGAAACACCTATAATCGAATATGTGGAAAAGGATTGATATGTTAATTATATGTTAAAAGCACATAAGCAGTTGCGTATGTCATAATATAACTTTATTTTTGTAGCTGGAAAAATCAATTAATATTATGATACGAATAACAAACCCCAAAGGAGAAACTCAGGTGCACACGGAAGAAAGCTATGAAAAGCTTCTGTGGCAGTTTGCGGAATCGAAGATGATGGATATGTGGTGCCGAAAACACCATCTTATCCCTATCTATACACACCAGGAAGAAACCATACTTAACAAAATGGTAGTAGAGGCATTCCTGGAAGCGTTTAACTATAAAGTAGAAAAGGATTATGAAAACTAAAAAATTCGGAGTAGGCGACAAGGTGAAGATACTCCATTGTTCCAACATGATGTTAATAGGACAGATTACGGAAATAGCAAGCATATGCGGAACGGAAGGAAACCGCTATTATCACTTGAAGATAGACGGTGAACAGCGCGCGTTCATACCTCAAAATTTGGAACTTGTAGAAAAATGTAAGGAGGGTAAATAATGACCTACACAGAAGAAAGAACCTATTGGTTGGAGTGCATGATAAAGGCAAGTAGATACGGACTTGAACCGGAAGTAGCTGTTACAGCACTTGAATATTTAAAGGAAGACCCGAAGTTAAGCATAAGTCAATGCCTGGAAATGGCATTAAAAGACTGGGATATATGATACAGAAAATAATCGCTTACCTCTATCAAAAGAAGGTTACGAAGACTTATAACGACAACAACGACGGTTTTATTTGCAATTTCGTACTTGAATACAAGGATAAGGGGGATTTTGTACATAAGATGGCATGCTATGCCGTCAACTTTGAACCCGTTGTTATTGGAAAGGAGAACCGCTATTTGGTAGAGGTGGATGTGCATGCGGTGCAGAATGTCAAGTACAACAATGACAGGGTATGGCTGCCTCAATGCAAGGTTATAAAAATGGACTTATTGCTACAGCCGTGGGGAATTACATCAGCAGAAAAAGAAATAGAAAGATATTACGATGAACAAAGAAAAATTTATGGAACCGGATATGACAGCGAAACCGGAAGAAATTGTATGGTTTGAATCAACAATCAGTGAAAATGTGGAACCAGAAGTTTCATTTGTTGAACAAGAAAAGGAAGAAGTTTTGGTTTCGTGTACATGGTATTAAATTAGTGAAATAACTATTGTTTATTTCTCTATTAAAACTTACCTTTGTGGGTAAAACTTCTATATATGGCAAAAAAGATAGAATATACTAAAGAGGACATTCTAAAAGATGCGCCCGATTTCGTGCTGATTGCATCTCCCTACATGCAGGATAAATATGTAGCCTATGAGATGGTAAGAAGGGAGCTTGACGAACACCCGGACCGTTTTATGCAGTATGAGGGGAACGAAGGTTATACCTATGTGATAGACCTTAAGCTTGTCAATATAAAGGGTATCATGGCGAAACGCGGAGCATCCCAGGAAGCAATAAACGACGCTACAGAAATTCGTACAAATGTGATGTTGCCCCTTCTTGCCAAGTTCCACAGGGTAAAGAGTGAGTATTTCCATGCTTTCGACTTGCATAACGACAAAGCAAAGGCACTTGCCAAACTCACCCCTATGTTACTGGACTTGTTTGGTTCCATGCATAACCCCAAGGATATTATTAAGATTATCCGGAAAAAGGAAGGTTATTCGCTGGGAGAAGAAGATTTAGTAAAATTTTTCAACAACCACAAGTCACTCATAGAGGCAAGGCAAAGCAAGTACGTGATGCGTTCTGACCGCTATAAGGTGGCAACGGAAGCCGGAAGACTGGAAATCATAAATGACTGTATGACAGACTTGCAGCTCAAATATGAAGAGTTCTGGAGCAAAGGAAACGTAGGGAGTGCACTCAATATCCTAAAGGAAATACGCGCTTTGTTGGAAGCCGCACGGAAGGAAGTAAAAGGTAATGAAATTAAACTTACAGTTGACGGAAAAATAGACATAAACGCTACACTGCACGGAGAAGAGAACATAAGCCGCGTAATGCGAGACATCCCCGTAAACAGTCTGATAGTGGGTATGGTAGCCGCAAAATCGGGAATAAAGCCCGAAATACTGATGCACCAGCTTTGCACATCCTATTACAAGGACTTTAACGGCTTTGCAAGTAACCCGGTTTTGGGTTCCGAAAAGGTGATGCTGCCAGGAGCACTCATAAAAACCTATGACTGGAAAGAAATAGAAACGGAAAACAAGAAGTTTGTGGAAGAAATGATACCCGAAGTGGTCGAGGCCGAGATAATAGAAGAACCTTCCAAATCAAAGACAAGAGAACGGCTTCTTAACCGCCTGCGACAGATGAAGGGTGTGGAAATTGGAAAGAAATAATTACATTTTGTTTTGACTTTTAGTTAGATTATGATTTTCAAAATTCATGCGGTGCATGGTCTGCGACAGATAGTGTACCTATTTATAAACAATTAAAAAACAAGTAGTTATGGTAAAGATATATGTTGAGGAAGTAATGAAATGCGTAATGGAAAGACTTACAAAAGAATACGGTCTGACCGAACAACAGGCATTGAAAGAAATTGACATGTGCATGGAAAAACTGTATGTGAAATGGATGCAGAACGAACCGATACCGGAAGAAAACAACGATTAATTAATCCTATAATAATAAATAGTATGATAGTAGCAATCGCAACAATGAGAATGGACGAGGACACAACGGTACAGGTACATGTGCCTATGGATGTGGAAATAATGCAGGTTCCTCCTACAGACAAGGAAGTAGAGAAAATAAAATCAGTCCTGGAAGAGGAAACCGGGTATAAATTCGTATCTTTGGATTCGATAACATGGGATGTGGACTACGAGATTTAAAATCAAACGAAAAACTTTATGTTCATTTTTTGAGTATTAGTAGTTAATATCTAATTGACAGCCAGCAGTTTGTGATAAATAGCTGGCTTTTATTATATCCTTTTATATGTTAATTATATGTTAAAAGCACATAAGCACTTGCTTATGTCTAAATAAGGTCTTATATTTGCGTTGTGATAAGAAACAAGATGTCAAACAAATAAAAACAAAAGATTATGGCAAACCTTAAAGTAAAATTGGAAGGAAAGAAAATCGCAGAAAAGGTGATGGAGTTCATGGATAACTATTCATTTGGTCCCGTTTATGAGGGAATAAAGGAAGACGGGGACGACACCTATATCAGCGAGATACTGTGCTGCTTCCCTACAAGAAGAATAATCGACGATTTGGACGAACGTGGAGAACTTCACGAGGCATACAAGGAATATATAGACTTGAACGGACAAGACCTTATAAAGGACATGGCAAAGAGAATGACAAACAAGGAAAAGCTCGAACTCGTATCGGAACTTTTCAAGATACCTTACCTGGCAAGTCCGGAAGAATACGGGGAAGCGATAGCGAAGGCAGCAAGGGAACAATATTACAGATAATCAATAACCTCTAAAAATCAAAACAAAATGAAGACCTATACAGTATATTTCAGTGAACCCGTGACAATGAAGTACAAGGGTGACAGATTCAACAAGGAATTGAAAAAGTGGGAATATGATGTAGACTGCGAGAAAACAAGTGTAATGTTCACCTTCCATTCCCTGGCACCTGCAAAGAAGCTTATCAAGGAGAATATGGACAAGTACATAGATTCCATCATAACGAAAACATGGGCAAACGGTGACTGGGAGAACCTGGGTCCGATAAAGCTGTCCGGAAACAACAAGACTTTTGTTGCCAATACCAGACAGAAGGTTGCGAATTATTAAGTACACGGAAAGAAGGGGTGGAAATTGAAGTAGCCCCTATTTTCTTGACAATCAGTATAGATATTTTACAAAACTTAAAAATAAAAAGATTATGGATAGAGAAGAATTCCAGAAAAAGTACGATAACAGTATTCTGGTGTGCTGTACAGAAAACAGTATCAAGAAAGTATTCAATATTTGCGATTTAATGGACTTAACAGTCTCTAAATCAAAACAGATTACTGCTATATTGATAGGAGAGCAGACAGCAAAAAGTCCATTGTTCCACGTGGAACAATTCCTCAGTGATTTCTACAAGGGGATAGAAGAAGGAGAAAGGAAAGAGACAAAGATGTTTGAACAGAGGATGAACAATGCCATATACAAGCTAAAGCAGAAGTACGGATGCACGCATATAATCAAGGGAACCGATATGGTCACATTGATGTGCACAACGGAACTCGGCATGAATGCAGTCTATAAAGAGGGGGAAGATGTGATACTCATAGAAGAAAAGGGCAGCATACCATGTGTAAGACATTCTGCAAGACAGTTTATTACTGACGTGATGTCCGGCATGATTGACGTACTGGACCCATTCATAAACAAGGAGACAACGATTGAAATAAAGGAAGAAGAAGACACGGAAAACATGATTAGTGAAACAATTTTCCATCTCACCCATACCCTAACAAAGCTTCTGCATAAGGTATACGACATGGAAAGAATGGTCTATTCAATTGGATTCGGAAACAAGGAAAGGGTAATGATAGACGAGGACGATTTCCACGTATTCCGGAAAGCGGTGCGCCTCCTATATATATGCAACAAGTGGGTAACGAAGGACAACGAGAAGCAATCCAAGGAACCGGATTTCAAGAAAGGAAACAAAATAATGTACACCATCAAGGACAGCAACGGCAACACATACCCGGTAAGAAGACTGTCGGAAAGGGTGTATGAATCCAAGGAACACAAGACCCTATTCATAACGGACGAGGAAGGGGTAGTGACCGGGATATACAAGGAGAAATAAAAAAGAGAAATACCCTCCACGATACCCTACAGACCATATTTTTATTATTAACCCGTTATACATTTGTTACAATGGTAATAGGGTATCAAAAGAGGTATAAAGCAATGATAAGAAGAACCGGAAATGGACAGACCCTATGGCATAAAGGAAAAGGGTTGTTATGTCCGACCCCTACAACATGATTATAAACCGTCAACCTATAATTGTTAATTTGCAAAGAAGGGGAAGAGGCATATGACGGACAATATGACGCAGGGAACAGTCCTGGAACGGTTCTTGTATCATTGTAAAACGTGGAACAATCATATTAAAATATAATCGATTATGGAAAAAGATTTGAGAAACAACGTGAAGTACATTTTGTTCTGCATAGAGTGCTTGCAGGCAGGCGTGGTAATGACACCGAAAGAATATGAAGTGGCATTCATGGCGGCAGAAAAGTTTGAAGGCTTTGATGACAAGAGCTTTGAGAACATGAAGCCCGAACAGTTCGCACCCCGTATGAATGCTATGCTGAACGCTATGTCAAAGAGAAAGCAGATTATCGAGGGACTGACATTCAACCTGCTTACAAAGAAAAGTCTGGATGAACTGATAGACAGTGATTTGGTGGAAGAGGTGATGAAGGCAAAGCATGTTGCGGCAGTGATGGCAGACGAACTGCTGGAACCGGACGAGAAGCTGGAAAAGGTAGTGACTGACGGACGTCGTGTAATCGAGCACTTCATAGACCAATGGAAGAACGCCCCTATCCAGGAAGAAGGAAAGAAGGAATACGAGCCGGAAAGTGATGCGGAAATTGTAGAATAAATCTTTCGGTATACTTATTATTTTCACAAAAGCCCCATTTCGGGGCTTTATTATCAAGCAGTTATGGACAAGTCGAAATTAAAAGAAGCAAATAGTCTATACAATAAAATCGAAAATATGAAAAAGGAAATAGAGCATATTTCCAGGTTTGAGATGGAGGGGAAGATACAGATAACGAACCATTACGGTTCCTATTTCCATATCAACGAGGATATGGCGAAAACTTATTTTCCTCTCATAAAAGCAGAAATGGAGAAGGAGCTGAAAGAGTGCGAACGATTATTTTCTGAACTTTAGCTTATTTTTGAGATAAAAACACTATCTTTGCTATCGTGATAATTAACTGGTAAGGTTGTATCGTAGTTGTATTTAAAGGTTAACTAAGGCGGTAGGGGTTGCAAGTCTGTTATGGCTGGGGGTGAAAGCCCGGTTTCAATAACTGCAACCCCTATTTTTATTCAATTTTGTATCATTATGGAAAGAAAAGAGATTATCAGAAAACTGGGAAAGTATTTCACGCTTCCCGAACTTGTATGCCCCCACGTGTATAACAAGTATTCAGAATCGCAGATATGGAGCTTTTTCACGACCGAGGCACTGAAAACGCTTCTTGTATTGAGGGAGGAAATCCTATGCAAGCCCTTCATTATCAATAACTGGAATAACGGAGGCAGCTATTCCCAGCGTGGTTTGCGGTGTAATGTCTGCATATTATGCAAGGAAAAGACGATGCTTGAAAAGCCGTATATGAGTGCGCACACATTGGGTCGCGCATTTGACGTTACTGTGTCCGGTATGGAAGCGGAAGCGGCACGGAAAATCATTGTGGACGATTCCGACAAGCTTCCTTATCCTATCAGACTAGAAGACGGTGTTAACTGGCTGCATGTAGACACTATGGACCTATGCAACGGCAAGAAAGTGACGCTATTTAATGCGTAAATATATTTTACTATATCCAGAAAGTATTCTCCCTTATAGGGCAATCGATACTACAGTATACTGTAGCCGCGATTTTGCAAATTTTGTATTTTTATCATTTGTAAATTTAAATTGAAATAATTATGTATCCTACTACCCCTATCCTTTGATGGATGAAAAAGAGATAGCGAGTTCTGGTGATTGGGTCAGTGACGAGGTGATTTGATTTGTTTTCGGGATGCCGGGAATTCGGGTGTTTTACTTGGTTCCCGGTTTTAATTTTTCTATTTTATTGTACACAGAAAAACAGTGTAATTTTCAGAGTTAGGACTAACTGTCTGATAATCATATACCATTTTCTCCTATTTCTAAAAAATATAATGTCTCTGAAAGAAAGGTTATGTTAATCTTATGTTAAAATGACATAAGCACTTGCGTATGTCTGATTAACTACCTATATTTGCAATGTGATAAGGAAACAAAGTCAAACAAATTAAAAGAAATAAGGTTATGAAAGCAGAATTTTACAAGGTGAGAGGTACGGAAATGGAAGAGATGATGAAGAGAGGTAATAACAACGAAATCTCCTCTATGATTTCCAAGAAACAACAAGCACTTGCAGAAGCACTTGAAAACGTCGAGTTCTACAAGTCTATCGGCAATATGGAATTTGCAAGCAACGAATAGAACCGCGTTAATCTCCTTCAAAGACAAATCGAAATGTTGAACAAATAAAAATTAAAGAAATATGAAACTTTTGGAAATACACAAAAACGGAATTAACGCCCATTACAAAACAGTAAGTTACTACGGTTTGGATTATGAGAAAAAGAAAGTGCTGTTTGAAGTAAAGACACTGGAAGAAGCCATTGAGAAGGGGTCTTGTCTTGGCTATAAAAACGGTGAAATAGTAATAATGTTCTAAATTTAATCCGGTAGCCTTCGGGCTACCAATAGAACAAATAATATGGATATAAAAGAAATATGCTTGCTGATAGCACAGCTAAAGAAGGAGAATGAAACCAATTCCCCGGAAGAAAAGGAATTTAACCTTAAATGGATTGAAATCCTAAAAGAAAGTATAGATAAATCTGTTAGAGACGCAATGAAATCCTTCAAAGGCAGCTCAAAATGTTGAACAAATAAAAATATACAAATCATGAAAGCAATCGTAGAAAACCCGTTAAATGTTAATCATTCACCAGTAGCAATTTCTCTTTATGTCAATATGCTTAACAAAATAGTTCAATGTAATGACGAAAAAGAACTGAGAGAAGCAATGAAGTTTATTTCTATGGATTATCCGGTTACGTTCAATTCTCTTTTTGATTACGGTTTCGGAAGAGATTATATGTGGGTCAGAGAGAGGGAAAACTGTAAACCTCTTCTCCTTGTCGAATTCTAAAAACTTATATATCATGAAAAAGCAGTTTATAAATTTCTTCAACGGTCGATTCGGCAAGAAGGTATTAAAGACTAAATATCGTGAATGGTGGGTTCGTTTCTGGTACGGAATAGGTGCAATAGTCTGTGGTTTCCTATTTTTCGGAATGATACAGTTCTTATCCTGGATTTCCGATTTGATTAACTATGTTTTCTAATAAAAATATTTTACAATTATGAAAAAGATTTTATGCGACAAAGACGGCAAATTTTTGTCTATCCATGATGGGGATTGTACTCTTGCAGAACTCAATGACGGTGATTGTCTGACACATGAAGACGGTACGATAATGATATATAGAGAACACGAATGTAAAGAAGATATTTCTAAAATATCTTATCATGTTTATTTACGCAATAATGAATTACATTTTCTTAAATCTGGAATGTCATTTTCTTACTATGGTTTTATCCCATCTTGCAGATTCTCTACGGAAGAAGAAAAGAAAATCATAAATAGCGCGCTTGCCGAAAAAGGCTTGTTCTACAATACAAAGAGCAAATGTATAGAAAAAATTCGGTGGCGTGCCAAGAAGGACTGTATGTATTATTACATTGATTTCAATGGTCCCAATCCTTTTTGCGTGGCTTCCCGTATGGACACATTCGATTACATAGACAACTACAGGTTCAACACCCATAATTATTTCCAGACCGAGGAAAAGGCCGAAAAGAAGTTGTTCGAGATTAAATCGGTTCTTGATGATTAGGAAAGAATGTTACATCTGGGTCGGACAGATTGCCGAATACCGGGGAATGACATTGCGGAAGGTCCGTCCGGGGAAATATGTTGTCATTTCCCCGTGTTCCCTGGTTTCGAGACCCGTATATATTGACAAGGGCGAAAATTTGAACGTTCTTTAGTATTAATTATTTGTTTTATTTTCATATATTTGCAGCTATGGTAACAGCGATATTTATATGTCTCGTTCTTCTTACAGTAATCCTTATCACCCTTCTTTTGTGGTGCATAGGGACGGTTACGGGAATTCAGAAAAGAATGGACGCTCTTCTTTATGTGGTCTCCTATATAGACCTTATCCAGAGAAAGCGGTTTATCCGGTATCTGGACCAGCTTTCCCGGAAGATGAGTTGTAACGAGGACGAGATGGAAGACAATCAGAAACAGTTCCTATTCCATTTAAGCCAGGAATTGACGAACGAGATAAAAAGGATGGAAGACGATTATAAAGACTTGATATAATGGCAAAGAAAAACGATTTTACATACAACGGAGGAAGCCAGTATATTGACTGGCTTTGCAGCTCCAATAAGCTTGTTTTGCTCCGTGATAATGATAATATAAAGGGTGAGGACAAAACGACGATTGCACGCGCTCTAAAGTGCAAATCCGGCGATATACTTTGCCTTGTACTGGGTCGAAATATCAGTTCTTTCGCCTATCATAAAATCATTGAGGATATGGAAGGACGTACTGTTGAAAGTATCGTCCAGTCCAAGAACCCGGTATTTTCTTCCATCTACTGGACCGGGAACAAGAAAGCGGCCCTTTCAGACCATACCATCTTTGTTCCCTGGGAAACACTTAAAGACACCATTAATGACTGGGATAACGCGCCTTATTTCTATCCGAACATTGTTTAGGACCTTCTTTCTCTAATTTTTATATATTTGTTTGACAGACACCCGGTTACGCTTCTCGTGTAGAAATGTTTCCGGGTGTTTTCTTTATGGCTATATGTTAATCTTATGTTAAAAGCACATAAGCAGTTGCGTATGTCCAAATAAGGTTTTATATTTGCAGTGTCTTCTTAAGGGAGACAGCTAATTAGGTCAAACAAATAAAGATTATGGAAAAGGAAGTTAAAGTAGTAAGAGGTTTTGCAGTCAGCATGGGTGATGATTATGTAGAATTCTTCGATAATATCGAAGACGCAAAGAACAACTACGAAATGATGAAGGAACGTTTTGTTGGTGTCCATCTCTATTATGCCAAGAAATCTTATAATACCAAAGGTTATCCAAACGTGAACATCTCTTTGGTGGAAATTTACCGTAACAATTACGGTCTTCCCTATTAATCTACAATTGTCAAACAAAAGATAAAAGTTATGGAAGTTTATGTAATTGAAACAATAGGAGGACAAATAGTTAATGGTGAATACAGCAAAGAAATTTGTCCAAAATTCCTTGAATCAGTAGTAAAAGACAATTTTAACAAATTAGGATATTGCTTTTATCATTCAAACGAATATGAATGTATTATATATCCCAATCAAGAATCAGCTGAACATGCCATTGAATGGGCGTTAAATTAATTGTCAAACAAATAAAATCTTTACAATCATGGCAAATATAGACTTTTTCAAGAACCCCAATTCATACGAGGTATATGTAACAGTCAAGTTCGGAATATGGAAAGTGGCCGAAATAAAGCGTTTCCCTTCCCCTACAGACATTCTTCACGGTAACATCATAGAATACACCGATGACAATAAACATTTATGTTTTGAAAAGGACATAAAAGAGATTGAAGAATTTACTATTAACAACGTCATAAACACTATTTTAAAATGAGAACATTAAGCAAAGGAAACTACCGGGTCGTATATGACCCGGCAAAAGGCGAAAGTATGAGTATGATTGCCGTCTACAAGAAGAACCTGGACGGCACGTTATCCCTAATCAGTAAGGAGATGGGAGAAGAAAAGGACAACGAGGTTCTAAGAGAACAAGTAATGAGGATTATTAACGAACTTAAATAATAGGAGGATTAAATTATGAATGCAAGTATCGTATTTTTAACTATCATTATTTTTATCGTTCATCTTATGCTGAGTGCCGAGGTAGGTTCTACAGCAGAAAGGATGAACAGAAGTTTCGGAGTATGGATGCTTCTGGCACTTATCATTTCCCCGTTTATCGCAGCCATCTTTGTTCACTGCCTGGGACCTATTCCGGTTCTCGAAAAGAAAGAGGAAGAAGACGATGAAGCCGAGAAGTGATAGATATATCTACTATTATGACAAACGGTCGAAGAACAAGCCGTACCGGGTTATAATAGAGGTTGAAAAGAAGAAGTACAATATCGGTTATTTCCGGACCGTGGAAGAAGCAAGAACAGCCCGTGACGAATTCATTAAAAATCATTTTTCCGTCTCCATAAGCTGGCAACGGTTACAGGAAATGAATGTGATTGTAGATAAGATTGCCGAACTTTCGGAAATCCTTCTTTCCGTCTCCATAAGCTGGCAACGGTTACAGGAAATGAATGTGATTGTAGATAAGATTGCCGAACTTTCGGAAATCCTTCTTTCCTATAGGGATATTTCCACTAATGAGGTTATTCGGAAAATCGGGAATATCAAGCAGAACGCGATTTCCATAAAGAAAATTATTGCATAAATATACATTCAATTTGTATAATTATTCAATTTTGTTTTGTAGTATGAGAACCTGGGTTTAGCGAAACCCGACAGACTGGGACGTTGTGAAACGTCCCTTTTCTTTTTCTAAATCTTGACAATCGAGTTAATAATACTTGAAGAATGACAAAAAACCATAATCTACCAGTCCTTTTTCTACTGCATTCGCTTCTTGTTCAAACACGATTGCATGGTAACAGTCATGGTTTATAGCCTTGATTCTCTTAATCCATTTCTTTATACCGCCACTGAAACCAGGGTGATACTTGATTAAGGCTCCTATTACACGTACAAGCCATTCCAGGGCGTAATACAGATAGAACGTCAACGGGATAAGGAGAAGTAGCCAGGGGCACGAGAAAACGCCTGCAAGACCGCTAAAAAGCACGGTGCCCGGTATCATTAATGATTTCCATTGATAGGAATGCGTTTCTTCATGTTTTAGGAATTCTTCGTCATAATACTCTTTCATTTTCTTGCATAACAGCCAGCAAAAAATTAGGATTGCGGAAAAATTCGGGATGATAATTTTCGCAATTTTCGATTCATAAATTACCTTCATGATTTTACAATTTTTAAGATTAAACACGTGTAAAGGTAGGCTTTTTCGAGGAAATTTCTGTCAATATTTATTACTATTTATAACTATCTGGAAATCAACACTTTGACATTTTACCATAAGGGTATTATCTAACCCCTAAAGGGGTACGTAGTTCCCTTTCTTCTTTTACCCTTACGGGTATATTAATAGGAGGAAGAACTGCAATATAGCAATAGGGGGTTTGGGGGAGGAAGGGGAAAGAGTGAAAAATGGGGAAGGGGGATAAAGTGAGATATGGAAAGTGTTAACGGAAGTAAAAAAGAAAGGGGAGACGAAGCGAAAGAAAGAAGACGAAAACAAGAAGGGATTTTGGGAAAAAGGCGCGCCCGGCAAAAATTTTCTCGAAAAAATTTTGTGGATTGAAAAATAATCCCTATGTTTGCAGTGCTTAAACAAATGGCGGCTCAGTTCTGAAAAGAGCTGGGAACCGCAAAAGAAAAGGGGTTATCTATAGATTACGCTTTTACAAATACCGCTTTTAAAAATTTCCCCTTTTCTTTTTGTTTTGTAAGCAGGTGTTTGTAGGCGTTAATATCCTTGAGCAAGATATTTGTAAAAATGGAAATTTTGTAAAAGAAGTGTAATCTATAGAAAATGAAAAAAGATACAGAAAAATCGGCATCACGCCAGGACATTCCAGAAAAGATTAAATCTCCTATTAAGGATTTTAAGAATATACAGACTATCCAGGATTATGAGTATTGCTGCGTATTGTGCGCTATTAGATTGATAAACAACAAGTATTGCAAGAGAAATCAGAAGAAGTATCAGTATAAGACGTTTTGGAAAAGAAGTTTTACTACACAAGAACTGTCATTGAAGATTGCGGAAGAAGTGGGTATTTCTTACAGAAAAGCGAAGGATTATATCAAGTTTTTAAGACTGAATGACTACATTAAATTCCCCGAAAAGGATGTATGTACAATCATAAACAAGGATTTCAAGGATGTAACGGAAGAGATGTATTTACCGGATTATTTGCGTTATGTGATTAAGGAGAAAGGGGTAAAATGGTCTCCTATTTTTACAAGGATATTGAATTACATTTCAAAGAAGATAAGATATTACAAGTATTGTAAAGAGATTGCAGAGTATAATTTGGACGTATGGAATGACGAGGAATCAAAGAAAGACGAGATTTTAAAGATAGTTGAATGGCTGTACAATAACGAGGACTGGAAGGAATCGGATTATGACAAGGTTTATGAAAAGGCTGTAAAGATGGCGCATAAGCACGCATTAGAGGCAATAAAATGGAACAATTGCGAAGTATCGTTCTATGAAAGCCCTAAACGTATTGCAAGCCGTATGAAATGCAGTGTAGACACAGTGAGAAAGTTTATAAAGGCATTGAAAGAGATTTTTGGAGAAAGAGTATACATGAAGCCGGAAAAGGCGACTAAATCAATGAGATACAACCCTAATTTGAATAACTATACAATAGCATTGCCGGACAGGGAAGAATGGAAGAATATGTTTGCAAGAAGATTTGAGAAGATTAAAGAAGGTGTTTCAAGGGTAAAGGATTCTGTTTATTATCTCAAAAGAGTTTGGTTCAGAAAAGAAAAGGGTTATTTGTGGGAAGACAAGGAGTTCAATAGAATAGCAAAAAGAAGTGCTACTGTAACGTGTGGAGAAAAGGAATTGCCGTGCAAAAAGAGGTTGAGTTTTTATTACACCCTAAAAAAGAACTTGGAATACTGGGAGGACAATTTCGAGAAGGAAAAGGAAATAGAAGAAGAAAAGGAACGTTTTTATAAGTCTGAAATACAAAGGGAGGTTGAAGAAAACAGCAGAATTGATTTGGTGGCGAAATATCGCTGTCACGAGGCACCCGAATACGAAAATTACAACCCTAATGAATTTGAAGCATATAGAGTATGGAAACGGTAAGCAGCTACATATACAGTGACTATGAAACCGAAGACGTAGAACTGTACGCAGAACAGATGATACGGGAACGCATAGCGCGTGACGAGAAGCGACGCGAACAGATAGAAAAGGCTTTGGCGAAAGCCGAAAGGACCAGGAAACGGGTAGAAAACAGAAGACGGAAGTATATAAAGACAAACCCTATCCGCGCGAAGTACAAATACCCATGCTTGGATAATTATTCAAGGTAAAAGCTTGGTTATTTGACTGATAATGCCTATTTTTACCGTTGTAATTGCAATTTCGTTATAACTTAAAAAGGCATTATTCATGGATAATAATAGAAAAGAAGAGAAAGTGTTCGGACGTGCACAATTTGAACAATTTCTCATTGACAACGACTACGAAGCGTTCACCGCAAAGCAGGTAGCGGCTTTTGCTACTGATGTTTTGAACAAGTCAGAAAACAACGAGATGGACGAGTTCGAGAAAGCATGTGCGGCTGCGGACTGGAAATCACTGGAAACGGTTAAAGTGCTGAATGACCTCTACGAGGAAGAACCTATGTTTGTGAGACCCTCACAGGTGGAAGTGATACCGGGAAAGGAAGGAATTTTCAAATCAATGTCCGAGAACCGGGACATGTTGCGATACAAGGAAACACCTCTAAACATTTTCAAGGGCATAGCCGGAATGTGCGTATCTGACGATATAGAGAAGGCACGGAAGGGTGAACCTATCGGAACCGTAAAAAGCTGGGGAGGGAAAGAATATGTGAAGACCGCTAACGGATGGGTACGACGCCAGGGAATCAAGACAAAGGAGACCGCGAAGGAAGACAAGCAGAAAGGAAAAGATGGCTTTCCTACAATTGAAAAGCTTGTGGCTTCCGCTACAAAATCGGGACACAACCCTAAAGAGGCAGAAGGAATTATCAGAGAGCATTACGACTATCTGAAAAAGAAATACCCGGAAGCTTCACCGAGTAAACTTATACATATTGCATATACCATTTCCTAAAATTCCGTCGCATATGATTATGGGGAAACTACATAAAATAAGGGAATACGTAATGAGTTTATATTTTCCCGTGTTGTTGAGCATACCTATCTCTTTTTCCAACACGGCATCCTTCATTGAGAAATATGTGTTTCGGGACTGGGAGTTCTTGAAATACCTAATGATTCTTATAGTGATAGATACACTTGTAAGCTGGGTATATCATATCAAGAACAAGGACTTTTCAAGCAAGGGATTTTCAATGATTATTACGAAGCTTTTCATTTATTCCGCTATTCTGATTGTTTCGCATGTGATGGGGAACTTTACTGTGGAAGGCGGCAATGTGGAGATATACACATGGTTCCGTGCCGTGGTGTGTAATGCGCTTATAATACGTGAATCAATCTCAATTGTGGAGAACGCGGCAAAGGTAAGCCCTACTTTGGTACCTCAGAGAATTAGAAAATATCTGTCTGATTTCGACGAGTTCGGGGACAAGAAACCGGAGACGATAAAGGAAAAGAAAGGAGAATGACTATGGCACAAGGCGATTATTTGCCAGGAACCTATTCAAGGGTCGGAACGGAAGAAAATCCGGGCACATACCTTGGAGGAGGTTCGGGTGGTACTTCACAAACAATGCCGCCAAAGGTGAAGAAGGTATGGGTACTGGACAATGATAGATGGAACATGCGCAATTATTGGATTTCCGGAGGGAAGTTCAGTATTCCGGCAGTATGGGTACTTACCAAAGGGGTTTGGGACAACTTCGGCAAATGGATGAAAGACGGAGTTTGGAGAATGGGACAACTCATTTTCTCTACAGACAATATTTGGCATGATAATTTCGTATGGTATAACGATTTAAAGTTTAAATTTTAGAGATTATGAAAAAAGCAGTGTTTTATCAAATACAGGACGGTGATACCGGGGCACAGGTTGCACAAGGATTGCAAGGCAATTTCGAGGCTTTGCAGCAGGAGATAGAAGCAATTCAGCCCTATTCCTTGCCTATTAAGATGGACCCTAATAGTGGAATTATCAACAGTGAGGAGGACTATAACAGTATTCTCCCCGAATCCTATCTGACGGAATATCCGTGGCAGGCTGAATATGCAGGCGGTCTTCCTTGGTTATGGATGAACTTCAAAGCAAAGGTATCGGAAGGTACTCAGATTTGTATTAAGCATAATAACAAGTTCTGCGAGTTCACCAACATTCCAGAAACTATCGGCACCGTATCTGTTGACAAGAAGATTCTGACAATGAAGGAGAAGAACGAATATCTGGGTTTCGAGTGTCAGAAGGATTTGGGCGTACAGAAAGTGGACTTGAAAGGCATTTACCAGGTTTACGTATTGGATGCTGACGGTTCCGTGGAACAGGAAATTGTATTTGAATGTAAATAAAAACCATTAAAAAAGAAAAGATTATGAGACTGTATAGATTTTTAGACGAAGACAAGAATATTGATGTGACATTGGTAACGGACGGAAGTTGCGACCAGAAGAAAGTATTCATTACCGAATCACCGCGCGGAATTACCCCTAAAGGAAATGTGACGGACCCGGAAGGCGGTGCAGAGCTTTTGAAGCTTGGGTTCAAATGGAATGTAGGCGAAGCCGTGATGCACGAGGAACTTGTAGCATTTGCGGAAGAAAAGGGTTTGGAACTGATTATCGACCCCCAGGGACTGAACGAAATAGTTGCGGTAACGGCAGAATGGAACGATGCAGATGCGTGCGTGATTACAATCAAGACCACCGTTCCGGCAAAAAAAGATGTTGACATTTATTTCCCTAATAGTGTTGTAGACTTGCAGGAAAGTGCGGAAAGATTTGGTGTAATCAGAAGAGACCGTAAAACCATCTCTACAAAAGTTATGTCCGGCAAACCTATGGCGTTCACGTTGGCTGACCTTGGTCTGGATGCAAAGGAGGATTTGAATGTAGTTGTAATGACCGACAACAATACGTGGCGCGAAGAACTTGTGGCACAAAACGCATAAGGACATGTTACGGTTATTGTTTACAACAGAGGACAATGTTCACCAAATGACCGTCGTAACCGACGGAATCGACGGTCAGATGAAGGTTTTCGTTACAGAAAGCCTTTATGGTGATGTGGAATATTATAAGGGGCTGGGTATTGTGATTGAACCCGGACACACCTATAATATCGGACAGTTCAAGGAATGGGCGTTTAAGGCGCTTGTTAAGCTTATCTCATATCCGGAAGGATTCGGAGAAGAAGGCGCGGTATTGTCGGACGTGCAGGAAGTTGTGGAATACGTATTGGAGACTAAAGAACCTACACTCAATTTCCCTGCAAAGGGAGGTGATGATATGTGCGTAGTGACGTCTTCAAAGCAGACTTTCAAGAATGGACAACCAGTAGGACACCCAGAAGGTGTCCCGGTAACATTCTCAATATCTGGAACCGGATTCAAGGTTGACGGTGGAGGACAAGTAACGGTTGACGAGAACCCCAACAACACGACAAGAAAAGCGGTAGTGACGGTTAAACAGAATGAAAGCGGAAAGACATTGCAGATTACATGCAACCAGGCTGCATCTACTGTAACCTACGAATATGCGCTTACAGTAGACCCGACAGCGGTAACGTTCGACGGTGCAGGAGGTGAAAAGCTGGTTACTGTGACTTCTACAAGAACAAAAGTTCTGAACGGGGTAAAACAGCAGGCAGAAAGCTATCCTACGGACATAGAGCTTGCAGGTGTGGGATTCAGCTATGAAGTGAGCGGAAACAACTACAATCTGAAAGCCGAGGAGAATACCGGGACCTCACAGAGAACGGGAAAGGCAACCATTTCACAGGAAGGCGGAAAGACCGTACAGATGAACTTGACACAGAATGCGGCTACGGTGACGTATGACTATGCGCTTACAGCCAACTCACAGACCATACAGTTTGTAGCGCTTGGAGAAACGAAGAGTTTACAAGTTGTTTCAACAAGACAGAAAAAAGTTAACGGTAAACCGTCTGGTGATGTCGAGAAGGTAGATACGACTGCACAAATTACTGGAACCGGATTTAGCGAGACTTCATCAGAAACCACCAATGGAGAGAATTATAGCATAGTGGCAGCAGAGAACAAGGCAGAAACAGCTAATAACGGTTCTATTACCATTACACAGACTGGAAGTAACAAGACGGTAAAGGTTACGTTAACACAGCTTGCAGCGACAGTTACCTATGAATATACATTGACTACAGACCCGACAACACTTTCATTTGCAGCAGCAGGAGAAACAAAGATATTCGGTGTTTCAAGCAAGAAGCAGAAGAAAGTGAATGGGAAGAATGACGGTTCACCTATGACGGTTGACTACACTACTGTAGTGAGTGGTACGGGATTTACCAAGGGTTCTACTGAATATTCTGTAGTGGCGGATGCAAATACTGGCGCACAGCGTACCGGAACGGCAGTTGTTACGGCAGTAGAAGGAGGAAAGAAAGCGACGGTAAACCTTACACAATTGGCTGGAGAATAAAAATTATTTGAATGAGATTAGTTGAAAGACATATTATCAAGGATAACCGATTTGAGGAGGTTTGCCACAAGTCCGGATTATTGTACAACTATGTTTTGTACAATGTTCGACAAGGCATCTTCTCAAATCGGTATTTGAAAGAATATGAATTTTCAACAAAACTAAACAGAGAAAATCAGTTTGATTTCAGAAATTTGCCTTGTACCGTTTCTCAACAAGTGATAGCACAAGTATTTTCAACTATAAAAGGATGGATGAGAGGTGTTAAGGAATTTGAGAAAAATCATTCAAAATTCCATTCAAAACCTAAATTACCGAAATACAAAAGCGGTAAAAAGCAAAACATGATTGTTTTCACTACTGCTTCTTGTAGAGTAAAACATGATGGATATATTCATTTTGTAAATAATATTATACAACCAATTAAAACCAATATAAAGAAAGAAGAATTAAAACAGGTAAGAATAGTACCGCAAGCAACATCCTATGTTGTGGAGGTGATTTATGAAAGAAAGGAAGAAAATCTTGATTTACAGAAAGATAATTTCCTTTCGATTGATTTAGGGTTGAACAATTTATGTACATGTACCAACAATGTAAACCAAAGGTTTTTCATTGTAAACGGAAAAGTTGTAAAATCTTTTAATCAATGGTTCAACAAAACAAAAGCAAGACAAATGTCTTTTGTAGGAGATAAAGGTACCTCAAAAAGATTAAAGAGGTTGATTTGTTACCGTAATCTTTGGATTAATGACAAAATGCACAAAATAAGCAAGTTTATCATTGATTTTTGCAAGAAAAACGATATAGGTACGATAGTAATAGGTCTTAACAATAATTGGAAGAACAATATCAATCTTGGAAATAAGAACAATCAGAAATTTGTTGAAATTCCTTTTTCAAGTCTTGTTGGCAAAATCTCCTACAAGGCAAGGTTAATCGGTATTGATGTAAAGATAACGGAAGAAAGTTATACATCCAAAGTAGACCATTTGGCTTTTGAATCTCTTGAAAAACATGATATTTACTCAGGAAAAAGAAAGAAACGCGGATTGTTCCAATCATCTGTAAATCAACTTATTAATGCAGACATAAACGGTTCAATAGGAATAGCAAGAAAAGTATTCGGTGATTCTGCTGTACAGCAGATAATCGGTAGTGGGTTAGCGTTTAACCCTATCAGAGTAAATATTTTGTGATACAAATACGAATTTGATGAATAAAATTTAAAATTTTAGTAACGTGGGAAAGAGAAAAGGAAAGATAATACAAAAAGCGGAAAAGCCGGATTTGGTTGCAAGTCTTTCGAGTTTGTCCATTGAAGAGATAGACATGCTGCAAAAGGCTGCACCTATGGCATTCCAAAGCAAATTGCAGGCTGCGTTAAACTCAAACGATGCAGGGGAGATAATGAAGGCTAATTTGTATCTGGGAGAAATCAATAGACAGCCTACAAAAATTCAGTCTGTTTTCTTTGACCCTAACGACATATCCGGTAACGGAAGAGGATTCAAGGATTCTAAAGGGGTTCTGTCCTTTTCCGTATTGCGTCGGATGGGGGACATTCATATAGTGAAAAGTATCGTGTCTACACGTGTGGAGCAGATAATGAACTTTATGGACTTTTCGGAAGACGAGCAGAAGGAGGGTTTCACAATCAGAAAGAAGAAGAGCCTTTTTTCTACCGGGGATGAGAAATTGACAAACGAGGACAAGAAAAAGATTTCAAAGATAGTTGATTTCCTGGAAAAGGGAGGATGGACGGACAAATGGGACAATGTGGACAGTTTGCAGGAATTTGTAAGTAAAATAATGTCGGATAGTCTTACATTAGACCAGCTTGCCTTTGAAATGGTCCGCAACAGAATGTGGGAATTGCAGAAGTTCCGCGCTGTGGATGCTTCTCTGATACGTTTTCTTGACAGCGTAGACCCCAGACAAAGGGAAGGTTTCGAGCAGTACAGATTCAAGGGGCATTTGCCGCGTTACTGCATGGTGTGGGATGAAATGATTCTTCATAACCCTATAACGAAGGAACCGATATTGTATTACCCGTGGGAGCTTGGATTCGGTATCAGAAACAAGACATCTGATGTAAGAAGAAACGGGTATGGAGTATCGGAATTGGAAACGTTGGTGAATATCATAACCTGGATATTGTGGGGCTTTTCTTATAATGCAAACTTTTTTAGCCAGGGGTCTCAGCCTAAAGGGTTTATAAATATAAAGAACCCCAATATATCAAACAGTACATTGCAAGAGTTTAGGCAGGCATGGACGCAAACGATGGCAGGGGTTAGCAACAGTCATAGAACGCCCGTTATAAACGGTATAGATTTGGAATGGGTTGATTTACAGAAACTTAGCAATCGAGATATGGAATTTAACGAGTGGATAAAGTTCCTTATCATAATGACATGCTCCGTATATCGTATAGACCCGTCCGAACTTGGATTCAATTTCAAGGAAAGTCAGCAGATATTCGGGCAGGACGGACAGCGCGAAAGACTGAAGCACAGCCGTGAAAAAGGGTTGAAGCCTCTATTGATATTCTTGCAGGGTGTCATTACAAAGTATATTGTGAGTGAGTTGGACGAAAACTACGAGTTTGCATTTACCGGAATAGAGGTGGAAGACGAGGAAGCACAGGTAAAACTGGATTCTGAAAAACTGAGTAGCGGCATGGTTTCCATGCAGGATATATTCAAGAAGTATAACGGAAGGGACTTTGACCCGGAAAAGGACATTATTCTTAACCAGGTGTACCAGGGAATGAAGCAGGCAGAAGAACAAAACAAGATGTTCGGAGCTTCACAACCTGGACAACAGCCGGAAGGTGTACCGGAAAATGAGGAAGACCCGTTCGCACAATACAAATCATTTAATGACAATCCTATAATGAAACCAGCAGTTGACTATTATTTAAAAAATCTTTACAAATAAAAAATTATGGAAACTTTCGATGATTTAAAGTTGGATAGATACATAAACAAGGCTCTTTTGGAAAAGAGCCTGGGAAGACCAGAAATGTATGACGGTCTTCTGGAGATTGCGAAGGCACAACAAGGCGTATATGTGAACAACGCGGTAAACCGGAAGCTTGGCATTGTTGGACTGCCATATAAGAAAAGAAAGGCTACGGAGGAAGAGAAAGCCGATTTAACCAAGACAACGGAAGACCTTTATAAAGAAGGTAGTGCGTGGAAGCGAGACAGACAGATTAAGGTACATAACAAAATAAAGTCTGAGTATTTTAAGAAAATGCTGTATGAGACCAAACCGCGTGCTTATCTTATGCTTGGAGGTGGTGGTTCTGGAAAAGGGTATTATCTTAAGAAGATGAAGGAGAAAGACCCGTCTATAGACAAGTTGCCCGTTATTGATGTGGACGATATGCGCGACATGATACCGGACTATGAAAGGGTGAAGGGGATAGACCCGAAGAAGGCATCTTCCTATGTGCATGAAGAGGTATCGGATATAGGAAAACAGATTGATAAAGAATATATTTCCAAAAAATCTTCTTTTGTAAAAGATGCTGTTTTCGGAAATCCAGAAAAACTTGAAAAATTGGTTGATGATTTGAAGGCACAGGGTTATGACGTTCATCTTGTAGGTGTGGCAACCGATTTCAGTACAGCTTTGGACAGAATACAGAAACGGTTTGAAAGAACGAAACGGTATGTCCCTACAGAAGTGGCGAGAAAAGGACATAAAGGCGCGTCCGCATCTTTCAAGAAAGTTATCGAAACTCCATTGAAAGATAAATTCAAGTCCGTTAAATTGTATGACGGAAATTCCGATAACGGAGTGATTTATGATAATAAAGTGTTAAATCAAAAAGAACTTGATAGGTTTCTTAAAAAAATAGACTTATAAATTTGTTCAATTCTGAACAGTTTTGTATATTTGCATAGAAACTTAAAGAAAGGAGTTAATTATGGAAAAGAAAAAGTACGGAATTGATATGACGGCTGATGAGTGGTTCGAGATTGAAGAGCGAGGAATGGGTGAAGACTGGACGATGGAGGAAATTGCGGCTATGGGTCCAGAAGGAAGGGAATTGCATAGAAGCACGCCTTCAAATCCTTACTTCCCTAAACCGGATATGTCAATGTGGGACGAATCGTTGTACGACGGTTACAAAATTAAAGGTAAGAAATGACAGCCGACGAATGGTTCGAGATTGAAGACAACGGTATAGGGGGAGAGTGGACGATGGAGGATGTCGCTAAATTGGGTCCAGAAGGAAGGGAATTTCATAGAAACGCCCCGTATAATCCTTACTTTCCAAAACCCGATATGTCTATTTTTAACGAAGACCTTTACGACGGTTATAAGATAAAGGAAAAGAAGAATGTCGGAAAAGAAAGTTGATGGTATAAAAACTCCTTTGGTATCGCGTCTTATTGGAGTGAAAAGACACGTGAAAGACCCTATCAGATACCCGAAAATACAATGCGGTTATGAAGGGCTTGCACAGACCATGTTTGCTACACAGTCGGACGCGATGATAAAGGAGCTTGTAAAGGAAATGATTAAAACGGTTGAAAGATGATATTCTCATCGGAAGAGATACAAAAACTGTATGATATAATAGACTACCGTCTTGCAAGGATTGTAGCCGATGTAATGGGAGATGAACTATTGACACCGGAAGACAAGTCTTTGTTAAGGCGGTATGGCTATAAATGGAGAAGGGAGATAGAAAAACTACCACCTTACTTTCAGTCCTATTTGTTTGGAAGACTGAGTGCGCAACTCACGCCAGCACAATTATCAACACTCAATTTTGACGATTTTACCAAGTATATAGACCGTCACCAATGGGCAGTTCTTACACCCCTGGAAAAGGAAGTGTATTATGCAGCAGCAACACGCACATATTCCTATATAAAGACGATGGGAGAACGGGCCAAAACGATAATGTCTAATGCCGTATCGGAAGAAGAGGTGAAAGCCCTTGTGGAACAGCAAAGACAATTGGAGCTGGGAACGATAAAGAAGGAGATGATAGAGGGTGTCTTGAAAAAGAAGTCCGTTCAGAATATTGTTAGCAATATAGGGCATTCCTTGGAAGACTGGAACCGTGATTGGGGACGTATAGTGGAAACCGAGATGCAGAACATCTATCAGACCGGGGTAGCCCAGCAGATAATGAAGGAGCAGGGGGCGGATGCGCTTGTATATAAAGAGGTGTTCAGTGGAGCATGCCAGCACTGTATAAAGTTTTACACCACAGCAGGGATAGGAAGCAAACCGAGGATATTCAAGCTTATAGACCTTATAAGCAATGGGGACAATATAGGGAGGAAAGTTAAAGATTGGAAACCAGTGTTAAATAGTGTTCACCCTTTTTGCCGCTGTGACCTTAGGGAGGTGCCTAAAGGTATGGTTTGGAATGACGAGACGCATTCATTTGAACCGCCTAAAGAACCATACAAGAGACAGATAGAGAGAAAAAGTAAAGTAAAAATATATGTTGGAGACAAAGTGTTTGAGGTATGATTTTCGGATATAAGGGAGATGTAGAGGTTCTGACCCTACGGAAGACAAGGGTAACAAAGGAACGTGTCAAGGAAAGCACGGAAGAGGTGGATGTGTACAACTGGGAGGTTATCCCGGTACGTCTGGACCAGATAAAGGAAGACGAGTATGTATTACTCTATTGTATGATGAATGATACGAACCTATTCAAGAAGGGAGTGGAGTGCACCAATTTCAAAGGGGAGATGGAAAACGTTGTATTGGAAAAGGGGATAGTAATCTCCGTATGTGAAGACGCAAAACATCTCTCGTTCACTATGCCGCATCAAGTGACGATACCGCTTGTTGATGAAAAGACGTTTGATGAATGGACTGATGAAGACTGTTTCGGAGTAAACAGAGGAAGCAGTCGAAGAAGTCCCGATAAAGAGATAGAACAGGGGGATGTAGAGGAATATGTAAAATTCTACAATGACAATCCGGAATATATGCACATGGGAGCAGGAACGATGAAGATAAAGGAAAGAGGTTTATCCTTGTATGAAGGGAAACTGTATAATATAGAGGCTGGTCCGGAATATGCGCTTATAACAAAAGAAGGTTTGTTTCTGAAAACTGAACATTGATTATGGGAGAAGGAGGATTCAACACCGGGTTTGTGGAAATAAGGACGCTTGAAGGCGAAAAGTTTCTAAAGAATATAAGGATTAATGAAGCCGTAAAGACAAGACATTCCTATACGCTTGTGGAAGGCTTGCATGTACGCGAAATGAAACCGCAAGAATCAGTGTATAACATCTATTTTAATGCAGGCAAAGAAGGTGTTCTTAACAGGATTTCGGGCGAACAAATGGTATGGACGTATGGAAAGAACTATCTTGTTCCGGTAAAAGTAAAGGAATTGAACATTTCCGACAGAATTGTTCTGTATGGGAACAAGAGGGGTAGGATTGACCGGATAGAAAAGGTGGAGACACTTAACAGGTATTTTTATAAGCCCGAATTGAAGAAAAACACTTCCTATTATATTGATAATGTCTGTATTTTTGGATAGATTGTGCAAAATTCGTATTTTAGCAGAAAAATTTGTAGCTATGAATTTAAAGAAATTATTTCATTTACAGACAGCAGAACAAAAGGTGTCTGAATATAGGGAGTTGCTGAGACGCTCCGAAAAGATAGAAGCAAGAACAGAAGAGCTTGCAAACGAATTTGCCGAAAGAAGCCAGGTATTGAAAAGCTTCTCCCTACTTGACAAGGACGAAAGAGAGATTTCGGAAGAGAAATACAACGAGTTCTTGAAGGAGCATACTTCACGGGTTGCACAATTGCAGAAAGACAGGGACAAGGTTTTCAAGGCTATTGCCGCCTTCCAGAAAGACGAAGATATAGCGGAAGCCATTGCGGATGTATATGCGGTTCATGTAGCAAAGAAAGCATGGAAAAGCAAGAAGCTTTCCAAAAGCGCATACGATGATATCATGAAGGCAAAGACCGGAGTAGTCAAGTATGCGGACGTGCTTTTGTTCAGAGGCAGTAAGTTACTTATCTTACAGAGAGCAGGTGAAAATATGAACTATACACCCGATTGGTGCATACCTGGGGGACATGTAGACGAAGGAGAAGATTTCCGTACAGCTGCACAAAGAGAGCTTTTTGAGGAGACTGGGATAGACGTTCCGGAAGACACCCTTATGGAGGTCGGTGTAGCCAAAACGAAGAATGCGGAAATTCATTACTTCATGGGACATGTTGACGATGAATCCCCGGCTTTTGTGGTGGTAGACGGTGAAGAGGAAATCGGCAGCATGTGGATTGACCCGGTTACTGAACTGGACGATTACGATTTCATTTTTGACATGAAAGACAATATCAAGAAGATTTTGGGACTGGAAGTGAAACCCAACCCGGTAGAAATCGTGATGAAGGCTTTCCAGGAAAAGAAGGTGACGGAAGACGTGGTAAAGTCTGTGTGCGAGAAATACCCGAAAGAGATACGGAAAGCGAACAACAAGACCGATTTTTCACACAGTGAAAGAAAAGACCTTGCAAAGAAAGGAGAGGCAATGCCGAACGGGAAATACCCTATCAGAAATAGCCAGGATTTGAAGGACGCTATCAAGTTGTCCGGTGCTTCTGACATGCCAAAAGAAAAGGTTAAGGCATGGATTAAGAAACGTGCTAAAGAATTGGGTCTTGAAGGTGAATTGCCGGAAGACTGGAAAAGTGAGGAAGTTGAGAAGACAATGGACTGTGACGATGCGAATGCTATTTGCAAGGAAGATTTGGACGACAAGCCAAAAGGCCCGGAAGGTGACGGAATAGCAAAGAACGAGGAAACGGAAACTACGGACGAAGAAACGAACAGCGAGGAAATAGAGAAGTCGGAAGACGGACTGACGGTTTCCATGAAGTTTTCTTCTGTGGAAGACGCGATGGTATTCAAAAGTGTTATTTCCGAAATGATTCAAGAGGGGAAGGTGAAAGCCGATGTACTGGAAAAGGCAAAGAAGGAGGACAGTATGTATACGGTGTTTGCCGATTTCGCTAATTTCCTGGAAGGCGTTAAGACGCGTTCAAAAAATGTGCATTGGAAAGAGGAAGATAATGCCAAGCACAAGTATCTGGACGATTTGTTAGAGGAGCTTTCCGACTATGAGGATAAGATAATGGAAGCCGGACAAAGCGGTTTCGGACGTTTCAAGGACGGGGAGATAAATGGTGAGGAGATAGAGGTAAACGACCCTATAGAATTGGTGGACCTCATTATAGACCGTACAAGGGATTTCTATTCCAAGCTTGACAATAACCCCGAATATGCAGGGGAAAAGTCGTGGGTAGAAGACTTCATGGCAACACTCAAGCAAACTAAATATCGTTTACAATTGCATTAATTGTTTTGGGGAGGGGTGTAAACACCCCTTCTTTTTATTAAAGGAAGACATGGAAAAGGATATACTGAAAAGCATGTTGTGTGACAAGCTGGAAAAGGCAGTATCGCATAAGTATGTACGGAAAGAGCCGGACGGAAAAGGCGGTTTTAGATACATATATACCGAAAAGGAAAGAGAATCGACAAACCAGGTCATTAACAGAAGCGGTGACAAGTCCATAGAGAAGACAGGAACGAATCCGGCAGCAGTTACCAAGGGACTGAAAGCATGGTTGAACAAGAATAACATAGATTACGATTACAACAAGGCGAAAACAACCGCGAGCAGTTATTTCAAGTTTGAGACAGAGAAAGGAAGTTATGAGATAAGGGTTTCCAATCATACTAAAGCGAATGCAGACGAAAAGGGAGGTATAGATATTCAACCCTATGGTTCAAACGACGGGTTTAGTGTTGATATAGATACGGCATATGGGTTCACTTCCAAAGATATTCAGAATATCATTAAAGACGCTGAAAGGATAAATGGGGAAGTCCACAAGAATGAGAAGCTAAAGAAGATGCTGGAGGACGAAACCCTATTGGAGAAATTTTATAATGAAAGGTATATACCTTCCAAGCATACAAAGTTTATTGAAGATGTTGTTAACAGTATTGGAATAGAAGAATCGGAGTTTGGGATATTGGGAGATATTGTAAGTAATATGTTCGACCAAAGTTTACACAAAAGCGGTGTATATAAAAAGATGGTTGAGGAAAGAGAGAAGAAGATACAAGAACAAAAGGAGAAAGAGGCGAAAGAAAAAGAAAGTAAGAAGAAGAGAAGGGACAGGGTGATGGAAGAATTGAGCAACCATATATTCAAGCAGGAAAATTCAACCACACCACCGGAAGAGTTCGAGAAGATTGTACAAGAAAGAAGTAATGGAAGGGCAAAGGGTTTTACGGTAATTGGAGAACTGGGAGAAGGAGATAGAAAGAAGTATTTCTATGAATGGGCATACCCGGTACCGGAAGGTAAAAAGAATTATACAAAGCCATCCGATAAGTTCGTAGACAACTACTTAAAAAGCAAGGGTGAATAATTTTTGCATAAAACTTTGGCTATTTGCATAAAAATCCATACATTTGAATCGGTAAAGCTGTAAATATATTTTAGTTATTGTAATATATTGATTATTAGATATTTACAGAAACATGTTTATTTCAATTCGTTGGATTACAGAGTATTAAAAGATGTTTGAGGTAGATTCAAAATTCAATTTTTTCACAGAGGCAAACTTTGAGAAATCAGATTTCAATCCTATGGATTACCCGGTAGGGGACGACAGAAGATACGAAAAGATGATTTTTGAAGGTTTAGCGTCTGATTCTTCCATTGATTCGGAGGATGAATCTATGAACCCTAACGGATTTGTAATAGACAGATTTTTAAAACACGGTCTTATTAATTTGGACCATTTGCCGTCAAGAAGTCCTATCAATAAATCAAGGTTCTGGATAGGACATCCATTAGACGCATATGTAAAGAATAACAAGTTCTACGTGCGTTGCCAGTTATGGAAGAAATCACCGGAAGCAAGAGCGTTTTATGACAAGGCACTGGAAATGCTTGCAAGCGGTACAGACCGGAAGCCGGGTTTCTCCGTTGAAGGAAGAGCACTTGAAAGAGACAAGAACAATCCTAAAAAGGTGACAAAAGCGCTCATAACAAACGTAGCAATGACAATGACGCCCGTAAATGCAAATTCGTTTGCCGATATAGTAAAGGGCGTGCAGACAGTAGATTTCGTAGAGGACAATAAAGAAGAAATTAACAACGGTTCTAATAACGTTCTTGTAGAGCTACAGAAGGACGGATATAATATAAAAATAGACAAATCTTTCAACGTTACCATTAACCCTATCATAGTGGAAAGAGACGAAAGATTTCAAGAGCTTTATAATTATTATCTGAACGGTAATGTAGGATTGAACGTTATAAAGGACTATTTGAGAACCGTTAATAAATAAGTTTGTACACAATTAAAAGTTTAATAAAGATGGACGAAAAATATTTGAACGACCCTATCGTATCTCTGATGAAGTCTATGGGATTTTCTGACGAGTACATTATGGCGAACGTGAAAATCGAAAAGTCTGAAAACGGAGCAGCAGCAGGAGACCATGAATCCGAAACCAAAGAGGAAAAGGATATCAACAAGCTGGAAAAGGAAGCCGTGAAGGACGAAGAAAAGGTGAAGGAAGACGAAAAGAATACCGCCAAGGATAAGGATGCAGAAGGTGAAAAAGTGGAGAAATCCGACAAGGAAGACATCATGAAATCATTGGGTTCTGTATTTGCACCTTTGATGGAGAATTTCCAAAAGTCTATTGACAAGTTCCAGGAAACAGTGGATGGTATTAACGACAAATTGGACAAAATGTCTGGCGTTACTCCTATGTTCCGTTCAGAAGGACTTAACAATATGACAGCTATTCAGAAATCTTTCGAGGAAAGAAAGGACGAAGCAGGTAAATACGAAGTTAATGTAGTGAAAGACAGACCTATGGCTGTAAAGCTTATTGAAAAGTCTTTGGAAGAAGCACCGGAAGATATCGCTAAGTCACTGGAAAGTGATGCACTTGCATACCTTATCAATCCGGACGCTGAAACAGTAGGTGAAAATCTCGCACGTTACATGTACGAAAAGAATGGTGTAAAATTCGTGAAATAAACTCTATTAAATAAAAAGAATATGGATTTGTATAATTATAGCAATCAAAACGGTACTGGCGATGTACTGGGCGGCATGGATTCGGCAGAAATCTTGAAAGCGATGGAAGCAGGTCTTAAGACCGGAATGCAGTATAACAACGAAATCAACAATGGTGGTGGTCTGAAAGTTGAATCCCTGGATTCAGTCTTGAAGATTCTGGGCAACCGTATGAACCAGTTGGTTTATTATATGGAAATGCCTAAACATAAGATTGACAACACTGTACACCAGTACAACCAGTTGTACAAGTATGGTGAGGAAGTCGGTATTTTCAACGCAGAAGGTGAAACTCCGCAGGAAACCGATTCTCAATACAGACGTAAATCAATCGTAACCAAGTTCATGGGTGTTTCCGGACAGGTTACACATCCGGGAATGTTGGTTAAATTGGCTGGCAATATGGACATGTATCAGAAAGAAGTCGAGAATAAGACTATCCTTCTGAGTACCATTATCGACACACGTCTTGTTGACGCTGATTCTTCTTGTGTAGCCGAGCAGTTCGACGGTGTTTTCCGTCAACACATGTTGGGTATCAACGAAATGGACGGTGGCACGGCAGAAGGTAAGACTTCTGAACAACTGTTAGACGGTTATTTCAACAGTCCGGCAGTTATCGACGCACAAGGTTCTGTGTTGAATGACAGTCTGATTCAAGACGCTGCAAACGTTGTAGTGAACGTTTATAACGGTTATATCGACCGCATCATTTCTAACCCGATTGTGTTCAACAACTACGTTAAGATGTTCCACGAAAGCAAGCGAGTTATTGTAGGTCTTGCTGCCTCTGTAACTGGTGCAACAATGGGACAGTCTGTAAACGACGTTACAACTCAGTTCGGTAAGATTAACATCAAGAATGACCGTTTCTTCGACGAACGCAAGCCTATTATGGTAGGCAAGGGCGCCACAAGTGCTAAAGCTCCGGTTACTCCGGTTGTTGGTACTGCCATTAAGGTTAATGCAGCCGATACCAAGACTAATTTCGGCAACCATGCTGGCTCTTATGGCTACTTGGTAACAGCAAAGAATCGTTATGGTGAATCTGCACCTCTGAATATCACATCTGCTGGTGCCCAGGCTGTAGCTGCTTCTGAATCAGTAGAATTTGGCTTTACTGCTGGTGTGGGTGGTGCATATCCGGCTACTTGCTTCGTGGTATACCGTACCAAGAAGAATGCGGTTCTGAATGCAAACACTGAATACTATCCTATCTTTGAGGTTCCGGCTTCGCAGATGGCAACAGGTTATGACGGTGCAGCCGCAAATTGTGTACGTGACCGCAACCGCATCATTGCAGGTACCAAGTCTGCTTTGGTATATTACAATGACAGTCAGATTAACGAATACTTGCAGTTTGCTGATACTATGAAGATGGACTTCGCTGTTACATCTCCAAGCAAGCGCTTTGCAATTCTGAACTACGGTACCCCGGTACTGTATCAGCCTGCAAAGATTGTACGTATCGTTAACATTGGTGAAGAAGGCTTGTAATTAGCTTGATATAAATTTATAGGTTTAAGAAGTGAAAAGTGAAAGGGAGGGAGTAATTGAACTCCTTCCCTTTTTGTTTAAAAATTTTGTATTATGGAAAAAGTGATTTTAAAAAGTCGGGTGTATAACAACCATAGAATTGTACTTAATGGTGGCCCGGTACAGTTTGTTAACGGTAGAGCGGAAGTATCGGAAGAACTCTATCAAGAAATAGTAAGCCGTAAACTTCCCGATATTTACAAGGAAGGTGAGGAACCGGAATTTAAAACACGCCTTGAAGAAAAGCTTCGTTCAGAAGTGAAAGAAGGAAACAAGGAATATGAAGAGGAAATAAAACGTCTTAAGAATATCGTCGAGGCGCAGAAGGTTGAAATTTCCAAGAAAGAAAAGGAAATTGAAGTATGGAAGAAATGCGTCGAGGACTTGAAGGCAGGAAACAAGGAAACGCAGGCAGCAGCCCCCGAACCGGAAACAAAGCAGGAAGCCTCTATCAAGGAAGAAGAGGACGACGAGGTGAAGACGGCTCTTAAGAAAATGAAGGTGGACGAACTGAAAGAGCTTGCAATGACAGAAGACGGAGGTTCTTTCAAGGAAGAAGACCTTAAAGGCAAAAAGAAAGAGGAAATTATAGATATGATTTTGTCTAAATAAAAATACTTTACAAGGATGGGTCAATTAACTTTTACGATAAAATACAAGAAAAATTCCGGACTTGTGTTGTCTGTAGCCGAGATATGGCAGACGTACCTATATGGGATAACCATTGACGGAGGACAGGGAGCATCATTCACGGACGAATCCATGCGTTTCTATATAGAATCAGCACAAAGAGAGGTTGAAAACTGGTTCAACTTGAAATTCTGTAAACAGTTAATTGACCAGTCTTTGACTTATTATCAGAAGGATTATTGGCAGCAATTCCCTATATTGTTTCCTTCATATCCGGTAAGAAAGCCGTTAAGCATGATTGGGATGCTTAATAAGATAGAACAGATTATATATCCGCAGGGATGGCTATCATGTCAATATGATAGCGGTATGGGACAAGGGAAGAGAAGATTGAGTGTTGTTCCTACGGGGTCTTCCACGACACAGGGGAATGCGGAAATAATATTGACGGGTATAACGTCTCAGATTGGCATGCAGCGTTTCCAGTATATACCGGATTATTGGAGGGTGCAGTACATAACCGGATGGGACGTGGACCAGATGCCTATGGACTTGATTAATCTGTTAGGAAAACTTGTTGCATTATCGCCTTTGGGAATTGCCGGGGATTTGATTTTGGGTATTGCTGGCGTTTCCGGACAGTCTTTAAGCATAGACGGATTAAGTCAAAGTATAAATACAACGGCTTCTGCGACATCTTCGGGATATTCGGCTCGTATATTGGAATATCTGAAAGAGATAAAAGAAACTGTAGGAAGATTGAAGTTGGTGTATGACGAAGTTAAATTTGCAGTATTTTAGTGTTATGGAAAGAACGGTATATATATATGCTTTAGTAGGTGGAGAATCAGATATTAGGTATATCGGGCAAACAGTTGATTTAAAAAGAAGGTTTTGTGAGCATAAAAGTTTAAATTGTAATGAGCCGGAAAGAAAAGTAAAATGGATTAAAGATTTGCAAGTTAAAGGAGAACCTTTAAGTATGTTTATTTTAGATGAATGTTTTTCTTCGGAAGCAGATTTTTTAGAAAAATATTATATATCTTTATATAAAAGCTGGGGTTTTGATTTATTAAATGAGCAAAGTGGCGGTAGAGAAGGGTTTAGAAATTCTTTGAGATTGAAAGAAATTGCAAAGAAAAGTTTGGATGAATATAGAAAAACTCATTTGCATTTTATGAAAGGTAAACATCATTCTAAAGAATCTAAATTAAAAATGAGTAATACGAAAATAGAAAAAGAGGGGTCTATTATTCAGTTAGATTTAAAAGGGAATTTTATAAAAGAGTGGTTTGTCGGATGTAGAAAAATAGGAGAAGACTTGAATGTGAATGGAAGTGGTATTTTGGACTGTTTGTGTGGTAAATGTAGAAAAGCATACGGTTTTATCTGGATAAGAAAAAATAATTATTCAGAGGAGGAAGTAAATAAACTTGTTGAGATGCAAAAACGTACAAGAAAAAGAAAATCATTGCCACCTATATTACAATTTTCTAAAGAAGGTGAATTTATAAAAGAATGGAGAAGAAGAAAAGACTTGTCTTGTATGTTTAGTAGTTTGTCTGTAATAACATATTGTTTAAATCATAAAAGATTGTCGGCAGGAGGGTATATATGGATTTATAAAGACGAATATACAGATGAATTATTGAAAAATAAAGTTGAATCTTTAATAAAGAAATAGAATGCCAGAAACAAGAAACATATTACAGTCTCCGTCTTCCGGATTGAGTAATTTCCGACCGGAATTTTTCAAGTCGGAATTTGACAAGGCGATACAAGCCAAAGGTTACGACGTGGAGATAATGCGTGCTTTGCGTTGTCCGTGTCATGGGAAAGAATCTGCATTGCCGGACTGTCAGAACTGTTTCGGTACGGGATATTTCTACGTGAACGCCATATATACAAAGGCGTTGATAACGGGGATTAACTTTACCGACAAATACAAGTCATGGAGCCAGGAACTTCTGGGGACGATGGCGGTAACGGTGAGGGATATTGATAAGGCGAACCTTTCCTATTATGACAGGATATCTTTCAGAAATGAGATATCGTATTTTTCAGAAAATCTTCCTATAAGATATGATGATATGGGGCAGCCGTTTGTATTTACCACATACAAGCCAGTACAGGTATTGGCTATGTATCTGTTTGAGGCTTCAAACAAACCCCTTGTAAAGACGGATAAAGGACATGTAAGCGATGTTAACCCCTACTGTATCATATTGGATATGGAGATGGACGCTTTGCCCGAAAACGGTTTTGTATCGGTATATTACAAGCATAATCCGGAATATCATGTTATAGATTTGCCGCATGAGATACGCGCTTCATGGGCCACTGACAAGAAAAGCGGACAACTGAATAAGATAGAGCTTCCGGTCCAGGCTATTGTAAGAAGGAGCCATCTTATAGCGATAGAGAAGCCGAATTTTGATGGTAGCGGTGTGATATATAATGAAGATGTGTAAAAATTTGCTTTTTTGATGAAAAGTGTTTAGATTTGTACAAATTTAAATATTTTGTATTGTGAGAGCAAAGAAAGTTTTGGAAGTCCTTGGTATAAGCCGGGCAACATTATCCAATTATGTAAAGGAAGGAAAGATAAAGACCCATAATTCCGCTACACAATGGATAGATTACGACGACGAATCCGTATATGCGATTGCGTCTAAAGGACAAAGAAAGAATGTAATATATGCAAGGGTTATGAACAAACATAACCTTAACAAGCATATAGAAGCATTGGAAAGGTATTGCAGGGAAAACGGACTGCACGCCAAAGATGTATATAAGGATGTGACGTTTAACGTTACATTGGCGCAAAGAAAAGGGTTTAACAAGTTGTTGGACGACGTGATATCCTATAAGATAGGAACGGTAGTAACACTGAGCCGGAAAAGTCTGTCTGGAACGGACAGTGAGTTTATAGAGATATTGTTTGCAAAGTTCGGGTGTGATATTAAATATTTAACAGAGGAGTAAGGATGTTACCTCTATACGTTGACATATCAGAAACGGTTGCTGAATTTGCGTTGACACCACAAGAAGCGGAATTTCTTGGTACACGTCTTGTTGACGATGTGGTAAAGGAATATATGCGAAGATGGAATGCGCTTGTGGATTCTGAATTACATCAGACAAGAGGAATATATCGGTCTGCCATGCAGGTAGACCGGACTTCTGCCACCTCTGTAGAATTCGTGCTGTCGGCAAGGGCGGCAGGGCCGCTTCCTATGATGCTGGAAGAAGGAGCAACACCTTTTGACGAAAAGATAGGGTTCCAGCGTTCGGACAAGGCAAAGATAAAGAAGGACGGTTTGGGATGGTACCTTACAATACCTTTCAGACATGCCACGCCCGGAGCGATAGCGGAATCTGGAATATTCAGTTCCGTTATGCCAAAAGACGTGTACGACATGGCGCGCAATGCAGGCGGTCAACCGCTGAAATTTGCGGACTTGCCAGTAAACCAGCAGGTAAGGGGAAGCAGGAAGGAGATAAACATACCGGGACTGAACGTGCCGGAATACATGCACAAGTCGGCAAAATATGAAGGTCTTGTAAGGGTTGAGGCTCGAAGTTCAGACCAGGAGAAGAGAGGTCAGTATATGACATTCAGAAGAGTTAGTGATAAGTCAGACCCTACAAGCTGGTTCAATGGTGGTATAACAGCTAAAAAACTCATGGACAGGGCTTTAGAAGAGGCGCAAATAGAATATGTTGCTGAAATGGCGATAGACGAGGCATTAAAAAGAATAAAAGGACTATGATTGAAATTGTGAAGGTAAAGCAGTTTATAGTTTCAATATTGAACTATATACCGGAAGATTACAGACTGCACCAGGGAGACGAACAGAATACTTTCCTATACAGACTTCTTAATGGAATGAAGGAAGGGAATTTTGATTTTTACGACCAGGCGAAGAAATTGTTTTTAAGGGGAATGACAAACCCCCGTAATTTAAGGGTGTTGTTCGAGTTCCCGAAAGACAATACCGGATTGCCAGCCTATGTAATAAGGGAACCGGGTGCAGACCCAGGAGCGGTCAATTCCATAGGAAAAATGAACGGACAGATATACGATGGCGGTGCATGGCAAATAAGAGACAGCCGTTTCCATAACTTTGAAATAATGTGTCTGTCGGACAACATGCTGGAAAGTATAATTATGTCGGAAGTTCTGTATGCGTTGATAATGGGTTCCTACAACTGGCTTTCTACCCAATATGATTTGGTAGAGGTGAGGATAACGGAATTAATGACAAACCAGAACGTACTGCCTATTCCTATATTCATAAAGTCAGTAAGGCTTGACTTGACTTTAGACCAAATTGTAGGTACATTGGTAAATGAAGAGTTGCTGAACAAGATTGCATTTGAGGATGGAGGAATAGCAGCCGAAAAATGGGGTGCGAACAATTATAGTAGGGATTATGAATTGCCCGGTGTAGAATCGGACATTGATAAAATTGTTACGAAATAGTTGGTATAAGGAGGGAAATTGTTTACCTTTATACCGAAAAATATGAATGTAAGGATTTGATAGGGAAGTTCTTGCAGAATTTCGTGGACTAATAAAAGAAAAATAATATGGCATCAACGTTTATTTTCAACGGTCGGCAGATTTCATTGCCAGGTGTCTACTCCACTATTGTAAGTGGGGAAATGAACCCGGCACGAAATCTTGACTATGGAAAAGTCCTTATTATTGATACAGGAAAGTATTCAGCCGGATTTGGTGGCGGTGCTGGTATCAATGGCGAGAATGCGCAGGGACAGAACGCTATCTATACTTTCGACAATATCGCGGATTTTCGTGCTTTCATGAAGGGAGGTCTTTGGTGGAGAGTTGCCGAAGCTCTGTTTGCACCGGACCCTTCAAACCCCGACGCAGTAGGAATTTCCGAACTTGAATTTGTTCGTGCAGCAACAACTACAGGTGCAAAAATGACGTTTGCGACGGCAGCAGGAGGCACGTTTGCGGTAAAAACATTGGACGAAGGTTTGGTAGCCAACGGTTCGTTATTGAACGACGAGTTATTAACAAAGGGTTACGGTATGAACTTTATCGCAGGACGAGAAGACGCTACCAAGTGGATTTTGCAGTTCTGGAGAGGTACATATACCGGAACATACAGCGATGGTTTACCCTACGGAGACATCACGCAGGAAAACAGTGACCCCGAGTTGGTTCTTGAATCACCGGAATTCGGCACTATGCAGGAACTTGTGGATTGGGCACAGAACGATTCCAACTTTGCTTTGGCATTCGTGCTTGACCCGTCTACTAATGTGGAAGGCGACGGTGAGATTACTGAAGGGGACATTACGACGGCATTGGGTGGTAAGCCTTATATTCTGGCGGCAGGAGGTACAGAAAGTTTCGATATGGACGACTTTAACGCTGTACTGGACCAGATTGTAGGTCTGGACTACAGTAACGTCATTCTGGACCAGGTAGGAGACAATGCATATTCGGCAACAACCCGTGCATACCTTACACACATGAACGGTGCAGCCAAATTCCAGCATTTCCTCTATGTGGCAGGATATGATAAGGGAGCCGATTTCTCGAAGGAAATCGATTTGGCGAAAAAGTTTGACAGCTCGTTTGTGCAGCTTGTACACGGTGGCGCTGGTGTGGTATCTGCATTCGATGCGCAGAAAATCCGTTGGTGGGGTGTAATGTATAACTTGTGTGCGATTGTGGGTCGTATCAGTGGAAAACCGCCTTATGTACCGCCTACATTCAAGTCAATCGGAGTTGACAGACTGCAACACGCGTTGACTGAATCAGAGAAGAAGAAGGCATTGAAATACGGTATTTTGACAACTGTATTGAATGACTACACCGGAAAGTTCAATATCTTGCAGGGTGTGAATACATTGCAGGACAACGCCAACTTGTTCAACGCAAAAGGACAGTCCTATTCTATCCAGTTTATGCGTATCGTCGCACAAATCAATAAGGAATTGATTGTAAATGCGACATTGGATTTGCTGGGACAGGAAAACGGTGTTAACGCCAATACACTGACAGCAGGAGCGGTTAAAGACTGGACTGTGGCATACTTGCAGTCAAGAACTGCAACGGACGCACAAGACAATCTGATTTTGTCGTTCAAAGACGTAGTGACAACAAGAAAGGAAGACGCTTATTTCACCACCTACAAAATTGTGGTAAATAACGAAATTACTAAGTTGTTCTTTACTGGATATTTAATTCGTGGATAAAACAAACCCTAAAAATTAGAAGATTATGGCAGTTTTTACAGCGCCTAAAGCGTATATTAAAATAGATAATCAAGTAGCCGGGTTTGTTCGTAATCTGCAATTTGCAGAAAACATCACCCGTGCGAATGTACAAGGGCTTGGCTCACTCCTTAACCAGGAGGTTCCGGCCGTACAGTATCAATGCACATGGACGGTAGACCAATTCTTTATTGACTTCAAGCAGCCAGTAATGGAAGGTATGATGCACCGTCTTGGTTCCGTTAAGTCTATTGTAGACACTTTGATTTTGGGCGAGCTTGGTTTTGCCATTGCTATTTACAGCAAGACAATTCAGAGCCAGGATTCGACTACAAAGATGGTGACAGCAGTAGACCCTACTGGACAGACTATGTGCATGCTGAATCCGTGTTTTGTAAATAATCAAAATTTTTCATTACAGGAATCCGGGGTTGCTGGTTACAATATCAGCGGGATTTATCTTTACCCTATATCAACTTTGGAACTTTAATTTTGATTATAAACAATTGATAATTAGGGAGTTACAATTTAGTAACTCCCTTTTATTTTGGTTATAAATAATTACAAATTACATTAATTATAGAATAATAAAATGTTATGTAATTTGTAAAATATTTTTATTATAGTGAATTATTGGTATTGTGAAATGATGTTAAACAACTCACATTTTACACATAAGCACTTGCGTATGTCATAACAAAATCTTATTTTTGCAATGTGGTTCTGATAAGGGAACCAAGAAAAAGAAGTCAAACAAATAAAAAGATAAAGATATGAAATCAAATGTAGAAAGAATGACGGAAGATTTGAAAAAGGTGTTGTTTTCAAATGTATATAGCTTTGAGATTGAAACGAAAGATATAGTTTTCGGATTTAATAAGGTATTGAAGAAAAGAACTAAATCAATGGCAAAGGCTATAGCTTTGGAACAAAAACTGAGAAATGATGTCGGACGTTATTTGTCCAGTACAGTAGTTGTTGCTTCTGTAAGAATGTACAAAAACGGAGAGTTAAGAGGTGAATTTAAGGCTAATAATTTTTGATTGTCAAACAAATAAAATTTTGAAGTTATGAACGTTTACAGCAAGTTTTGTCCGAATGTATTTTTAGCAAAGTGCGAAGAAAAGTATGAAAAGGGAGAGGTTATCGAAGTAACGACCAAGTACGGAAAGGAAAACGAGTGCATTGTTTTCAATCTGATATATGAAAAGGACGGATTCTATTACTATTCGATAGTGCGTGCAGACGGTTTCAATGTCCAGGAGTGGGCAAAGCAAAGAGCGGAAAGACGCAGAATGTGGGCGGCTTCGGCAGAACAAAAGAGTAATGAGTATTACGAGAAATCCAATAAAGATAGAGACTTCCTATCATTGGGAGAACCTATCAAGGTCGGACACCACAGCGAAAGAGGACATAGAAAAATGATTGACGAAGCCTGGAACAATATGGGCAAAAGTGTTGAGTTCAGCGATAAGGCTGTCGAACATGAAAGAGTAGCCAAGTATTGGGACAAGAAAGCGGAGGTAATTAATCTATCTATGCCGGAAAGTATAGACTATTACGAGCACAAGTTAGAGAAAGCCAAAGAATATCACGAAGGCTTGAAGTCCGGCAAATATCCACGTGAACATTCCTATTCTTTGACTTATGCGAAGAAGGCGGTTAACGAAATGCAAAAGAACTATGACACAGCAAAAAGATTGTGGGGAGAACAAGAGGATTGAAACAGCCATTGAAAGGATAATAGAATATCTTTTCAACTACACCCCCAATTTAAAGAGAACCCGGTCAAAAATAGAACTCATGGAAAAGTTCTGGGAAAAGACCGGGATTTCCTCTAATAGGGCATTATGGGAATATATGGTGTTTCAAGGTTCTATGATAGAGAACAGCCGATACAAGGAAATGATGTTCGACCCCTATAACTTGATAGGTCCGAAAGCAATAGAGAAATGGAACAATAGAAGTAAATACCAGGTATTCAGAGCCAATAAATACCAACGTGAAAGAGGGTGGATAAGTCCTTTTAAGGAGGAGGAAGAGGATTTGTCCGAAAGATACAGGGAGATGTTAAGGAAAAAGTATTGGAACAAGGAGAAGGGGTTTATACTTTGCAGCCAGTACGGAGGATGGCTATTCGACAAAGACAGATGTAAGGATTGTATATTTTATAAGATTTGTGAAAAATGACATAATAAAAGTTTATGTTATAAAATAATATTTGTATATTTGTGCCATGAAAAAGACAGTGAAGGAAGAAGTAAGACCGTGTGTTTCTTGTAAGGAGAATCATTTCATATATGACCGCAACAGATGGTTATGTAAGGAATGCTACGACAATAGAAAGAAATTGAAGTTGAACCGCGCTTCATTGAAGGAAGAGGAAAACAGGCTTAACGAAGTGTTTGTTAAGGTATGGGAGGAGAACCCCCACTATTGTTTCCATTGTGGAAAGTGGCTGGGGCTTGAAATGAAACCTATTTTCTTCTCCCATATATTGAGTAGGGGCGCGCATCCCGGTTTACGTTGTGACCCGGAAAACATAGTTTTGGCATGTATGGAATGCCATCAGATATACGATTTCGGAGACAGAAACAGTCTGAAGAACCAGATACCGGAAGAGAGGATAGAAAAACTTTTGGAGAAAGAGCATGGGAAAAGATATTGATTTACTGATAGGATGCGCAGAAGTGTTTACCGCTATAGGACTGAAAAGGATTTCCAGAATGATAGTGGATTACCTGGAGAACCCTAATAGCGAGAAGGCGGAAATATTTCAGAAAGAGGTTGAGGCATGGAAGGAATACGAGGAACGTTCAAAAGGCAGAATGTTTGTGTTCAGTGACGGGGAACACGCCCTTATGAAGTATTTTATTATATCGTATGAAAAAGACTGGTATTCGGACGGAAACCCGGCTATAGTGATAAACAAGCTGGCAGACGAAAGTGCATCATTCAAGGACAACCCTATAAAGAATTTATGGGTGGTGTATAAGAGCGAAGAGGAAAGGGACAAGGATTTTGAAAGGTTGTTAATGATAAAGTAATGAGGTATGAACTATGGATTATCCTATAAAGGGAGTAAATCACGTATTGCAAAATGGGTTGTTGAGGCTCTTCCTTCTGCCGATGTATGGGTAGAACCTTTTGCCGGAGGATGCGCAGTCACTCATGCAGCTATTTTATCGGGGAAATACAAAAGGTTTATCATAAACGATATAACGGACAGCGCAAAGTTTTTCGCTGACGCGGTAAACGGGAAGTTCAAGGATGAAAACCGATGGATAAGCAGGGAGGACTTTTTCAGACTAAAGAAAGACGATACGTATGTAAGACTATGTTTTTCTTTCGGCAACAATCAGAGAACCTATTGCTACAGTGAACAGGTCGAACCATATAAGAAGGCTTTCCACTATGCAATCTGTTTTGGTGATTTTAGTCTGTTTGAAGATATGGGTATCTCTATTCCGGAAGATGTGTTTAAGGGGTGTGATACATTCAAGGACAGAAGGCATGCAATAAAGGATATTCTGGTGAAGCTTAATTATCCGGATAATTTGCAGAGATTGCAAAACATGGAACGGCTGGAAAGACTTTGGGGTTTGCAGAGTTTACAGGGAATGGGTAATATCGAAGTTTTCCAGGGTGATTATAGAGAGCTGGGAATACCGGAAGAAGAGAAGTATGTAATATATTGTGACCCGCCCTATATAAATACAGAAGGGTATTCTACTAAATTCAGCCATGAAGAATTTTATGGCTGGGCGAAACGGCAAAAGAATTGCTATATATCGGAATATTGGATGCCCGAAGATTTTGAAAGGGTTGACTATATAGATAAAACGGTATTATTTTGTGGAAATAACAAAGGCTGTAACAAGCAAGAAGGTCTTTGGATTTGTAAAAATAATTTATTTTAGTTGGTATGGGAAAATTTTTGATAGAAGATGTAAACGCGAAAGGATTGCTTATCTGGATGAACGACAATTTCCGGAAGCAGAACGGGAAACGGTTTACCCGTAACGATGTGCAGGCATATATAATGAGGGGACATTTGCCGGAATACCTGGGAGGAAACGAGATTGTGGTAACCCCTAAAAAGCATTGCACAATCAAGATGTACAATGTATTGGAAAATGACAATAACCCCGTAATGGAGGAAGAAGAAAATGAATGTATTGGTAGCATGTGAGGAAAGTCAGAGAGTTTGTGAAGCTTTCAGAAAGAGAGGTCATAACGCCTTTAGTTGTGATATTGTAGATTGTAGCGGAGGACACCCCGAATGGCATTTCAAACAGGATGTCTTGCAGGTTATCCCTAATTTTGGAGGAAAGCTGCAAAACGGTGAGGAGTATTATTTGCCGGAAGGCGAAGAATGGGATTTGATGGTTGCGCATCCCCCTTGCACCTATCTATGCGTGTCCGGTGCTGCATGGTATTATCACCCGGAAGACAAGGGATTACCGATAGAACAGAGAAGACCGCATCCTAAATATCCGAACAGGGCGAAAGACCGAGAAGAAGCCGTTAATTTCTTCATGGAGTTATACAATTCGGGTGTAAAAAGAATTGCTATAGAGAACCCGGTAGGAATAATGAGTACAAGATTCAGAAAGGCAGACCAAATCATAGAACCTTGGATGTTCGGGGACGAAGCAAGCAAGAAGACTTGCTTATGGCTTAAAAATCTACCTAAACTCACTCCTACAAAGATTGTCGGGAAAGGTGAAGTAGTGGAGGGGAAGAACGGGTTTAGAATGCAGAAATGGTATTGTGACGCCTACGGATTACCAAAAGAGGAAAGACAGAAGATAAGAAGCAAGACGTTTCCAGGTATTGCGGAAGCGATAGCGGAACAGTGGGGTAATTTAGAATGATGTTTAAAATTTAGTAACGTGAAAACAAGTAGTAATTTCGTGATTGTCTATGACTTTGAAACTGGGGGATTGCCAAGTAAGGAAAAACAAGCTTTTTTGGACATTCCTTTGGTCGAAATGGCTATGTCGTGTATAGACATGAAAAAGCTGGAAATAATAGACCGTGTGGAAATGATATTCCCGTATAACTACAAGGAAGGACTTGCAGGATATTCGGAGGAAGCAACGGCAGTACACGGTATAACAAAAGAAGTCCAAGAAGAGAATGCGGTGCCATTGAAAGAGATATACAGCACTTGCAAGAAATGGTTCGCCAAATACAAGAATCCACGCCAGATGTGTACGCTTGTAGGGCACAATATCGTAGGATTCGATAACCCGTTTCTGAAAAACTTCTTCGCCTACATGAACGACGATATAGACAATTACGTAAAATACTACATAGACACGATGCAGTTTGCACACATGGCGGCTTTGGAACAGATGGACTATAAGCTGGGCACGTGTTGCCAGGCTGCCGGGATTGACCTTGTGGAAGCGCACAGGGCGCAGCACGATGTGGATGCGAACGCGATGTTGTTCATTTCCTACGTGAAGAAGTTAAGGGGTGAAGGCGTGGAAACGGTGGAGAAGAAAGAAAGGAGATATAGAGAGGACTTCCAGTTATGTTGACGGGTGACGGAAAAGGAATACTTACAAATAATCAGCTTACATATCTGTACAATGCGGTAGACAATATCATAGAGAGACTGCCGGAAAGGGCGCTTAACCAGTTGTTGGAAGGATATGGAAACGACGTTGATACCATGCTTAGGGAAATGGTGCATCAGTCGGAAAAGGCGCTGTATCTGGGTCGGACGCTGGATTCAGAAAGTTTATCCTATGTGGATAACGTGAAAGCCTCTATGGACAATACGCTTAAAATATTGTCCCTCAATTATTTCATAACAACCATGTTGCCTAAATTCCGGTTAGGGTGGCGTAATATAGAGTGGGGAAATCTCACTCAATTATACCCGTGGAGTTGTTATTTATGCGCCCGGGCGAGTGGCAAGTGCATGAGTGCTGATACATTGGTTGTAATGTATGATGGGGCTTTGAAGAAGATTCAAGATATAGAAGTTGGTGATAAAGTGATGGGTGTTGATTCAACACCGCGTACAGTGCTGCAATTACATAAAGGTGTTGCACCTATGTATAAAGTGAGACAGTCCAAAGGAATGACTTATGAAGTGAATGAAGGACACTTGCTTTGCTGTTATTATAACGGTTATTTCATTGATGTAGAAGTAGATGCTGTATGTAGACAACAGAAAGATATAAGAAAGTTGTTTCTGGGATATAAAGTCAAGAATATAGGGAAAGGAACACCAGAATTTGATTATTCTTCATTGAAGATTGAACCTATTGGAGAGGGGGAATATTATGGTTTTGCGTGCGATGGAGACCATAAGTTTTTATTGGAGGATGGGACGGTTGTACATAACAGTTATCAATGGTCTTATGCCTTTATTCTGTGGCGTTTATGGTCCTACACAAGACCGACTGCATATAGACAAGACACGGTAGACAATGCCAACCGGAAAGAAACATGCTATATTACCAATACTTTTACACTGGCAAAGGTGCAGATAGCGAAAGTGACGGAAGAGATAGAGGCGAACGACTTAATAAAGGAAAAACTGAACCCTTATAACAAGGCTTCAATCGGAGAAACAGCCATAAAGACGGAAACGGGGAGTACGCTGCATGTACGCGGTAAGGATTCAATGATTCGCGGTCTGCATGTGGGGGCTTGCTTGTGTGACGATATGCCGGATGAAAGTTCCCTATATTCGGACGAACAAAGAGAGAAATTGAAAGAACTTCTGAAAGGTACTATAGAACCGATTGTAGAGCCATACGGTTACTTTCTTGTAACTGGTACGCCTTATTCTTCTGCACCGAATGAATTGTACCAGATATTGAAGGCAGACAAGCGTTTCTATTGTTTTGAATATCCGATATTGTTTCCGGATGGCAGACCGTTGGCACCAGACAGATACACGTTTGAACAGATATTGGCGAAAAAGGAAGAACTTGGAACGATTGTGTTCAACCGTGAATACTTGGTGGTTCCTATCAGTGACACGTCAACGATATTTCCGTATGAATATCTGATGCGTAGCGTTATAGGAATGGAAACGATACGTTTTGCGTCAAGTATAGACGATTTTCCTTTCAAGCTTACAAGGGTACATATAGGTGTGGACTTTGCGGTTTCCGGTAATATTGGAGCGGACTATACAGTGTATTCGGTATGGGGCAAAGATGCGATGGATAACTACTATTTGTTGTACTATTACCGGAAGCGCGGTATGTCGCATAACGAACAGGTGGATAAGATTGTACAGCTTGACCGACTTTTCCACCCCAATAAGATACGGTGTGAGGCAAACGGTTTCCAGTCCATATTGTCCGGACTGGCAAAGGAAAGAGGGCTTAAGAATATAGAACCATTTACGACAACGGAAGGAAACAAGAAAGATTTGTATACTGGACTACCTTCTTTGTCCGCAATGTTTGAAAGAGGACAGATAAAATGCCCCTATGCGATAGGAGAAACGAGGCAGGCGGTTGACTTGATGTTCGGTGAATTTTCTTCTATTACATTTAGAAGTGATAACAGGAAATTGGAGGCGGCAAGTGGTCACGATGACGTGGTAATGTCGTCGTTCATTTCCTTAAATAGCTTACGCGAAGACGATAAAGAAGTACAAGTAAGTGTAGAATTAATATAATGTTAATTATATGTTAAAAGCACATAAGCACTTGCGTATGTCATAACATAATCTTATCTTTGTAATGTGAGAAAGAGATAAACGAAGTCAAACAAATAAAAAGATAAGAAAATGGAAAACGATGTTAAGGTTCTCAAAGAGTTATACAAGTTCATTTGTGTTAGTGAAGGTATTAAGGCAATTGCCTTGAAGTTCTGTAAAGTTGGAAGGGGCGGTGCTTGTTGTTCTTATGTGGCTAACAAACCGAAATCAATCTCTATTGACTTGAATAGAATCAATGTCGGTTCTGCCTATGCTTTGTGCCATGAAGTAGCGCATCAGATTTGCATTGCAAATGAAGGCAATGCAACGCATAACGCAAAGTTTAAAAAGATGGAAAAGGAATTGGTTAAGAAGTACGCTAATTGCGCTATTGCAAGAAATTTAATTTGGTAATGAAGGGAGGATAAGGTTATGATTACTGATAGAAAGAAAGCCCCGGCATGTTTGAGATACAATGTCAACAATAATTCCGGTTCAATCAACAAGGAATTTGGTAAAGACCAGCAAGCAGCATATGATTTTGCAAGCCAAATGAATGAAACAGCAATAATTAGAGGATATATGTTCGTGAAACATAAAGGTGAATGGGTAAGAAATACGATTTTTATAGACCATGTTTTTAAATAAAGAAGGAGGGTAATGTTATGAAAAAGGATTTGGTAAAGACGGCTTTAGGATATAGATGTTTTCTATCTATTGAGGAAATTGAAGTAACAGACCCTAAAGATAAGAAGGAATGTAAGATACTTGAAGAATTTAACGATTCTACAACTATTAAGAAAATAGCATTGAAGTATACCGACAACAAGCTGTTCCACGAGATAACAAACCGATTGATTGAACTTGATAAGGTGGATTTGACAGAAGAAGAACATGCAGAAAGACAGGCGTTAATTACATTGTCTCAATATTTTAGAGTTAAGTTTTGATTTAACCGATTAATAGCGTATATTTGTAACGTATATAACATTTTGTGATTATGGAGGATAAGATAATTAAGATTAAGGGACACGAATATAAGATGTCCTTTCCTACAGTAGGACAATATTACGAGATTGAAACGCAGAAGCAGTTTTTAGGTCGTGGATATTACAATACCTTATTGGGAAACAGAACGCAGGCTGCGGCTGACGCTTTGGATATGATAGACATTGAAGCGACGCTTACAGTAATGTTGCCCGATTTGCTGGCAGATATGAAGGTGACTTCTTTCAAGCAGCTTGGTATCAAGGACTATGTAGAAGTAAGGGATATTTACAACAAGGAGGTTTTGCCCTTTATTAAAGAAGTTGAAAAAATGATGAACCCCAACCGATAAGAGTATTCGAGCGAGAATTACTATAGTTTGAATGTTTAGTTATTCAGAGGAGTGTGGGGGTATAGTCTGTTATGGGTTATACCCCCACTTTTGATTGATTTTGTATGATGGAGCGAGATAAAAAGGAAGATTTCAGAACGTTTGTAGTCAGATGGAATAACAAGTTTCCGCTTGACAGATGGTATAGAAAGAAACATAACATTGCTTTCATGTCCGAGGAACACAAGAAATGTTCTTTTTTTCAACAACTTTTCGAGTTCGAGGAAGACCGGATGTTCAAGCAGGCTTTGGAGGACGAGGAAAAGAAAGTTGAATACGTTCCGAATATCGGTGAATGGCTGAAAGATTCCTATGATGAAATGGTGGACCAGGAAACCGATACCAAGGAGATAACGCAAAGTCAGATTGAGGCTTTCCGTGAAGAAATGGCGCGGATGGCTGAATACGAGGAAAGCCAAAAAGATAAGGAATAATGGCAGAGGATAAGAGGATTAGGATTGCGGCCGATACCACACCGCTAAGACAGTTGAGAGAAGAAGCGGTTTCTTTGTACCGCGAGATAAACCAGACTTCCATGCAGAGCGCACAGGAAGCCGAGAAAAGCATTTCACAGCTACGGGAACAACTTGCATTGATGGAAGACCGTAACGAGCTTGAAAGACTGTTGCTGGACCTTAAAAGACAGTCTGCCGCCATTGATGCAACCACAATGCAAAAACCGTCTCCTATGCCGGAAAGACCGATAAGGAGACAGCCGCCTACAGAAGAACTTCCAAGACCGGAACAGCCTATCATAGACCCCGAAACCGGGTCTATTACATGGGACGTATCGCCAAGAAGAAAAGAGGAAACCGTACAGCCGGAACCAAGACGGAAAGGGCAAAGACCGGAAATGGAAACGGATGTAGAAGAACCTTTGCCTATAGAAGAACCGGAAGAAAGACCAGCGCCCAGAAGAAGGAGAAGAAAAGTCCAGGAACCCATACCGGACGTGGAACCTATCATAGATGAGGAAACTGGTTCTATGACCTGGGACTTGACACGGAAACCGCAAAGGGAAAGAGTTACCCCTATAGAAAGAGGTGTAGAAAGAGAAGAACCGACAACAAAGGAAACGCAGAAGGAAATATTAAGGGAAATAAACAGACACGTCGAAAATATAGATGAATCCGTTACGAACGTTGACAACTCTAAGAATTTCCAGGACAACAGCGAAAACAGAACGGACAACTCACGGCATACGGAGAATATAACCGAGAATGTCGTGAATATTGAAAAGAATACCCAGACAATAACGGAGAACACGACCGCTATAAGGGAAAAAGGGAATATGGAGGTTGTTTCTGAACAGCCGAACAGACCTCTATTAAGGGAAGACGATAGAATACAGAGAAGACCGGAAATAACGGATAACGGACAGTCTGAAATCAAGTTTTCAGATGAGGGAATAATACGTGCTATTACCGGACTTGGAACAATAACAAGTAATACAGGACGTGATGTTATTTCCGTTTTGAAAGATTTATCAAAAGGAAGTGGGGAAGAAAGAAAAGGCAATAGTGTTACACGTTATTTGGAAGCAATTGCAAATTCAATTTCTGTAACAGAGGATAATGTTCAAGATATATTGGAAGAATTGCGTGGTATGTCTGTAGGAGGTGGAGGCGGTGATAATACTTCTCCATCTATAGGTGGAGGTGCCGGGGGAATGGGTGGATTTGGTGCACTTCTTGGGTTGATTCCTGGACTTGGAGCTTTTAGGGGAGTAGGATTATTAAAAGGTCTTTTGGGAGCTGGAACAGTATTAGGAGCAGTCAATACCGCTAAAAATGTATTGTCTGAAAGATATTTTAGAAACGAAGCTTTCGATTATCGTTCTCAATATCAAGGTACCATAGAAACGGAAGCCAATAGAAGGATGGTTGAGGCTGCAAATGAAGCTGATAAATATAGATGGATTCCGTTTATAGGAAGCGTTATAGCGAGAAGTATAGAGCAGCCAGCACAGCTTATGGCTGAGAAAATGAAGGAAACGACACAGAAGTATTTCGAGGCAGAAAGAAGGCTGATACCCTATTCGCAGACTATGGGTGTTTCTGCCGGGCAGTCAATGCTCCAGGCTGGAAGAGAAGGTGGTTACGCAGCTTCTGCACTTGGTATGGATTACGCTTCATATCTTGGAAGACGTGCCGAACTGATACGTGCAGGAGGAGGGCGTTTTGTAGGAGGTAATGAATATGACCCGTATGCGGTAAGAGAAACGCAATCTGTAATGGCGGCTGAAAGACTGTTTGGTTTATCTCCTAATGCAGTCAACCGTTTACAGGGCGCAATGAGATTTGGAGATGAAAATATGGGTGTCGGTGCTTCTGCTATTATTAGGGAGTTTGAACAAGCAATGAGGAATTTAAACATTCCTTTTGCTGAGATTGCTTCCACAATGGAGGAAAGTTTAGATACCTTTATAAAACAGTCGGACCAGATTCTTTCAAAGCGCGGTGAGTTTAGAGCACAAGAACTTGCAGCAATGTTTAGTGCTGTAAGAGAGGAAACTGGATTGAGAGGAAGACAGCTTGAAAGGGTACAACAGGCATTTACCGGACAAGGGATGTCTAAAAATGAAGTTGTCAATGCGATGCTTGTACGTTCTATCCAGGAAGAAATGCCGGACAAAACGGATTATTCAGAAATACAAGAAGAACTGGAAAAGACACGTGCAGGACAAGGAAATGCAGCAGTTCTTGAAAATTTCTTGAATAGGCTTGTAGAAACCACTGGCGGTGGTGCGGAACAATTGAGGCTACACATGTCAGAAGTTTTCCCTAATTTGTCGTGGGGAGACATTAACGCCACTATAAAAAAAGATAGTGACCCGGCTGCAATGGTTAGAAATTTGTTTGATTTGTATCAAAAAGCTCTTGGAAGATTACAAGAAACACCTACAGAAGCATACGACAAAAGGGCGGCTGCACGTACAGTTGGAACAGGAGAAAGCATGCAGGCTTCTGATACCAATAAACAGATTGGTGAAGGTGCGAAGTCGTTGAAAGATATTTATTCTTCTATTAGGGAAATTATAGAACTTATGAAGAATAGTAAAACAGAAGGTAGAAACCTTATGGAAGAACGGTCACAGATAAATGTAAATGAATCTGATGCAACAAAAGGTTATACACCGTTTATTCCGGAAAGAATACCTTTGGCAGGAGCTACACAACAGGATTCTATTAAGCAGTTTGAAGATGTCTTGAACAAGGCTTTAGATAAGAAGTTTAAAGAATACTCTTTAAAAGAAGAAATGAGAAGTAGATTACCGCAAGAACGATGAAAGTAAATATATTTAACATACAGAGTTATAAGTACAATGTCCCACCTAAAACCTTTATAGAGGACTGGCAAAAGGGATTGGGACCAGATACACCGGAAGCAAAAAAACTGACGGTTCCGGAATTTATGGATGTCGTTAATGAGGTTTCCAAAATTTCAAATTTGGATGCTATCTGGGCTACGTATGACGATTGGGAAAAAGAGAAATACAAAAATGAATACTCAAACAAGGACTTGCCGTATATCAAGCCGAACACGCCTCTTTCCTTTCCTATAAAGGATTCACCATTGCTTATACAGAAAGCTGCTAAAAGTGATATGTTCATGAAACAGCGCGAATTTTCGGCTTATTGGGCTGAGAATTTGAAAAAGCTTTTGGAAGATAAAGAAGGTTATGTAGCCGATAATGTGGTTGCATTGGATGAAGAAAGGGCAGTGCGAACGAAAGTGCAGCCTATCAATATAAAGGTGTGGATATATTGCAAGGCGATAAACAAGGTTGTAGATGTAAGCCAGTTTGTCAATACTTGTTCTACAGACAAGGGATTCAAGAACGGTACGTTTTCGATTAACATAACACCCTTCAAGGATGCCAATATGTCGAACGTGTACGGTGCAGGGTATTATGATATATTCCCGGTTGTAACGCCTAAAGGATATGACTATAAATCCTATCTCGAAAAAGTGGTGCAGATAAATGATATAGTGTTTATCCGGTTTGAACGGCTGAGGCTGGAAGGAAGCTCAGACAGTGAGAATGCCAACGATTTGTTTGTACCTTTGAACAAACTTGCTAATAACGGTCCGGATTATAATGTATGGGATATGATAGGTTTTGTGGACAGTGTAATGGAAATCTATTCTTCGGAAGACAATTCAAAGAGCACTGTTATAAGCGGACGAGATATCACGAAAATGTTTGTGGAGGACGGAAGTTATTTCATTCCGTTGGAAAACGTAAACGATACCATACAAAACTGGCTGATAAGGAAAACGGGCGGTGTATGGGACGGACGTAATATATTTAGCGGTGAATATCAGTTTGTATGGAATTTAGGGTACAAGACGATAAACGAATGTATCTGGTTTATCATAAACATAATGTCCTCTATTGGAGTATGCAGTGACGGGGTGTTTTCTTCATGGGGTGACAAGCGGATAACGGCATACAGCATTCCAGGACAGCAGGACTTGAAGGTGAGGGGGATATGGCAGATTGTCAAGCTGCAAGTCTCTGGGGATATAATGGAAAGGATTGTGACAGATACAGGGTTGGGAAATCCGAACGGAACGTTGATGCAGTATATGGAACGTATTTGTCAATATCCGTTGACCGAATTTTTCTTTGACACCTATATAAACACGATTGATGTCATTGTAAGACAGCCGCCGTTTACGGAGAAGGCAATAAAGGACGCTTTCAAATCGGAAAACTATATCACGATAACGCCGGACAATGTAATATCATATAATCTGAGTTATGACCCACGGGTTTACACCTGGTTCCAGTTACACGCGCAGAATGCACAGGTAGGAGGTAAAGACAAGCCGGGACTGGCTTTCGTTCCTATTGTGTACCTGGAAGAATACGTGGAACGATGGGGTAACAGGAAAATGGATTTCGTGGACATGTACTGTATTCGTATGATACAGAACGGGGCGGAAAACCCGAAGATATTTTCTACTTACCAGGCAACAATGCTGAATGATTTGATTTATCTTGTCGAAAGCAATATGTATGTACCTTTTACACGTTGCGGAACGATAGAAATAAATGGGGACAGGCGTATAAAGGTAGGAACTTTCGTACTGAACCAGAGCACGAATGAGTTTTTCTATGTGACGAATGTAACCAATACAATATCATTCAACCGAGACGGGGTAGACAGACGTACAGTATTGCAAGTGGAAAGAGGATTTTATGTACCTATACTTAAAGGAAATCTGATGGAAGCGGTAAAAAGAAATGACAACTCCGTTTCCGAGAAATCAGCGTCCGGATTTACACCCGATTATTTTAAGCTGGTGGACTTAAGCGGTTTGAGGCAGAAGGCAAAGGAAGCGGAAAGCGGACAGATAACGTCTTATGATAATCCGACAGTTGACAAACAACAGTTTGACTATTTTTTGAACAGGAAATACTTTGGAGGAATGGAATAATGGCAGGGGGAACACCAAGAATAAGCAGCAATAATTTACCGCCTATAATGAAGGGGTATATAATGATACCCACGGACGTAGGCAGGGAAGCGTATATAGACACGGTATTCAGAACGAATATTGTTGCCGTGATGATGGAAGGCGGTATATTCCGCAATGATGCACGCATTACCAACGAGGCTATCAATAACATATGGTTTCCCGAAAAACCTGGCGAGAAGGGATGCCAGGTAATGATAGCGAGCAGTGATTTTTTGAATCAGCCTACTGTTATAGGGACCTTTATAGGCAATGATGAAGTTCCGGCATGGAGCGAGGATGTTATACGGATGAAAAAACAGGTGGAAGGAGTAACTATGTCTATGACGATAGACCCACGCAACCAGGAATGGAACATGAACCTTACTTCTATAGAGAAGCCCGTAAATTTCAACGTTACATTAGGAGGTAACGAAAAACATAAGATAAGATTGCAGAGTTCGGGGGAAGCCGAGATAGTGGCTTCCAAGAAGGTGAAGGTAACCGGATATAACGAAGTCATTGCGGAAGTCGTTAATGTGGTCGAGGACGTGAAAGAAAAGGATAAGGAGATAAGGCGTTTTACTATGAACATGGAAGAGGCTAATTTTACGTGGAAGACCCAGGACAAGACAACCGTAATAAAGGCCGACCCCAACACTGTAGACGTTAATTTCCACGACGGGAAAAGCCATATAACAATGGATGAAAGCGGTGTAGTGCTGGGATATGACAATGATGCGGAAATGATTCAGTTAACGCAGAACCTAATAAAGCTTATGACCGGACAGAAAGTCAATATAAACAATGCGAAGGAACCTCTAACACTGGCGAACACTTTGATACAGCTATTGAATAATGTAGAGAATCAGATAATGACGCTAAAGAACGCATGGCAAACAGCGCTTGCAGGTTCAGCAGCGATGGACGGGGGTAAAGCCGGATTCGGTGCCGGGGTCAGTGCGGTAGCGGCAGTTAACCCATTGCAGTTTGATGGAATAAAAAGCACGGTAACTTTTTCGGATTGATAATTATTTCGTATTTTTGAAAACGATAAGAAAAGATTATGGCAAACGTCGCGCAGGCAGCAATACAAAAAGCAGGGTCTTTGATAGAGACGGCTGGAAGAGCTATATTAGCATCTCAATTTCCGAATGATTTTGAGGTGTATCTCTGTACACTTGAACTGGCAGATTCAAAGAACAATACGATAGATTTTTTCACATTCCCTATTACCCCGAATGCGATAAGCAAGACGGAAGCGAAAAGGGAAAATATAAGGAACACGGCAGGAGGCGTAACGGTATTGTCTTCTCCTACCTTTGTACCACAGGACATTACAATAAGAGGCGATTTTGGACGAACATTTAAATTGCTATTGTCGCTTGGTGGCGGTGCGTCAAGTCTGGCAGGAGCGGCCTATAGTTTATCAGCCGGGAAATGGAGTTTGAGCGATATTTCGGGTAAAAATACGAACTCCTTAAAGTCGGCTTCGTTCGACCCCTCTGTTAAGAACGGATATGGATGTACGAAGATATTGCAGGCTATCATATCAAAAAGCAATGGCGTGGATAAGGACGGTCTGCCATTTCGTCTTTACTTCTACAATATGGCTTTGGGTGAGAGTTATTTGGTTGTGGTGCCCCCTACTGGGCTGGTATTGAATCAGAGTTTACAGCGTAACATGATATGGGAGTATTCGCTTACAATGACAGCGATAGCGCCTTTGGAGGCTGTATCAGGCGAACAGAAGGCGAAAACAGCACTCACTAAAATTTGTACGGCCGCAGCAATACAGAAAGGTGTGAACGATTTGGCGGCTTCTTTAGCAACGTTGTTATAAAAGGAGGATAAAGGATGGATGCAGTAATGGAAACGGCATACGCCAAATTCAAGAATATTACAGGGTACGACATAAAGAAGTTCTTCCAGGATTATGTTGATTTTTGTAATAATCATTACCCCTATATAGTGGACTATTACCAGGGAGGCGAGATAAACGCACAGTCATTCTACGAACTTGACAAGATGATTGCACAAATCAATATCGTAGAACCCATGTTTCAACTTCATGAAAACAAGTTGGACGATATTTCTATGTGGGAAATACTGGATAACTTTTCGGAAGTGGAAACAAAGATATTGACAATAAAAAATTCTGACAGATGGTTAAGAAGTGCAACGCTTGGAAGACAGAACACTCTACAGCTTGACAAGCAGTTAAGGACAGGAGAGACGTTCGAGAATGTAGCGGAAGAAATCGCAATGACGGACCCGGAAGACGACTGGACTTCTATAACTACACCACAATACATTATAGAAGAGGATTATAAGGCAGGTCAAGGAAGTAATACTTTTGCTGTAAATCTTCGCAATATCGGTGTAAACTATGTGGATAATGTGGTAGATACACTGGTAGGCGAGAACGTGTTGGGTAAAGACATAGATACGGAGTTTGAGTTTAAGAATGATGATTTGAAGGTGAAGAAATTCGGTACATCTATGGAGCAGGCATTAAAAATCATATTGGAGGCTTTGAAAGGCTGTATTCCGGAATTCAAGGACTACGGACTTCCATCTGATTTTGTAGGTCAGACAACAAATGCAATACAATACCCGGTAATATTTAAGGCCCTTATGAACATGTTCCAAAGAGATAACCGATGGGCGAGTGCAGAGCTTCTTGATTTGGTAAAAAAAGAAGACGCGGTGTTTATGAAGGTGAAGGCTACAACCGTGACGAGAGAAGATTTTGTTATTAATGTTCCTATTTAAATATATTTACAATGATTACTAAAACAGCGAATACGATTGCAAATTTAAAGAATTTGTGGATTGAAATGTTCTTAAACAAGACCGACCGCGTTTCAAACATTGCGGACGGTTCTGTACTTAATGGCGTCGCTTATGGTACTGCAAAGGTGGCGCAAAAAGCGATAAAGGATATTGCCATAGTGGAGGCGCAGATTTTCCCAAAGTCGGCAACAGGCGAATATCTGGACAAATCAGCCGCGTTGTTCGGTGTAAGTCCGAGAAAAGAAGCGCTTGGTTCCTCTACTTATGTACGTGTTTTTGCCGAGCCTGGCACGCATTATGAGGTAGGGACAAAGTTTATTTCAAAGAATGGAGTGCAATTTACTGTAGACCAGCCTTTTACGGTTGATAAGTCGGGATATGGATATATCAGTGTAAGAAGCGTTATCACCGGGTCTGCTACCAATGTGGAGGCGAACAGTATTACCGAAGTATCACCAAGACCGTTGACACATATAGAGTGCACGAATGAATATGCGGCTATTGGTGGACGTGATTATGAGGACGACGATACATTCAGAAACAGAATAATAAATTACAACAACAAGCTTTCCACCGATACAATGGAAGGCTGGACACAGATATTCCAGGATTTGGATTCACGCATTCTAAAGGTTATGAATGTCGGTTTGGGTGAGGACGGAAAGACGCACATCTACCTTGTAACCCAAAACGGCTCTTTCTTTACGGACGATGAATTGGAAGAATTGCTTACAAAAGCTACACCCTATTTCGGATTGACCGAACTTGACTTGCAGGGGAATACGCTTGGAATTGTGATTGAGAATGCAAAATGGATGTATGTAGGCGGTGAAGAAGGGGTAGATTTCCGTGTGGAATTGTCGCCTAATGCAGTGATTGCGGATGTAAGAAAAAATATCCAGATTGCAATGACGAAATATCTGGATTTCCGTTTCTGGGAAGCAGGCAAAAAGGTAGAATGGGATGATTTGCTGGAAGTGGTGAAGACCGCAGAAGGCGTGAAGTATGTACCGGACGAATACTTCTTCCCCTATTTTGACGAAGAAGTGCCTTTGAATATGTTGCCTCGTATCAAGGGATTTAGAATGCGAGACCTGGAAGGAAACATTCTGTATGATTCGGGTAGCAGCTTGTCTAATATTTTCTATCCGGCAGGAGAAAGCGATATATATAAAGGCTCTCAATCGGTTATAGCGTCACAGAAATACTTGTGTTCGTTTACCGTAACCAATACCAAGAATGTAGCCGTACCGGGTGCATACATAACAATAGGAAACAAGGTAATCATTACGGACAGTAACGGTACGGCCAACATTCTTTTGGAAAATGGGGAATACTCGTACATATTATCAAAAACGAACTGGACGCAAAAGACAGGGGAGTTTGTCGTTCTGAACAACCCTATTTATATAAACATAAATGATTTCATTGCAACACCCTATCCGGTTACGTTTACTGTATATGAAGGAGAAGCGCCTTTGCAGGGTGTCAAGGTGACGACAAGCGTGTACACGTCTGAAACGGACGATAAGGGACAGGCGGTCATTAATTTGGAGCCGGGAACCTATGAATACAAGCTTGAAAAATCGGGTTTCCAGACCATAGAAAGTGTATTTACGGTTGAAAATCAGCCAGTAGATATATTTCAAAGAATGTTCCTTACAAAAATGAATGTAAATTTTGCTGTAATTGACAGAAACAGAAGTATTTATATTCCGGAAGCAAACATCACAATAAATGACATAAAGGAAAAGACGGATAACGAAGGGCAGGCAAGCATGGGGCTGCAAACTGGGAAATATGAAATGAGGGTCGCAAAAGAAGATTATCAAGACCTTGTAAAAGAAATTGAGATTGTCGGAGAAGACCCTAATTGTATTCTCGTCGAAATGACGGCAATTCCGTATGCGATAAAGTTTACAGTGCTGGATTCTGCTACCCATATGGTTTTGGAAGGAGCAACGATAAAGATAAATGGTTCTACCTATCTAACAGACAAGGAAGGTATAGCGATTATAAGCTTGCCGAACGGGACCTATGAATATACGGCTTTCAAGTCCGGCTATATGTCTGTCAATGATTTTATAGTGGTGGAAGGTTCGGAAGTATCTAAGATTGTGGAACTGGAGCAGGCTTTCTATACATTCCGCTTGACTGTACGGGACATTGAGAACGGTAATTATATCCAGGGTGCGGAATTGCAAATAAACGGAGAGACGCGTGTAACGAACGTTAACGGTGTTGCAAGCGTGACACTTGGAAACGGTGACTATGAATATACGGTAACGCACAGAAACTATAAGAGATACACCGGAACGGTGACTATCAAGGACCAGGATGTACCGGAAACAATTTACTTGGAATTGAGAGATACGGTAATAACATACACTGCAACGGACGCGATAACGAAGGCTCCTATTTCTGGCGTATATATCGAATTGATAAATAAGGGGACTGGAATTAAAGTGGATTCCGGTTATACGAATGATATAGGTGTATTGCAGCTTGGAGCGGAAGCAGGAGAATATACTTGGAATGCGACGCATAGATATTACGATGCAGTAGAAAACCAGTCGATAACGCTTGAAAAATTGAAGGATATAGACCTTCCCTTTACTATGACAAGAAGGGAAATCGAACCGGAAGTTGACGTAATAGAGAATATCCCCGGTGTGTCCGGTGATGCTACTACAGTAAGGTTCAGTGGTGAAAATACGGCTGAGACGTTATCTAATGACAGTTATTATTACATAGTTCATACACCGGAAAACTTCGTTGTTCCTAACAAAGGGGTGACGTTTGATTTGATGGAACATGTAAAAACTTTTCGACGTGCAGAAATTGGCGGTGAGGACGAGCCATACGATTTTGCAAGTGGAGGTGCAGAATTGAAATTCAACGTATCGAATGACGAAATAGCTTCTTTGGAAGGTACGATGTTGACAGTGCAGCCGAATGTGACACGTGATGCACAGCCGAGAACTTTCTATGTGGATGTGACGATAACGACTCCGGTAAGCCAAGTAACAGTAAAGATAACTGCCGAACAGAAAGCCGCTCTGAACTTCAATCCGGTTAAGGCTGGAATTGTTGTCTCAGTAAAGAACATGTTCAACGATAATGTACGAGAATATACGACGAATGCGGCAGGAAAGATATTTCCGGAAGTAATGCCGGGTATTGATTATCAGTTGACAATAAAAGAGAAAGGTTTCTATGAGAACAACGGCTTGCTGATTAAGAACTGGGGCTTCGGTGCGAGTGTACCTACACTGATGGAAATAACGGCTTCAAAAAGGCTTGAATTGAGAGTAAAACAGCAGAATACCCTAAGACCGCTTGAAAATGCGACTATAAAGGTGTTCGGAATGTCACTGCCTCAAACCGTTACGTCCGGAAGTGATGGTTCGGCAAGAGTGTACATTTCACCTATTGCAATGAGCTATGAGTGTACAGTAACAGACCATACGAAAAAGACTGGAACATTCACACCCCCGTTGTCGGCTGATTATATGGATATAATCATGGGTTATGCTGCAATGACATTCAGTCTGACATTGACAGCAAGTAACCCCTATTCCAAGGCGGCAGAAAGTTGTCCGGTAACGGTTACGAGTGCATGGAGCGGAACATCTTCACAATCATATAGTTTTTCTGGAACAACGGATGCAAGCGGACAATTGACATCACAAGGAAATGGAAATTTCAATATACCGCCTGGAAATTATACGATAACCTATGGAGGTGGAAACAGTAATTTCGACGGTAAGACAGAAAATATCTATCTGCCTACGGACAAGACGCATTCAGCAGTATTAACAAGAAGAACGAAATCAGTCACATTCACGGTAAAGGAAATAATACCCTCTATTTCGACTACAGTATCAAATCCGGTAAAGACAGGTCTTGTGCTTGCATGCTATTACAACGACAATAGTACATCTTCGGGTGCGAATGTAACGACGAATGCAAGCGGACAATTTACAAAAACAGTGTATGCAGGAATTGCAGAACGTTTCCAGGTGCAACCAATAGGATTCTATTCTGGAAACGGTGCAATAGCTACAGTCAATTATAAAGATGCAAACACAAAAGACCTTGTATATACATGTTCAAAGAGAATTCCGGTATATATCACCTCTAATTTATACGGTGAATTAAGTGGCGCATCAGTGACGTTCAACGGAATGTCTGTGAACCAGACAGGAACGACCAATACGGACGGGATAGTGCAAATGTACATATCTCCGGTAAATATGTCTTACAGTGTAAGCAAGCAACATTACAATACCAAGACTGGGAATTTCAAGCCTACCGGAACAGAAACAAGAATGGATATTGAATTGGAGGCGAAGGAATATCCAGTCACTTTCCATGTATCAACACAGGGAGTTTTACCACCGGATGGAATTTTGGTACGTGTAACAAACAATGTATTGCCGGACATGGTGTTCGAGGGAGAGACGAATACGGAAGGAACGATAGTCATGCCGAATGTTCCGGTAGGAGAATACACCTACGAGGTTCTTGCAGGCGAGGTTTCATCCGACACATTCTCACATCCTCAAAGCGAAAGCGGTACAGTGCTGGACGTGGAAGTACAATATGAATTGATTAACGCAGGTATTCAAGTTTCGGAGGTGTATGGAACAGCCGGAAGAGCATATTTGTCAAATCAGACCATTACAATGACATCCAAGGCAGGAACGATAAAGCTTACTTTGGATGAGAACGGTTATACCAATCAGTTATTGATAAAGGGACTGGAATACACGTTCACAACTGATTCGTATCCTAATTTTTACAGCAATCCGACACAATCCTATACATGGACGGAAGATGGTGTGATATGGCCGTTCGATTTAACTGTAACCTCAAAGATAACGGTTAATGTAAAGGATGTATATGCGAAAAACAATATCCAGGGAGTAACGGTAACTTACAACGAACAAGTAGTGACGACTGATGCAAGCGGAAACGCTTCATTATTCCGGTCAGCACTGACAAAGGATTATTCTTTGGATAAGGAAGATTACAGCACAGTAAACGGAACCATTGCGCCTACTACAGCTTCACCGCTTAATGTTACTATGTTGAGAAACAAACATGTAGTGACGGTACAGCAATATGAAGTGATACCGGGCGGTGCAAGTGTAATTTTGGATGGTAGGTATAATTTTACATTAAATTACACGTCGGCAGCAGGTAATGGAACGATTACGAGCGGAACAAACACATTTGAGGCGTATTTAGGTATTCCAATTACATTTGCAATAGTTGCAGAAAATAGAAGGGTATTTTATAGTAATCCAACTCAAACCCATACATTCACATCGGCAGGTGAAGTATGGAACATGAATCTCACTTGTGCGAAACAGATAACTGTAAATGTGAAAGATAATGTACCAGGGCAAAACATTCAAGGTGCAACAGTAAATTATTTTACTCAGACAAAAACGACGGATGCAAGCGGAAACGCAGTGTTCTACTGGAGCGGTTCAGACCCTCGTAATATATCGGTGAGTGCTGCAAATCTTGAATCTTATACAGGTCAGATAAGGTTCGATTCTACTTCACCGTTCAATATCGTAATGAACCGTGCTGCCAATCCAGTTACACTTGTAGTAAGAGAAATCACGCCAGCACAAACAACCTATTATCAGAACTTACAGATAAAATACACGGCAGGAAGTGCAACAGGAACACTTACAACGAATGCAAGCGGTGCAGTGACATTCAATGGATATATAGGTACGGAAATGACGTTTACGGTAGTAGGACATCCGGAATTCTACAGCAATCCGACACAGAAACATACCTATACAGCCGCCAATCAGTCATGGACTATGGATTTGACTGTAACGGCAAAGATAACTATAAACGTGAAATCGAACGTACCGAGCGGAACGAATTTAAGTGGAGCTACCGTATCATATTTTCATCAGACAGGGACAACGGACAATAGCGGTAATGTATCATTGTATAGGAGTTCTGTAACAAGAAATATAGATATTACAGCGACATATCACGGTAATTATAGAGGCAGTATAACGTCAGACACCGCGTCTCCGTTCAACGCGGTAATGACGCGTTCAACCGCGACAGTAAGTCTTGGAGTGAGTGAAGTTGTTCGGGTTACACCTAAATATATGCTCGAAATTACGACGAATGCAAGTTCTGCCGTAACGCCTGGATTAGGTGGCTTCTATTTTGGTACACCAACAGCAGCAAACAAGGAGTTTGTGGCGTATTTTAGAGCAAAAATTCCGGCTGATAGAAAGCTTTTTTTTGCAAGTAATGCAACAGGTGACAACCCTATAAGAAAATGGGTTAATTCAAATGACGGAAAAGGAACAGGAGGATGGTACACTTATGCCTACTATGTAAGATGCGGTGCGACAGGAAGTTTCAATACTACCAATTTTTTCTATATAGAGGGTGGAAGTAGACCGATTACATGGTATCTCGAAATGGCAACGGTATTCGACATAACCGGAAGCAATGTTCAGAATAAATCGGATGCCGAGATTTTAAGTAAGTGTACTTTTGATAGAATGTTGTCTGGCAATAAAGACTTTTTGTTCAATGAAGGCTCGAACAGAATAGGATGGTACAATAATTCTAATACAAATGCTGTAACAGTGACAAGAAAGGCGGCTTCTGGAACAGACACGTTTAATTTCACGATGGCAACTTATTCATCTATGAAGATGAATTTTAGTCCGGCAGCTTCTACAAGTCCTTTGACACTTGATACAAACGGTAATGTGTCTTTTGTATGCTATTTAGGTACGCCAGTGACATTCACACCGACAACAAGAGCTAATTATTACAGTAATCCAAATACTGCACTGACTTATACAGCAGCAGGACAGTTCCAGGGAATATATCTGAGTTGCAACCAAAAGATAGTGATTAATACAGTAGCAAATATTTACAATACAAGTAATGCGCTTTCTGGAACAATTACCTATTTCGGTCAAACGCTTCCATCCGGAGGAAGCTTCTACAGAAGCGGATTAGACAGACAAATGACTGCCACGGCACAGTATTTCAACAACTACGTAGGAACAGTGACTGCCACACAGACATCTCCCTATACAGTGACAATGAACAGAACGACGCGAACGGTGACATTGACGGTTGTTGAGAAAATTCCTAACATTACTACTACCTATGCTTTAAGGGGTGCGGTGATGGTTAGAAGCGTACCTACTGGTTCTAATGCCCCGGCAGGAGAAATAACGTTGGATGCAAGCGGAAAGAAAACAAATACGGTATATGCAGGTATAAATTACACCTACACACCGAAAAACAACGCAAGTTATTACAGCAATGCAAGCCAGGAATGGACGTGGGTATCTGAAAATCAATCCTGGACTATGACATTGAATGTGACGGCACGTCTTACATTTAACATAAAGAGTTCTAATTATGGGACGAATATAAGTGGTGTGGCTGCGGACTGTTTCTATCAGACCGGAACAACGGACAGTAGCGGTAACTTCACCATTTACAGAAGCGGTATCAATAGAGGATATTCATTTTCAAAAACGAACTATAATGCGTTGTCCGGTACATTATCATCTACACAGGCAAGTCCGCTTAATCTGAAAATGAGCGAGACAAGTTCTTCTATAACAATAACGATGAAGGACTATTATCAGAGTGCCGTAAAAGGAAATGCGAACGGATGTCCGGTAACGCTGACGAACAAGAGCCTTTCTTCTATCACGTTCACGGGAACGACGAACAGCAGCGGTCAAGTGTCATTTGGTCCAATGATAGCAGGTTCATATACATTGTCATGGGGTGGTGGTACGAGTTATTGGGTAGCCGGAAGCACGACGATAACAATGCCTACAGCGTCAACCACGCAGAATGCTGTAAGATTGACGAAAAGTGTAGAAACTTCTTTCCGATTAAAGGTACCATTTTCAACGCCAGTATTAGGATGGTGGAGAGTGAACACATTAGTGACGCCTGCATTTACGACAGCAGGAAAGACAGATGTATTGGCACTTGCTTTAGAGGGGAATGTATATAGGGATGCAACGTATACATTCATTGCAGGTATAACGACAACCATAGCCGCAAACAGGTCGGGTTATTATGTGACAGGAGAAAGCACCTCAGAGAAAACGTATTCCATCACCCCTAATTATAATTTCAGTAATATAGGACATAACAATGACGTTACAGCGTTTTATTCTACAGCAATAAAGAGCATAACAGTAACTGTACAGAACAGTTACACGAATGCGGCTGTAAGTGGTGCAACGATGAAAGTATATGGTATAAACGGAGATAGTTCAGATTCTAATAATTACGCTACACAGACATTGACTACAAACTCGTCCGGACAGGCGACTGTATATGTGTCCGGTACTACAATGAGATACGTAGTAAGTGCGACAAGATACGTGACACTGAACACCACCAATACGAATACCTCTAACTTTACAATCAAGCTGGTACCGTCGGAAGTGACAATAACAATAAACGTAAACAACGCGAGTACAGGTTTAAGAGTAGGAAGTGGTGTAATAGTGAAGCTGTCAAGCAACAACAGCAGCACTGCATATAGCGGCACTACAAATACGAGCGGACAGGTGGTACTGACAATAAAGCCGGGCAATTATTGGTGGGAAGCAGGAGGCAGCACGACCTGGGGAGGAAACGGAACAGGAGACTGGAATTATCCGAACCGTTCCACCACCTCAATCTCTCTCGTCAAAGACCAGTCCATAACAATAGAGGCTCTAAAGGTAGGATTGTGGGTGAAGAATGAATGGAGTAGTAGTAATTTCGGAGGAACGTCAACATCTCGTAAAAATTCATATACTGGATTATATGTAGAACCGATTATAGAGGCGAATAAAACCTATCCAAGTAGTTCATGTGCTGCCGTGTTGACATACGACCCGGCTCAAATGGCTATATCTTCTCAAAAAACGGTTGTTTCCCTTTATACTGATTCCCCGTATGTTTATGGAGCGTCAACACTTTTTGATTCTGCGGCAACGACAGATTCAGAAAGACTATATGGATATAGTTATATACAAGGAAGCTTCTATTTGAGTTCTACTTCTAATGGTGATTTTCAGAACTTAAATTATGTACTTTGTGGATTTGCTGGTGCAAATAGGCTTACATGGGGACAGATACATATAAGGAGAGGTTCGTTGAATTATGTAAAAGGAAATAATGATTCTACTTTGGGTTCAGTATTCCAAAATAGTAATAATTATTCTGTAAGAAATTCTTTATGTACTTTGATAACACAAAAAGAAGTGGATTCAATTAATGAAAATCTTAATGCACAAGAAATAGTGGCAATACCAAGCACACCCTCTTCTACTAACCAAATTAGTATGTTAATTCAGGGGTATGATATTGGTTCCACTATGTCTTCTTATAATTTAAATCTTGCCGGGCCTTCTGTCGGAAGAAAAATCAATATATTCTTTTATAAGAGAGTACAAGTCAGTTACTCTAAACGTCAATTAATATTACTTGTAAGCGGCCCTCAAAAAACTTTTTCACAAGAAAATCTGACTTTTGATTTTTATGTATTGGTATGGAAGGAATCACCTACATGGAATTATATAAATAGTTATAATGGTTTGCAATATTGGCATTGTTATAACAACGTACCTTCTGCCATTACAAGCAATATGGGAAACAACTTTTGGATGAGTCCAGACGGAAGAATAATGTTTTACATTGGGAAAGGCTCGTGGGGAGCATCAAAAGGAATAAATACAGCAAGAGGCGCTTCCTTTCTGTTCAACGAAAACGGTTGGGCTGTTGCATCACCAGCTATCAATGATAGTTATACAGAAGAAGTTAGAAACACTCTTGCAAATTATTATGTCCTTGATATTCAATTTAACAAAAATGGTTCTAAAATGATTGTATTGTGTAACGGGCAAAAAGGAACACAAGGAGCTACAATTATTGCTGATTCTTATGTTGAAGGTATACATCCGACTAATATATTTTGTTTTATAGCGTTAAGTGGCGGGAAATGGAAAAATATACCATTCCCTGCGGTAGGACTTACTAATTTCTGGAATAAATATACCGCTTCCGGAAGTGGTAAACTTAGACCATTCTTTAGTATTAACCAGAACTATTTGGGTAATTCGTGGGATATGAGCTATGTTTATCCATCATACAGTGAAAATGCGACAGCATATTATGCTTCTCTTACTTTTAATGATTAAATAAAAACAGACGGGCATACAATTAAATATGCCCGTCATTTTTTAAATCAATCACCGAATGTCAATGTTCCTTGATATGCTGTATAAATACGTTCCATAGCAGGATAAATGTAACTAATTTTCAATACACCTTCATAATTAGGAGAAATAATAAACGGAGGTTTAAATCCCGAATTTGTTTTGCCAGACATAGAATTTTGATATGTGTTCCATATATCAGTTAATCCTACTAAAGATTGAGACAGTTGAACCCATTTTTTACCGTTATATACAAATGCAAATATATGAGTAGGAGAACAACCATTTACATAATCATTACTACCTACCTTTCTAAATGCACCTTGTGTGTCATTACAAAGAACAAGTATTTTGTTATTATTTTTATTAAACTGAATTTCAAGTACATAATAATTTGCAACTGTATTTCTCAAATCTAAAGTCGAGTCATCGTCTTGATAATAAGTAGTTGAAGACCAACCATTCATATCAAAAAGTGCATTTACTCCTCTTACTGTACCAAGTCCTTTTTTATCAAAATAATTTGCTTCATTTTTTATTAAAGGAGTATGAAAGAACCATTTTAAATCTGGTGAAACCCAGCCGTTTGTGCCCATATTATCATTAACAGAAGAAGGGATGTTTTCAAATGACCTATATCTATGATTGATAGCACCTAATAATTGGATGTCTCCATTATAAGTTATTATAAAACATCTCCATTGGTCTGATGTTCTTGCAAATCCCAGAATAATGATTTGAACTTCATCGGCAGAAGAATTGTATTTATAATATATTCTTTTTGTAAGAAAATTATATTGATAAGATTGCACTGTTTTATCTAAATAAATATCAATTATATCAATATTTTCTATATTGGTATAATTACTTTGTTTCATTATACTTAAATAAATTCTATTGTCTCTTTCAGCAGAAGATGTAATATAATAACCGTAATTATAATTAGAACCATCCGCTTCAAAAGCTGAAATAGAACATAATGTATTATTTATCGAATACATATTAAAACTTTCATCTACCCAAATTTGGTTTATCGGATATTCGCTCCAACCTAAATTCATTAATGAAGAAGAAAATTCATTAACTCGTAATACATTAAATTGTACACTATAATAACGTTGAAGATTCTTAATAATAGCTGCATATAAACCAAAATATATTCTATCGGATTCTTTTTTAAAATAAGTTATTCCACTGGAAACTACTTGTACTTCTTGCAAATATTGATAATCATAATCATTAAACAATGAATCCCAGTCACCCGTCATTGTTTTGTTATTAGGTCGGAATACCTTATTTTTTAATAAGTTTCTATTATTGGCTACATCTTGAGTTCTACCAAATGAAAATAAAAATTTATTATTTTCATTAAAATCTATATCTGTAAATATAGAACGATTGTTACTTGGAAAAGCGCCACTTGTTTGATACCGGGCATCAAATCCCGTATAATCTGTTTCAGAACCATTCATATTTGTATATGTAGCAAAATTATTTACCCACAATCCTACCTTTAGAGCCTCTATTGTTATGGACTGGTCTTTGACGAGAGAGATTGCAGTGGTGGAACGGTTCTACAGTATTTTTTCGTCGTGTTTGTTTTCGTAATATCCAAAATTAATTGTATTTTTACCGTGCAATTAATTGTAGTTCAACATGGAAGTAAAACAGAAGAAAGAAAACCCGTGTGGGGGATTATTTTTACCCCAGTCCACACCTATATATGATAATTTGCCTTTCAGTCGTTTTTTTGAGGAAAACGACAAGGAAGTAATACGGTGGGCAGAAAACGTGCTTGAAAAACTGGAAGGAAGGGGAATTTTGCCTACATTCCTAAAGAAGAAAGAGAACGAGGATTTCCGTGCCTTTTGGGGAACTATAACCCATATATTCGCTTTGATAGTGTTGTATGCAAGACAATACAAAAAGATAGACACGAATCAGATTTTGTTCGAGATGTTTATTCAGAACAGAGGTCTTGTTACTAACATGGTGGACAGCCAGGAACAGATGGAATATCTGTTTTATAACTACCTGGAAGAATACTCAAAACGTGGAAGACTTGACATTATAAGCAAGGAAGGCGAGATATTGGGAGAATTATTGCGGCTGATAAGATACAATTCGTTGGACGAATTCATTTTTGCCTTGTTGAGACCCGAAGCTACGGGGTGGGCGATGGGACACAGTTCGCCTACATGTGACCGGACGAATACGGTAATGAATGTATCAAAAGCGTATGAATATACAAAAGGAGTAGAGGATTTGAATAATTATCCTCTATTGATACCGGAAAGTATAAGCATAACGCAGGACGAAAACGGGGATAATGGAGAGATATTCAACGCTATGACATTTTTTGGCAATCAAGCCGTGGGCATAGACGGAAGGGTTGACCTGGACAAGCTTATAATCATAGACCCGAACCTATCCTACGAAATATCATTGCAAGTAAAAGTGTCGGCTACGGACAATGAAAACCTAAAGTTTGGAGTAGCTGGGTACGAGACGGTAGACGGAGAGCCGTTGTCTATGGGAATATTGGAAAACGGACAGATAACCGGAAGTTCCCTTTGGTTCCATGAAAACGAATATTTGGATATAAAGAATGACGGCATGTATTACTACATAAAAGGAATACTGCTGTCAACGAACGAGAAGTTTTTGAAAGCGCCTGCACTTAATTTCCCGTCTGGGCGTGCTTTGTCGATAATGCCGGGAATGAAGTATATCGCACCTATATTTATCCAGGAAAGAACGGTCGGAAATCACCCATATGTATATATATACGATTTTCATGTGAAACCCTTATATCTGCCGTTTTCACAAGGATATTTGGGTGAACGTGACATTATAGCCGCCTATTACAAGAACAACGCATATCAGAGACAATTTACTGTAGAGACATTCCTAAAAAACTACCTTGTTGGATATAAGAACATATTCGGCAGTGAACTGATACGTCCTTATGTAGGAGAGGAAGAATATCAGATATTGTTCAAGGTGTTTTCAAACCGGAATAAGTACATACCCAATGCGAAGATAACAGTAAACGGTGAAGAACTGATAACGGACGTTAACGGTGAGGCAAAGATAACGTTACCGCGCGGACAATGGTATTACGAGGTGGAAGCCGAAAACTTTGAAAACGTGGAAAACTCCTTATTAGTGGACAAGGATGCTGTAGAATATGTACAGTTAATGGGAGCCGCCTATGAACGGGTGGTTACGTTCTTTGTGCGCAACAAGGAGACAAAAGACTGGATGCAGAATGTGAAAGTGTCCTTTGCAGGAAAGGTGCAATATACCGGAAGCAACGGTATAGTGACATTTGAGGTATTTCCCGGTATATATGAATATGTGGCAGAATACGAGGACTATTATACGGTAAGAAGAAATGCCGAAATAGTGGATTCTACCAACATAGAAATAGAGATGGAAAAGATACCCTACTATAACGTGACTTTCCGTATAAGGGACGGTGTGGAGCCAGTATCGGGTGCATCTGTATTAGTGACGGGTGAAGATATTCCTAACCAGACTGGAAGCTCGAATGCGCAGGGACTTGCAACCGGGTTTATATATCCGGCAGGAACGTATCATTATAAGGTCGTGAAAGAAGGATATATAACCGTGGAAAAGGATTTTACCATATACGGAAATGCGGTTATAGACATACAGTTCAATCCCATACCGAAATACAACATAAACTTTGTCGTGAGAAGCAACGGGTTGCCCGTAGCGAAAGCGGATGTTACTTTTAACGGCACAACCCTACAGACGGAAAGAAACGGGGTTGTGACATTTGTAGAGGTGGCAGGTTCCTATGCCTGGAAGGTGTCAAAGACGGAATTTAACGGGCAGGAAGGAACGGTGGAAGTCGTGGATAAGGACGTGACGGTAGAAGTTGACTTGGTGCAGATAGGCTATCTGATTGATTTTTATGTTACGGACGATAACAATACACCGCTTGACGATGCTTTGGTTACTGTAGGTACGGAATCAATAAGTACGAGTGGAGGGCAGGCGCAATTTGTCCGTATATCGGGCGGTTATAACTGGACCGTACAGAAGGAAGGATATTATACGAAACAAGGTGTTGTGACGGTGAACGGAGAGAACAAGAGAGTGGATGTACAATTAAAGCTTGTTACCTACGACATCATATTTACCGTGAGAATGAGTGGACAGCCCGTCAAGAACCAGCCCGTAGTGCTTGGCGTAGGAGAGGACGAACAAACGGTTAATACGGACGCGAGCGGAAACGCAGTCTTTAACCGTGTGCCGGGCAGTTATCCGTGGAATGTGACAAAAACGGGGTATGAGCCGAGAACAGGAACGGCAGTATTGATAAACCAGCCTTTAGCCATAACGGTAGACCTTGTTAAGCAGACCGGAAAACTGACGGTAACGGTATTGGATGTGGAAACGAACAATCCTATTAGTAATGCGGTAGTGACGATAAACGGGGAAACGAGATATTCCAACAACAACGGTATCGCGGCAAGCTGGACGCTTGAACTTGGTGTGTGGGAGTGGAGCGCGTCTCACCAGGACTATAACCCGGCAAAGGGGAACGTGAACATAACGGCAGGAGACAATGCCTATACTATAAAGATGGCAGAAAAGGCGTCCGTGCCGTTCAACGTGACGTTCCAGGCGACTATAGGAAGCGCGCAGGCTTCTGGGGCGACAATCGAGATTGTAGGACAAAGCGAAAAGTTGACGACGAACGAATTAGGTTTGGTATCTACGCAATTGTTTTCGGGTACATACGATTATGTGGCAAAATATCCTTATTGTTATGACGTGGTGAATTCGTTTACCGTGTACAATTCGGACACCCGTGTTCCTATCAATTTTACCGTAAAGAGGGTGAATGTGAGAATACAGGTTGTCAACGGCAGCAATATAGGCATAAGTGGGGCACAGGTGACGTTTAACGGAATGACGCAATATTCCGATGGACAAGGATATACGACCTTCAATGTGGAGGCAGGAAGTTCCGGTACGGCCACGGCAAGCAAGCTTCCCCAATATAACGAGAACAGTACGTTTGTATCGGTAGGGGAATATGATACAAACGCAACGATAGTTCTTGGTGTAAATACCTATAAAGTTATTTTCGACGTGGTGGACGAGAAAGGGATATCCATAAGAGGAGTGCGTATTGTATGCGGAGGTACGGTAAAGAACACGGATGGAGCCGGGCGTGCGGTATTCGGAACATACGTGCCGCCCCAGACATTAAGCTGGCAGGCGTCAAAAGCCGGATATCAGAGCCAGAACGGTTCTGTAAGCATAAGCAATAGCGACGAATATGTTAACGTCGTAATGACGCGCAACAAGTGCCAGGTTACATATAATGTGCGTACAAAGAGCGGTTCTCCTATTTCGGGCGTGACAGTGGAAGACAATATAAGTTCGGGTGTGACAAGCTCGAACGGTACCGTATCATGGATGGTTCCGTGTAACGATACCTATGCGTGGGTGGCAACAAGTCAGAATTACTTTACGGAGAGCGGAAGTTACACAGTAGGACCGGAAGAGTTCAGCAAGACGATTGACATAATAATGGAAGACGGTGCGGTATTGGAAGTAAGGGTGTCAAACGGTACGAACATAGCGCTGCCCGTACTTAACACTTCCTCTACTGGACTTAACAATTTGCGTGTGAAATGGGGAGACGGAGACCAGACATTAGGAACAAGTTCGCACACCTACAGTTCCGGAGGAACAAAGATAATATTGTTCGATTTTAATGGGATGTCTGCCAATTTATCATGGAGTGCAAATGGATTTTCAAGTTTTCAGAATTGTTTGACGAGAGTAATCAAGTGGTTTACTGAGGATGTGAGAACGTCATGGGGAAAGGGAGCTTTCCAGGATTGCAGTAGTCTTGAATCGGTTGTAAGTTGGACTACAAGTCTTATGAGTGGTTCGGCAGATTCGTTCTTTGATGGGTGCAGTAGTTTAAGAAGTGTTCCGTCTGGATTATTTGAATTTGTGACAAGTGGTACATTCGTAAAAACATTTAAGGATAGCGGATTGAATGGTTCTGTGAACTTGTCAAGTGTGCTTGCAGGGAATTCGATAAGTGATTACTCTTACTGTTTTTGGAGATGTAAGAATATTTCTTCTGTATCTGGACAGTTAAGAACATCGGGTAATGGAACATCTTTGGATTATATGTTTGCGGAATGCAGCGGAATGTCAAGTATAAGCAATGATATAGGCGCGATAAATATAAGTCATTGTGATTACATGTTTTCCAATTGCTCCAATTTACAATCACCTTGCAGAATAACGTTCAAGTTTTTTTCTGGACGTACACAATCGGCAAGTAGTTTTTGTTGGTCTTCGGGTATATCATCGTTGCCGAGCAATCTGTTTTCCGGGACTATATATTCATTGTCCCTTAATAAAGCGTTTTCCGGTTGTACCAATTTGTCAAGTATAAGTTCGGGTGCATTTAATTATACAGTAAGTTCCGGTACACAATGTGTTGATATGTTCTATGGTTGTACAAGCTTGCTGAATGTAAGCGGTGTAGTAATTCCGGATATCAGAAGCGCGGCCAACATGTTTTTGAATAGTGGCTTGACTACCATAACATCTTCTCTTTTTTCCGATTCTCCTAATTGTGCTTCTTATGCGTATTGCTTTAGTGGATGTAGGAATTTGAGAACAGCAGGTTCACAAGGAAATCCGATTACTCCATCGAATCATTCAGTGACGGTAGATATTGACGGAATGTTTGAGAATTGTTCCAATTTGCTGACGGCTGAATATGCTTTCGGTGATGTGACTGTAAATAAACCTGGACCTACCGGAACAGATAATAGTTATATAGAATCGGGGGTACTAAAACATATGAATAGTTGCACGGACGCATTCAGCGGTTGTTCAAGTATGACAGCCCAGCCAAGATGGGAATGTATAGTAGCCGGAGTAAAATTACCAGCAGCTTATATGCCTCTGTTTTATTATTTTAAGAGAATATTCCAACCATATCAATTCGGTTTCCCGGATGTTGACAGTATATCCAAAAGCGGATGTTTCAGAGGATGTACAAAGATGAATGGTTACGACCAATATATTAGTGCTTATCCAGAATGGTTCTAATTTTTGTAAATAAAATTTATTGATATATGGCACAGATAAATGTTAACAGAAACACTTTCTTAGAGAAAGAAGAGGTGATGAACATGCAGTCTTTCTTGCAAAACTCTCTATTAGGAAAGATTCTTATTGCCGGAAGCTATACGTTCGGCATAGTGACAAACAACCCTACAAAATTCAAGTCCGACTTTGAGACTGTGGACACTTTTATAGACAATAAGGCGTTTGAGGTCCAGCAGGGAACACAGGGGGGAACGGTGAAGATATTGCCGGGTATGGCGGTAAATTCATTAGGACAGGTAATAAATATTGCCAACATATACGATAATTTTGCTATTCCGGCAGACAGTGTGTATTACTGGCTGAAAATCGGGTATTCGACAAAAAACTATGAAAACGGATATGTGAGTGTCAATCAGAAAGGGGTAGTGACCGGAACTGTAGACTTTTCCGGCAAGGTAAGAGGGCAGGCAGGGAAAACCCCCGTAGCGATAAAGTTTTTGAAAGATGATGGTTCACAACCCCTAAATAACGGTGTATATGAGATAGTCAATATAATAGACAACAAGAATATTGTATTAACGTCCGAATCCGATTTTGTTGCGGAAACAAATTTGCAAGTCGTGATACTGGGAACGGTACCTCTTGGAAAGGTATTCACGGACGCACAAATGGAAGGGCTTTACACCTATGATTGGTTTACGTTGGGGCTGACACAGGAAGTGACCTTGGAACAGCCGCCTACCAAGTCGGTAAACGAGTTTTACATAGCAAGAGTGAGAAATAACGGTGGTACGGTCACGATTGACAATACAGCAAAAACGGAATATTGGTCTTTGGCAGGAATGCCGAAACCGAAAGAATAAGAAAGGAGGATAAGATATGCGGTTATTATATACAGTAAGTTCCGGTTATATGATGGAACAACAGAATGTTTCCTATTCGTTGGGCGGCTTTGTATCTTCTACGACAATACCTAACGACATGTTTGGTAATCTGTTTGACGAATTGAGTGTCAACACTATAAGAAATGCAAGAAATGAATACCGGGCTATAGTGCTGCACAATGATAGCCAGGAGGTGGCAAAGGGCGTAAAGATATGGTTTGAGAACCCGGAAACAAATGTGTGTTCATTCAAGGTGGGTGCCGTGGGAATGATGGAAGGTGAAGACGGAAGCCGATATATGGGGAGTACACCTAATATATACAGTAGACCCTATACAGTCCAGTTTTACGAGGCTACAGAAGAAAATCCGGTGTCTATCGGGGATATGCAGCCGGACCAGATGATAGGTATTTGGGTGGAAAGGAGTATAGACAAGGAAAAGGCTTTGGAAGAGTATAACAAAGTGGCAGAGAGGGATTTAGCTACGGAAACGAGATATAAGCCTATTCAGAAGGAAATACAAGAAATGTTAAATATGCAATTTTATTGGGAATAAGCTATTGCGTATGTCATAAACAAATATTATCTTTGTGGTGTGATTGATAAGGGAGCGTTAAAACTCCCTTTCTTAAGCTGGTTACACATAATAAAATATTATTTCAAAATGAACAACATCGTAGAACTTAACGGATTGCAGGGTGTAAAGAGTGAAAAGGTTTACGCCTATTTTTCAACCGAACCGAAAGAGGTGCAGAATGCCCTGGAGCTTGGAATAGCATGTACCGGGGCTGATGATAACGGGGCGTACAACATTTATTTTGACGATGAAGAAAACATATGCTGTGAATACATGCAGCGTTGTGTCACGAAGGAGTTCAAGAAGGTGGAAACAATAGAAGAAGCCGTGTTGTGGATGGAGGGTTATTTTAGATGAAGACGCTAATTTTTGATGTGATGCTGAACGAGCAATACATTCACACGTTCAAGTACAAGTACAATCCTTTGTTTCCTATTGAGGAGGAAGAGTTAAGGAAGTTTGTAGAAGAGAGATTGCCGACATTGAAAGGAAAGAGTTTTAAGATTTTGTTTTAGGATATGAATCTGAATGCTATCATAAAGAAATGGCTCTGCCGCCATGAATGGGAACTGATGTATGAGAGAAAGGTTACGGCATGGGATGAGTTAGGATGTAATAAATATATCGCCAGATATTACGTCTGCAAGAAATGCGGTAGATATAAGAAAACAAAAAGTTATTGATTATGAAACCAATAAGGAACAAAGAAGACATTGAAAATCTAAAGACAGATGAAAAATTGATTGAGTTCTGTTTGAATGGTAATGTAAATTATTACAGGTTCTTATGTTTCCATCCATGAAACAAGAATTATGTAATTCTACTGAATCATTGTGAAGAGCCAGAAAGGTTTTACGTTAAGAGTATTATAGACCGATTTTATACGGACTGTACAACACGCGATATAATCACCCATAGGAGGGATTATGCTTTGAAAAAACTCGAAGAGTACGAGCAGGCATTATCCGAATTTAATAAGGAGGAGGAAGAATGAAACAGACAGTAGAAGAAGCTGCACAACAAGAGCTTATGTCAAGCTATGCAATAGTAGTTGAAGGTGAATTAGCCTATCAGAGACAAGCAATGCTAAACATGTTCAGAAAAGGTGCTGAATGGCAGTCAAGGCAATCACCTTGGATAAGCGTAAAGGAGCGACCTCCAAAACATAATATTAAGGTTATTATATGCCATGAATGCGAATTTTATATAGGTAAAATGTATCGTTCGATGCAATCAAATTGGTGGAGAGTAAGTGATGATGAAAGAACCGATATAATAGTTAGCGAAGATGATTCTTGGATGCCTATACCTATCTTTTGACGAGATACTTGAAGCAAACAAAGATGTACTGGAACGGATTAAGGAGAAAGGAGATTGAAAATGAATGAAAGGAAAGTTCTTTTGTTTAAGAAGGTATGTTATGATGTTGGAACACGTTTTTCTTTTGTTGTAAACGGTAAGATTATCGAAACGGTTATAAGTGATGTAATGATTGATTATCATAAAAATATCAATTATGAAAAGCATTCTGTAAGGTATCATTTCTGTACTATGGACAAGTATTCATTCAACGAGTTTTCTGAAAGAGAGTTAGAAGGTATGATACGCAGGGGAATTGTTTTATGTATTGAGTAGTAGAAAAGGAGATTGAAAATGATAAAGAAATGGTATGAAGTTTCGTGTGATTTGTGCGGAAATGGTTTAAATCACTATGCAGAATTAAAACCTACTTGCACTGATTTAAGGAGAGATGGTTTTAAAGTTAAAATCAATAACGGAAAGGTGTTTGTTTTTTGTAAAGAGTGCTATGAAAAGATAAAGAAGGAGACAAAGAAATGAAAGGAAATGTATTTGACAAAACAAGGAGAGCTTCTATTAAATATCAAGGGTACATTCTTGATTGTTACGATATAGCCAAAGAAGCACAAAAACATATAGATTGGAACGATAATGTTTCGTGTGAATATTATCCCGGTGATGGAATATGTATAATGATAGAAGAACATGTTTGTTATGCTAATACATTCTTTGACTTGGTAGAAGAATCAGAAAACGGTATGCTTGATAGGGGAACTTTTATGAGAAATTGTATTTGACATGGAAAGATATAGGATTGTGAAAGAAATAGGGTATAGCGGCTGTATTCCGATAGTCGTGTATTGCGTACAAGTCAGAAAAGACAAACGTCTTTCGTCTGAATGGGTGAATGTAAAGGGGTTTGATACCTATAGGAAAGCAAGAGAGTTGTTGCATGTTTTAAACGGTGATTGATATGAAAACAGTTAAGATTTCAAATTTACAAGAAGGGGATTTGTTCATGTATAAAGGCGTAATGTATGAAATTGTACATAAGGACAAATGGGAAACCTATTGTAAATATGTCAATGATAAAAGCCATTTAGGAGGATGGCTTTCAAGTAAATATCTTTATTGTAAATTTAGTAATTATACAAAAGTAGAGATTTAGATGCTATGAGTAAATATAGATACAAGGAAGTGAAGAACTATATCCACAACGAACTAAAGTTGACTAAAGAGGATATAAAGGAAATTATGATTCCAATTGTGAAAGAGGAGGTTAAACGTATCTTTCAAAACACCTATGGGAATGATGTCGATATAGAGAGGTGGGTTCGTTGTATGGTTTCCAACGAGATACAAAGACATGGTGATTACTCTATGATAAGGAATTTATGCAGGGAGATAATTAAGGAAGAAATTGCCGATAGGTTGTCAATTGATATAAGCCTTAAAAAGAAAGAGGGGTAAAATATGCAGAACGAAATTTCTTGGAATGATAACACCTATTATGAGATTTGTAATCCATATATGAATATTCCTTTAGAACCGTGTGGTATACCTAAAAGGAGAAAACATCATTCAAAAAATGATAGATGTACAAACAAGCAGATTGCGAAACGCAGAAAAAGGAACAAGAACCGTAAAACACATAGGAAATGAGCAGGTTTGAGAAAGAGATACTTCCTTTCATGGAAGAGGAAATTATGCGAAAACTCCGTACATACAACGTGTACAGTATAAAGGAGTATGAAGACATACGGAAGGCAGTAAGGTATTCAATCAGATTTTGCAAGAAACATAAAATAGTTCGATGTGAAGATAAAAATTTAAACAAAGAAAGGGACAAGAAATGAAAAAGTACAGGGTTTTATTTTGTGATATGGACGGCACGTTAATAGAAACTGCAAGTGGTGAGACGTTTTCAAAGGGGATATGGGACATGAAATTTAAGTTTGATGTCCTGGATGCAATAAAGAATTTGAATCCCGAAGAAATTTTTATCGTGACAAACCAGGGAGGGATAGAAAAAGGTTTGTTTCCAGAATCATTTATTTACATCAAATGTAAGTACGTGAATGATAGTATAATAGATTATTGTAATATCGAAACACGTTTTAAGTATTGCGGAAGCAATGACAGAAGCAACCCTATGAGAAAGCCGAATACCGGAATGCTTGAAGAATTTTTTGATAATTACAAGACATGGAAAGATTGCAGTTTGGAGGTAGAAGATTGTTTAATGATTGGTGATGCAAGCGGACTTGAAGGGCAGTTTTCGGACAGTGACAAGAAAACTGCCGAGAATTTTGGCATAGACTATATGGATGTCAGCGAGTTCGTAAATGTTTACGGGAAAGGGGTATAATTATGGAAGTAAAGAACGGAATAATAATTGATGGGGTGCTGCATGAGCTTGTAAGACAAGAAAGTAATGACTGCAAAGGATGCTCTTTATACTATACTTGTCATACATATCGGTTTACTTATGATAAATTATGCGATATAAATTATGCGAAAGGGATTATTTATAAATTCATCAATCGTGGCAAAGTAACGGATATTAAGATAGATAAGGAGGAATAAATCATGTGTAATTCAATAGAATGGGGTAAATGTGAAATATGTGGAAAGGAAGACCAGTTGGAACGTACTTATTTCTACTATTCAATACATTGTGAATGTTGTGGAAGCAAAGACGAGAATGGGCAAAATAGGCATTTTGAAATGGTAAGACATTGTAGGAAATGCCCGGCTCCTATACCTAAAGAAATACATCCATTATATAAAGCGATGGATGGTAAAACTTATCGTGCGAGTTTTTCTAATATACTTCCCATTGATGTTAGAGGGGAGTTTATCATAAATGAACCGATAATTAAGGAGGAATAACGATGGAAAGCGATAAACTTATATTAGATGCTTGTTGTGGCAGTAGAATGTTTTGGTTTGACAAACATAACCCTTTGGTTTTATTTGTAGATAAGCGTTCAGAAACACTTACAGCTAAGGACAAAGATAGAATCAGAACTATAGATGTAAAACCGGATGTGATAGCCGATTTTACTAATTTGCCGTTTGAGGATAATTCTTTTTATATGGTGGTGTTTGACCCACCTCATTTAAAAACACTTGGTGAAACCTCATGGATGGCTAAGAAATACGGTAAACTGCCAAAAGATTGGAAATCACTCATACACGACGGATTTACCGAGTGTATGCGCGTCTTGAAACCTAATGGAACGCTCATTTTCAAATGGAACGAAAGTGAGATAAAAGCTTCGGAAGTTTTGTCCGTTATCCCCTTTAAGCCTCTATTTGGGCATACCACCGGAAGGCAGAGCAAAACAATATGGATGTGTTTTATGAAGAGAGAAGACGATGAGTAATACAGAAGAAAAGCATTGCAGTATATGCGTGTATTATGAACTATGCGCCAATTTTCAAATGTATTGCCACGCATTGAAAAGACGTATAACGGCAAGAAAGCAGGCGAAAAATTGTAAGTATTATAAATATAAATGGGAAGGGGTAAATGATGCACCAGTGTGACTATTGTTGTTGGTATAATGAAAGATACGGGAATTGCGATTGTCCGTATGTAATGAAGAAGTTGTCTTGTGATAAAGCTAAAAAGGAGAAAGAAAGGAGTGAGAAATGAAATTAAAACATCCATTAGATTGGTATAACGAAAACACACCATCGGAAGATGAAGAATACGAAAAGGGATGTCTATCTATCGCCTTGATAGTAGTAATCATTTTCATTGCATTAACGGCTATAATTTTATCTTATGACTTATGAAATCAAAACAAGTATTATCAATAGAACAAATGAAGCACTTGCAGGAGCTTGGATTAGATACGAGTGATGCAAGTATGTACTGGAAAAGGGTATCACATGGAAGCCGTATTGATGATAAATCAAAAGGTAAATGGTTTTTGAGTTTACAGAAGGAGTTTCAGACTTGCGGGTTTATGTCGTATGAAACACTTCCTGCTTATACCTTGCAGGACATTCTCGACAAGCTGCCGGAATCTATACAGGTATATGATTTGTACATATTTAAGAAAGTGGGGTTGTGGTGGCTCAAATATGTAGACGTAACGAATAATGGAACCGTTCGTTTAGAAAAAATGCCGAGGTTGATAGATGCCGCCTATTATATGCTGTGTTGGTGTATTGGGAAAGGATATATTAAAACTAAAGAATAGTTATGGAAGCACATGTAATGAAACTTGAAAACAACTGTGTGATTGTTGACGAGGAATATTTTAACGAGATAAAGAAGCAGTCAGAATTCAACCAAGAAAGGATAAACGAGATTGCCGAGGAAAAGTTTTTGGAATACGTGAAAGATAGCGGTATTAAACTTTCCTACAAAGTGAACGGAATACCTTATATATTTCATTATGACTTGTTGAGTGAATTGAACTATGAGGAAAGAGGATATCCGGAATCCGTGTCAGAAAAGGTGAAGCATGTTATCGCAGACGATATAACCGAGGCTTTGAATGACAAGTTTAAAGGACTGAAAGACGAGGCTTTGAATTATGCGTTAAGCGAGTTTGACAAGCGGAAACACGGTTTGGAGGCTACTGCAAAAATATGGAAACATTTCGCATTAATCTTTATCATTACGACTATTGTTCTAACAATTAGGCTATTTTTATTGTGAAATGATGTTAATAAATCCACAATTTAGACATAAGCACTTGCGTATCTCATAACATAATCTTATCTTTGCATTGTGAGATTAAGAGATGATAAGTCAAACAAATAAAAAAGATAAGGTTATGAAAGAAAGATTTTTAGAAAAGTTCATTATGATGGAGTTTGTGAAAGGCAATTTGGATTCACAGGAACAAGTCAATGATATGGTTTTTTTGATACAGAGAAAGTTGGGCGTATCAGTGGAGAATGCAGGAAATTTTTTAAGAAACGCAATCGGTATTAACGCTTAATAGAGAATGTCATGAAAGTATATATAGCGAGAGATAAAGACGGTAGACTGTTTAAATATCCTTATTGGACTGGAATGTTAGCGACAGAAATACCGCATAAACATATGTGCGCTTATCCTTTTGACGGTAATCATTATATTCAAGGCAAAGATTATCAACCAAAGAAAGGAGAAGAAATAGATAAAGGTTTATACCCCGAAATCACCTATGAAAATTCACCTATTTTGGTTGAGCAGAATTAACAATAACAATTTGTTTTCTTCATATTATAGGGCTATGTTTGTAGCCCTAATTTTTTAAATCTAAAGAAAATGGCACAAAAATTGTCTGCCGGATTCATGGCAGAATTATTCAAGCTTGTATATATGGATTTGAGTATTACCCGGATAGTGGTAAATCATCTGTCTTATCAATTGATACCCAAAGAGTGGGCAGGATTCAAATTTCTATTAAAAGAAGCTACGGAGGTATTAAAAGAGAAAGATAAGGTTCCTTCTTTAGGTGTTGTTTCGCAAAAATACGCTGACAGCGATTTTGTAATCGAGGCGGTAGATGCTGTACAGTCAGCCGCCAAAGTAGACAAGGAAATCATTATAGACCAGTTGGAAGCATATATTAAAGACGTGGAATTCCAGCTACTTTCTAAAAAAGTACATGATTTGTACGAAGAAGGAAAGAAAGAAGATGCTATACGGGTAAATGCGGAAGAGAGCCAAAGAATTTTATCCCTATCATTAAGGCATGAGGCAGGCGGTTTTCAGAAAGTGTTCTCTGATTTTGACAAACGAATGAAGAGGAGACGGGAAGAAGAAGAGGGGGAGGTTCCATCACGCGTAATGTTCGGACTTGATAAGATAGACCAGATTTCAGAAGGCGGTGCCACAATGGAAGATACCGTGTTATGGATAATGCGTTCGGGTGTCGGTAAGTCTACTGTATTGAGATATCACGGTATGCAGGCAGCTTTTGACGGACACCCGGTCTTGCATATACAGTTGGAGGGCGGTGCGCGTGCGTGTCTGGAAAGATACGACCAGTTTTGGACCGGGCAAAAATACGGGAACATCAGAAAAGGTGTCATAGATGACAAGTTAGCCGAGAAAATAGAAAAGGCTTTTGAAAACATGAAATCCTATTCCAAGGACATAGATGTTTATTCTTTTGAAAAATTCGGGCAGGCTACTATGGTGGATATCCGTAACGTGATAGTTTCCTATTACAAGAAAAACGGTTATTATCCGCATGTATTGATATTGGATTCGTTAGACCTTGTGGCAACAGGAACAAATAGAGTTGTAGACAATAACCCTACATTCAAAAAAGAAAAATTACAGACATGTGCACAACTTTTGAAAAATTTATGTGTAGAGTTTAAAATGGTGGGATTTACGGCAGCACAAGCTGGAAATGTGCCGTTGGAAATATGGGACAATTCGGACAAAGTGATAGACAGAAGCTATACGGAAGGGGACAGGACACTTGTAAAGCCGTTTTCCTTTGTGTTTACCGGGAACCGGACAAGAGAGGAAAAGAAACAGAACATAATGCGTATCTATATGGATAAGGTACGCGATTATGATACGGTAAAAGATACCTTCCCTATTGTGACGGATTACGGCAGGGGACGTTTTTGTGACAAGGCGCTGACAGCCGAATATTACGGAGGTGACAAGGGTTTCACGTCCTCTACTTCTGAAAAGAAGACAAGAAAGAAAAAGGACGAAGGCGGTGAAAAGCAAAATGATGTTAAAACAGAGGTGATTTAGACATAAGCACTTGCGTATGTCATAACATAATCTTATCTTTGTAGTGTCTTCTTAAGGGAGACAAGAAAAAGAAGTCAAACGAGTAAAAGATAAAGGTTATGAAAACGATTCAGTACAAAAGTAATTTAGAGATGTGGAAGTTAGAGAAAAAACTTAAATTACAAGGTTTTGTAAAAACGTCAGATTGTTTTTGGTATCAAAATTACAAAAGAGGTAACGAACGAGTAACGTTAGAAAGAGCTTAAGTTTAAGATGTTCAGAGTTGACAAAAACGAAGTAATATCCGAACTGAATTTGTCCGTTTTTGGGGCAAAGGGGTTCATGCAAGACCGGAACAAGGAATGCCCTTTTTGCAATAAAAAAGGGAAATGGGGTATAAAATTCAACGATGCCGGGAATAACGGTGCGTTCCATTGTTTCAAATGTGGTATGAAGACCACCTTAAAAAAGTTCCTGGAGAAGATAGGAAGGAAAGACCTTATAAAGCAGGATTATGAAAACACGGTAAAAATGCAGAAATTGACCCCTCTAATAGATGACGAAGAAGAGGAAACAACAGAGGAAATCAAGGAATGCACCCTTCCTAAAAAATTGGAATATATAGATAAGGATGAATATTTGGATAAGAGGGGGTTCGTGAAAAGATATTATGAAGAATTCCGTCCGGCAGAAACAAAATTCTTTCTTGAAAGAAAGCTGCACGATAAGTTCATATTCCAGTTTACCATGAACGGCAAATTAGCCGCATGGCTGGCACGTTCAAAAAAAAGTAAGGAATGGCACGAGGAGAACCTTAAAAGGTTTAAGGAGGGTACGGAAAAGCTTGTATTGAGATATGAAAATTCACGTGACGGATTCTCCCATGTGATAGGAGGATATGACAATATAACGGACGAGACGGACACGGTTATAATCGTGGAAGGAATGTTCGACTACATATCGGTAGACACGAAGCTGCACCTTTATGAATCGCCCGATATAAAGTGCGTGTTTACATTCGGTAACAATATGGGGCTAAGCCAGATAAGGTTATTGAGGGACAAACCGGGTATAAGGAATGTGATTCTGATGTATGACCCGGACAAACCGGAAATGATTAAGACAGTATCAATGACCCTACAAAGGTACTTCAATGTGCAGATTGCCGAACTGGAAGATAAAAAGAAAGACCCTGGGGACGCAACACAGGAAGAACTCTTATGGGCGCTTGACAATATGACGGAACCGATTAATTATTATACTAAGCATTTATAGTATTGATTTTTTGCCATTTATCCTAATTTTTGTTAGATTTGAAGTCAAAAATAAGGATATGGAAAAATCGCGGAAAATCAGTCTGGAGCAGTTTGTAATTAACTTGCAATTGGAGTATTTGAGTTGTAGATTACGCTCGATAGTTTACAATCGTATAGAAAGTGTCGAGCTTGTGAAGATATATAAGGACATAGCGGAGAAGAAGAAAGCAAAAATTCTGAACTTGAAACAAAGGTTCCGTCTTGGTACGATGTTCGATAGCGACAAGGCGTTTTCTGATTTTTATTTGAAGGAATTTTTGCAGGAATACGGGTTGCCGAACTTGCAATATTCGGAGAAAACGAAAAAGTCGGTTATGTTTTGGGACAGGTTCCACCTATTGAAACCAGGCACTATAGTGATATACAAGGGAAAGGAATATAAGGTGAAAATAAACCATCCAAATGACGATAATGTGGTAATATGGGTTAATGACATACCGGAACAGATTCCTTATACCTACTTCAAAATGAGATGGTTAGAAAAAATCGATATGAAAGATTTAAAATAATGGAGATAACATTTGTTTATCTCAAAATTAAATTGTTATATTTGCAGTGTAATTAAAGAACAAAAGTATGAATTATTTCGAGTATGAAGAAAAGGCGGCTACTACAGCTTGCTATAACGAAAAAGTGGCTTTGTCCTATGTGACACTTGGCTTGTGTTCGGAGATGGGAGAAACTTACGAGAAAATCAATAACGAGGCAGAAACGGAAGAAATCTCTAAAGAAATCGGAGATATGTTTTGGTATCTCGCTATGATTCGTAAAGAATGCAATCTCGATATTGAAGGTTGGGACTGGAAAGAAGCTTTGGCAAATGCGGAAGGTGCAGGCGTGTTTGATTTGCCCGTGGAAGTCGGAAAGATTGCAGACCAGGTTAAAAAGTGGTTGCGTGACGATTGGAAAGAAGCCGAGCAGAATGTATTCCCGGAAGCAAGAAAGAAAGCTGTTTTGGAAGCCTGGAAAAATGTTTGGAAGGTTATAAACAGCATGATTAACCGTGTCGGACTTGATACGGAAAAGATTGCCGAGCAGAATATCGAAAAATTGTTTTCACGCAAACAACGTGATAAAATTCATGGAGCAGGAGACAACAGATGAGAAATTTTGACAAAATATTAATGACCGGGGCGCAGGGTACAGGGAAAACAACCCTATTGAAAGCCTTGCAGAACGAACCGGAATTTGACAACTGGAAGTTTTACACGAATGTTGTCAGAACGATGGTTGAAGAAGAAGGGATAACCATTAATGAAGAAGGCACGTCCGAATCACAAAAGAAAATATTCGACAAATACACTCAAATAATGGAAGATGCCATGAAACAGCCTTCCATTAGCGACAGATGTATTATTGATGTGAATGCCTACACTTCATGGCTTTTTGATAATTGCAGCCCAAAAGACCCGGAATATAATAACCTGGCAGAAGAAGACTTTAAGGAGAAACGACAGATTGTAAAGCGAAAATATGAATTCCCTTTACTTGTCTATCTTCCTATCACATTCAGATTGCAAGGTGATGAGGTCCGTTCGGAAGATGAAGAATACCAGAAGGAAATCGACCGTAAAATAAAGCAGATTGTAGATAATTACGGAATACCCTACATTTCTGTTTCCGGTTCAACAGAAGAGCGTGTGCAACAGATTAAGGATGCCGTATTTGGAAAAAGGGAGAAGTAAGACGTGGAGGTTTCTTTGTTGACTTTGAGAAATGTGGGTCGGAAGCTTGGAATGCAGAACGTTTCCGGATTCAAGAAAGAAGACCTTTTGCAGCAGGTTGTTGAAAGACTGGAAGCAAAAGGAAAGACGATTGAAGAATATGCAAAGGAAGCTTCGATAAACACCCAAAAGGGGTATGTCAAGAAAAAGTTTAACCTTTCACCTAAAGGAGAAAACCCGTACAAGAAAGGAAGTATATCGTATAAGGTGTGGGAAGAACTTGCAAAGAATGACGGTCGGTCATTCAGTCGGATTGCAAAGGAAATAGGAACGCATTACAACGTTGTTTCCGTTTGCTGTAGAAACCATTTTGACAAATCATAAACTTGCCGTTTTTTATTAGATTTGATTTTTCACGGGGAGTGTAAGTAAATACGCTTCACTCCCTTTTTATACCCTAAAATTATGGAAGAGTTGTATAAAGATTTAATCAAATATTTGGAGGATAACTTTTTGTCTTTCAATGCTTTAGATAACAATATTATAGAGATTGACGGGCAAACATTCGAGTTGTTTGAACCTTTCCAATGGGACAAGGAAGATAACGGAATTTTCTTTGACGATTCGTTTCAGTGGGTAGGAGACCGGACAGAATGCGACAATTACGTTTTCCGGTTCGGTGATGTATGGTACTATCTGAAAAAGGGGGATGAGAACAAGGTAAAACTTAACCGATTGCAGTATATCGGGAAAACGAATCTGTTTGATGAAAGTTTGAGGTTTGACACCTATATAGGGGTGCACGGTAATTTTGAACTTATGAACGGGATGCACTTTTATTCCGACTGGGTGGAAAAGGCAAAATTCATGGGGATAAAGGCGCTTGGCATATGTGAAAAGAATACGCTTGCATCAGCGTTCAAGTTCCAGAACGCGTGCCTAAAAAGCGACATAAGACCTATATTCGGTATGGAAGTTTCCGTATATAACGAGCAGAAGGACGTGCGATATACGGTAAAGCTGATAGTCAAGGACAAGGAGGGATGGAACAACCTATTGAAAATAAATAAGATTCTGAATGTCGATGAAAAAGGTTTTATCACGGAAAAGGAATTGCAGGAAATGAAAGACGGATGTTTTCTGCTATTAGACCCGAAAACATGTACGTTTGAAAACCTTCCTATATTGTCAAGAAAATGGAATGACACCTATTACCAGCTTGATACCGTGGAATACAAGAAGAATGACCGGGATAAAAAATATCTTGACAATCTGAAAAAGTTCGTTGGTGTATATAAACCCGTGGCAGTATGTGACGCTTGGTATCTTGAAAGGCGGTATGCCCCTATAAGGGAAAAACTTAACAGGCTGGCAAAGGTTGCGAATTATGAGAGTGACAATCAGTACATGAAGAACTATCAAGAGTATTACGAAGAACTGTCAAGGCTGATACCGGACGAGGACAAGTTTTTCGGATTGTTTGAAGAAGCTTTGGTAAATCTTAATTACATATCGGTAAACTGTAATTATTTGTTGGAGACACAGGTAAGGCATGCACCTAAATATGTAATGACGGAAGAGGAGAAAAAGAAATATGCTTCCAATACAGAAATGTTTGAATCGCTTGTATTTGACGGACTGGCAGAACATCCGGAAATACTGGACAAATATAGTGAAAAGGAACTGACAGAAAGACTTAATACGGAAATATCTATCATAGAGGAAGGTGATGTAGTGGACTACTTTTTGATGCTGAGGGACATTATCAGATGGGGAAGGGATAACGATATTTTGGTCGGATTGGGGCGCGGAAGCAGCGCCGGAAGCCTTGTTTCTTATCTTCTTGGTATTGTCAATGTAAATCCATTGGAATATGAACTCCTATTCAGCCGATTTTTGACAAAAGGACGTTTGATAAGACATGAAGAGGAAGAGGTAGTGACAATAAACGGAGAAAGGGAAATATCCGGCAATATCTTTATAAAGATTGTCCGGAATGGTGAAGAAATGATAATTAGAGCCAAAGAGTTAAAAGAAGGTGACGAACTGATAAACGAGTAATGGTATGATAGTAAAAAATATTGAAATAAAGCGTCGGGCAAAGACCGTATTAGGGTCAATGCCCGATATAGATACCGACTTTCCCGGCAGAAGACGGGACGAGATAAAAGCTTACATGGAAGAACGGTTCGGCAAGGAGCAGGTTTGTTCGCTTGGCACCTATACTACCTTCCAATTAAAAGAGGCAATATCCGATATGGCGCGTGCAGACGGTATACCAGTACAGTTATACAGATGGTTTACCGCTTGTATTGGAGATGATAAAGAAAAGACGATAGAAGAGTTTTTCAAGACTGTATGTGGGAAAGAGGACCTAAAGAAGTTTGTCAAGGAACATACAGAAACGTTTAATGATATGATGGTTATTCTTGGTTCGCCTAAAAGCCAGTCAGTACATGCGTGCGGAACAGTAGTTTTACCGGACGGTAAAACATCCTATGAATGGATGCCCGTACATACGCAAAAAGGACTTGTGGTTACGGACTGGGAAGGTTCGGAAGTGGAAGAGGCAGGATTCTTAAAGGAAGACGTTTTGGGTATTATCCAGTTGGATAAGTTCGAGGAAATGTTACGCTTGATAAAGGAAAACCACGGAATAGATATTGACATATACAGTCTGCCTTTGGACGATAAGCAGGTATTCGAGTATGCAGGTAAAGGATGGCTGGGAGATGTTTTCCAGCTTGGTTCAGCCGGATTATCCGGATATTGCGTAAAGATGAAACCGGAAAACATAAATGAACTGTCTGCATGCGTGGCACTCTATAGACCCGGACCTATGGAAAACAATTTTCACAATGAATATATTTTGCGGAAGAACGGGGAAAAGGACTGGATGGAAGAAATGCCTATAGGCGGTGAAGAAGTGGTGGAGAACACTTATGGACTGATTTTGTTCCAAGAACAGGTTATGTTATTTTGTCAAAAATTAGCAGATTTTAACTTAGAGAAGTGTGATTCAGTACGAAAGGTTTTAGGTAAAAAACTATTACAAAAAGCAAAGGAGTATGGAAATGATTTTGTGAGTGGTTATGTGAAGAAGTACGGTTCTAAGGGTGTTACAAAAGAATACGCAGAAAACCTTTGGAACCAGATGGAAGAATTTGCAAAGTATTCGTTCAACAAGTGCTTGGTTGGAGACGAAAAGATTTATCCCAATGAATTGACGATAAAAGAACTGTACGAAAGAGGGGTTGAGAATATCCCGGCAGTAACAATGGATAAGTACGGCAAATTCATTTCTACCAAAGTGAAAGAAATAAGATATGCAGGGAAACGTTTTATCTATAAGATACAAACGAGTGATGGGGCTGTAGTGAGATGTTCCGGAAACCACAAATTTCCCACACCAGAAGGGTGTAAATACGCTTTCCTTTTAAGAAAAGGGGATGTATTGTACACCTATAAGCATGGTATGAGGGTAAATGTGGAAGTCGTTTTTGCTTATGTAATGGATGCAGAACCGACCTACGATGTTGAGATAGACCACCCTGAACATAACTTTGTCACTGGGGAAGGTATTGTGACATGTAACAGCCACTCCGTATGCTATGGTATGACCGCCTATATATGCTTATGGCTTAAAGTACATTATCCTATTGAGTATTGGAGTGCTACATTCTCGTTTGCGAAGGACGAAAAGATACCCTATTATGTAAACGAAATACAGCAGTCTGGTGAGATAAAGATACATCCGGTAGACATCAACAAGTCAGATGTAAATATCGTGTCCGATTACCGGACAAGCAGCATGTACTGGGCATTCAATGCAGTAAAGCAATGCGGAGAAAGGGCGCAGGAATATATATCGGAAGAGAAAAAGAAGAATGGTCCGTTTTTCTCCTTGGAGGAATTTATAGACCGATGTGTGATTAAAGGCAGTCCGGTAAATAAATCTGTCATTGAGAACTTGATATTTGCAGGCGCATTTGACGAATTAGAGAATATCCAGGAACCGAAAGACCGTTTGGCCCTTATTGAGATGTATCGAGAAAATAAACGGGTCAAAGTATTGGAGGATAAGGATTTACTTACCAATATTATGAAAGTTCGTAAAGAACGCAATAACTGGTGGTGGTTGTTACAACAAAAAAGAACGTCCGGTTTTGCATTTTTTGATTATTATGATTTGGTGAATGAATATCATATGCCTAAATTAGACGACGAAACGGAGTTCCAGGACGTGTCTCAGATAAAATTTTGGGACATAAATTCCAAGAAAACCCGTCGTGCCGTGATAGGCGGTTATGTAATTGAGATAATAGAGAGGAAAAGCAAGAAGGGTATATTTGCCACTATAGTATTGGAAAGTAATTATGAGTTTATAAATGTAACTATTTTCCCAGAGTTGTTTGAAGAATACGGAGAGTTTTTAAGGGGTAGTAAAAAGAATATTTTGTTGGTTAATGGCGTGATTGTGTGGGATAAGTTCAGAGGAGAATATATTTTGCAGGCGAATGTTAATTCATTGTTTACAGTATTGACGTAAAATATTTTTGATATGAAAATTATGGTAGAAATCGGTACCAAGACCGTTGTTTTGGTATCACCGGACAAGGACGAGGAGATAGAACTCGATGATGTTACGACAATCAATTACTCGAATCTTTATGGAGAGGCGGTAACGGTATCTGGATTGCTTAACAAGGTCGGTTTGATGAAAGTTGAATACGAAAAGAAAGCGAAGGAAGAGAAACTGTTTTGCGATGTGTTTGCAGCTAATTTGAGGAAGAAATTAAGGAGGGAAGCGGCTACGAATGGAGGAAGAATAACGATTGACGGAGAATCATTTAAGCTGACTGAAAAAGGGTTGGAGGATGCTATATTACTCAATGAACAGTATCAGAAAAATTTGATGAATCTTATTGAGATAGAATCGAAGAGAGACAAGTTAGACACCTTATTTTGGGCAGTACAAAGCAAGGACAAGAAACTTAACAATTTGTTGCCAAAGATTGTGCCGCAAGACTTTGAAAAAGAGCTTATTGAAGGAAAAATAAATACTTTTAAGATAGTAAAAACAGATTATTAATTTTTAAAAATTTTGTATTATGGCATTTGACAGAAGTAAGTACAAGAAAGCGAGTGTTGAATCAATTGACGAAACAGTAGGGAAAGCAGCCGCAACAATGGGTGGCGGCTTCGGACAGGGCGGCAGGGCCTCATTTTTTAATTTGAGCGAGGACGGAAGATATGTATTGCGTGTATTGCCGTCGTTGACAGGAAAACCCTATATGCCGAGAAAGACGGTTAAACTGCCTATTGAGTGTGCGGTATATGACAAGGACGGAAAAGATACCGGGAAGAAGGAAATCAGACAAAAAGATGTCTTTACTTCTGACATCCATAGTAACCGGATGAATGGCGAGGATGCAGTGTTGACCTATATCAGTCATGTGTATAACCTGGCAAACGATATCCAGGACAAGAACGAGCGTGCAAAATTCCTTTATCCCATCAGTGGTTATCGCAACAAGCAGAAACAGTGGGTATGGGGCATGAAAGCCATGCTTAACTATGTGGCTTATGTATGGGCAGAAAACGACGTGTACCGTCTTGATTTGCGCCCGGATTGGTGGAAGAAAATGAAGAACATTTCTATGGAACGTGCAGGCGGTTCTGACGATGGTATTATTAATCTCGACATCTTTTCTGACCCGGACGAAGGTTATCCGTTGATTGTTAACGTTACCACGGACGAAAACAAAAAGAAAAATTTCGACATTACTTGTGGTATGCCGGATGCTAATAAGCGTCAGACTTGGGACGATTTCTTTGCTAAAAACCGTGTATCAGACGAAGTGTTCGGTATCATGGAAGAATTGCCTACCCTGGATGATATGTATGTGGACGTATTTTCACGTAAAGACTGGGATATGCAGTTGGAAGGACTGGAAAGAATCGACGAAGAACAATCATATGGTATTTTCCAGGACGATGTATTTTTGAACAAGCTCGAAGAACTTGACAAGTTGGTTCCGGAAGAGGACGAAATCAAGGAAAAGAAAGCTCCTAAAAAAGCTCCCGAAACAAAGAAGGTGAAAACGGAGGAACCGAAAGAAGAGCCAGCAAAGACGGAAAAGAAGACAGGCGGTTATCCTACATTGACGAACCTCAAAAAGGAACTCCGTGCCTACATTGCCGATAACTACGAAGACAAGGAATTACCGGAAGAGTTGACTGTAGCAGAACTCCGTAAATGGTACGACATTGCACAGGAAGGTGGCGAACTGCCTTTTGAGGATTACGAAGAGCCGGAAGACGAAGAAAAAGGAACAGAAGAGACGAAACCGGAAGATACGGCAGTTGAAGAAAGGGAAGCATCAGCAAGCGTTCCTAATTCCATTGCATCACGGTTGAGAAACTTGAAAGCGAGAACTTCAAAATAAATCATACAAGGAAGGGTAATTTCTACCCTTCCATTATTCCTATTATTATGAAAAATCTTTACAGAATAATTCTCATTTCGGGGATGATAATATTACTCGTATTGTTATTTCTATCTATCAAGAAGGCAAGGGAAAACGAAAGGTTGCTATATGAAGTAGAATTTTATACTGATTCCTTAAACAGATACACGAAGATTTACAACTCTGAAAGTTTTTCCAGATTGAAAAAAGAAAACAAAGAGTTGTACAGCCGATTGAAGGAAAAAGAAGCACTTGTAGAAGCGGTGGAATTTGAATGGAAATACAAGTATGAAGGACTGGAAAGAGAGGTTTCCGAATTGAAGAAAACGGACAGCCTCTATACATTCAAGGAAGAAACCGATACGGTAGGATATGATTTGCAAGTATGGGCTACACACCTGGCAAAGTATAAGATTAACTTCAATTTAACCAACAAGTTTTTATTGACAAATCAGCGTATAGGAGACAGTAACCGTATGGAGATAACTTCCCAATTACCCGGAAAGATAGGCGATGTCACAATGTGGACGAAACCGGAGAAAAAGAAAAGATTCGGTTTAGGGTTGTCCGTAGGTGCTGGATATGGAGTATTCAATAAAGATTTTGATGTGTTTGTAGGATTGAGTGGAACGTATTTAATTTGGTAAGATTATGTTTGTACAGATAAACAATAAGAGGATAAAGATTACCTCTATCAGCAGATACAATGACGAGGGATATTCACAGTCAACTCAGAAGTTCAGAATCGCTTTGAAAATATCCAATGTCTGGGAAAGCTTCTATTTTGACAAGGAAGTAGAGAAAGATAATGTTTTGAAAAATCTTGACAATACATTAAAGGTAACTGCATTATGACCGGGAAAATGATAATAAGTACAGACTGGCATTTGAAGCCGTCCAATATCGAAGAAATAACGGAATTGCAAAGGCAGGAATTGAACGTAGCGGAAGACAACGGTATAACCAATCATGTGTGGCTTGGCGATATATTCGATTCCCGTATATCACAGAGACAGGACGTTTTAAATGCTTTCTCCTCTATCCTTGATATGTATGCGAGGATGGAACACACAGTATATTGTATTCCTGGAAACCACGATAAGAGTGACTATAGTTCGGACAGGTCGTTTCTGGATGCGTTCAAGTATCATAAAGGGTTCAGATTGATAACTGATTTGGACGCTTTCGAGATAGGCGGTGTAATATGCTATTTTATGCCGTTTTTCGACAATGCGATATGGTTAAAAGGGATGGGCGATGTGTTGAAGGAAAAGAATCATAAGACACATGTACTTTTTACGCATATCGCGTTCCAGGGAAGCAGGAACAATGACGGTAGCGAGGTGGAAAGCGATATAAAACCTTCTTTGTTTAAAAATTTTGGCATGGTCTTTTCTGGACATTATCACGATTTCCAGGAAATAGGTAAAAATATTGTACACCTTGGAAGCATCACACAGAACAATTTCGGAGAAGACGATAAAAAGGGGTTTTGGTTATTGGATGATGATTTTACATACGCGTTTATTCCGTCAACAGGGAAGCGATACAGAAAGGTTACTGTGAACCTGGAAAACACGACTTTCAAGCAAGCGGATAAGATTGTAAAAGATTTTCAGAAGAAAAACAAGGGGGATTTTGTGCGTGTTGAATTTGTCGGAACCAAAGATGCGATTTCTTCTATTGACAAGGAAGAATATAGAAAACTTGGTGTGGATGTCAAGGTGAAGTCTGTAGAACTGGAAACGGAAGAGGTGGAGACAGCAGAAGAAATCAAAGCTTTGTCCGGTTCTGATATTGCAGACAAATTCAAAGAATTTTGTAAACAAAATGATTACTCCTATAATGAGGGAATGGAAATTTTAAAGGAGGTATTATAATGGGCTTGGAGGAATTATTTGGAAGAATAGAGAAACGTTTCGGAAAGGAAGCGGTAGTAGGCAATGATATAAAGGTAGATACCGTGTCTTCCGGCAGTATGGCATTTGATGAAATATTAGGAGGTGGTTTTGCGCTTGGAAGAATACACGAAATATACGGAGGATTTTCGAGCGGCAAAAGCTCTGCGGCATTGCATCTAAGTGCATCCGTACAGAAAACGCTTGGGAAAGCGGTGGGGTATGTAGATACAGAACAAGCACTTGACCTGGAATATGCAAAAGCACTTGGAGTTGATTTAAGCCGGGACAAGTGGATAATGTCGCAGCCGGACAGTGCGGAACAGGCGCTTGAAATCGTGCGTGAGATGCTGGAAGTGTCGGAAATTGGATTGGTGGTGCTTGATTCGGTTGCCGGATTGGTGCCGGAAGCTGTTTTGCAGGGTGAGGCAGGAGATGCAAAGATAGCGCTTGTTGCGCGTCTTATGTCACAGCAGCTAAGTATCTTAAAGAATGTATGTAAGAAAAACGGAAACATCCTCCTATGTATCAATCAGACAAGGCAGAAAATCGGGGGTATGGGATTCGGCCCTACAACAACCACACCAGGAGGCGAAGCGCTTAAATTCTACGCTACCCAAAGAGCGGAATTTGCCCGTATAGGCACGGAAAAGACCGATGGAGTGGCAACCGCTAACAAGACACAAATAAAGGTTGTAAAGAATAAGATTGCACCCCCTTTCCGTGTATGCCAGGTAATGTTAGAGTACGGTGTAGGATTTGACACGATACAGGAGCTTATAGATATGTCTATAAGAGAGGGGATTTGCTCTAAAAAGGGTGCTTGGTTTTACTATGGCGAGACCCGGTTAGGACAGGGAATGGATAACGCTAAAAAAGCGTTGTCGGATAAGGATTTGTTTAATGAAATTAAAAATAAATTGACAGAGACGTTATGTACCCCGAAAGATTGATATTAAGAAATTTTTTGTCATTTGAAGAACTTGATTACACCTTTACAAAAGAAACTTTGGGTGTGACTGGGGAGAACCGGACAGAGGAAGACCAGCTTTCCAATGGTAGCGGAAAATCAAGTTTGTCACAAGGCTTGTTCTACGCGATATATGGCGTTAATCTAAGAGGAAAGGAAGACAAGAAACTGATACGTAAAGGAACGAAAGAAGCTTATACCAAAGTTGAAATATTTTGTCAAAAACGTAAAGAAACGCTGATAATTGAGCGTACAATTCCGTTGAAAAGTTCTTCCAAAGTATCACTGACCCTAAAGAAAGATGATGTGGAGACATCCGTAACGGTAGCTACTGTGTTGGACGCGAATAAATACGTGATTAACTGGATTGAGATTACACCGGAAGACGCCAAGTCCTATTATATCGTAACCAAGGGTAATTATTCGTCTTTTTTTCGTTCGTCCAATACGGAGAAACTTGCCTTGATAAGTCGCTTTGTCAATTTCTCCAATATTGACAAGACAAAAGGCGTGATTTCCGAAAAAGTCGGAATATTGGAACAAGA